ATGGAAAATGCAGAGCTTGAATTAAGAAGGATTAGAGTGATCCTCCTTTTGATTGGAATTGTTGTCTTGTTTGGATCGTGCGCTATCTCAAACATTGAAACGAGACAAGAAAGTTGGAATAACCATTCTCATGAAAATGCAGATGGAGTTTTACCATCATCTGCTGCACTAAAAAATAATCATTTTGCTGTTGTGAAAGATGATCAAGTACATGTGTACCGATTTGATGAAAAAGAAGGAGAGCTGACTCTCGTTACAACGAAATACATAGATGAATGGGACGACGAAGAATATGATGATGACCTTGATGAAGAAGAGTAAGCACGTAAATTTACAAATGAATGTGAAGTCGCTACACTATAATCATGCATCAGACATCTAGACAGAAAAGGATGAGTTCATGACACATAAAATTAAAATTAATCATTGGGAACAAACTTGTGAAGACGATTCCTGTTTCGAATATGGAACAAGCGTTTCTGTAAATGGGAAAGAATTAGTGAGAGAAGCTTCAATCGTCTCTGCGCTTGAAGCGGTGCTAAAAGAATTAGGTGTTGAAGTGGAAATTACAGAAGTGTCAGAAGATTTACAGTGCGATGCCTACAAAAAATAAAACAAAAAGTCTAGTCTACTAAGCGATTTTTTTTCGTGTTATGATAGATTTCGGTTTCAGTTGAATAGGGAGTAGAGCAGTCTATTTTTAGATCCTGTTCTGCTCTATTTATTTGAACGTACGAGTTCGGCTATGAAGGTTCGGCCGGGTTGGTTGATTTTTTTCGTTTCGAACATCTATATGTTGTGTTTTGAAAAAACATAGTATACTATATATAGTGAATAACGAAATGATCAACAATACTAAAAACTAGGTCGTGATGGAATTGATTCAAATCGTATTTGATTCAAAAACAGGAAATGTTCAACGCTTTTTGGACAAGACCCCTTTTACAGACAAACGAAAATTGACTGGAGAAGAGTTTTTGGATACGCCGTTTATTCTCGTCACCTTTACGACAGGATTTGGACAAGTCCCTAGTACCACTCAGTCCTTTTTAGAGAAAAATGCTCACCTTTTACTAGGTGTTGCGGTGAGTGGCAACAAAGTGTGGGGAGATAATTTTGCAAAAAGCGCCGATACGATTTCTAAACAATATCAAGTTCCTATTTTGCACACCTTTGAACTAAGCGGAACAAAAAGGGATGTTGAATTGTTTACACAGGAGGTAGAAAGAATTGTCACAAAATCAGGTTCCAAAGTGGATACAATTAAATAACGAAATTATGATTCAAAAAGAAGGAAAGTTTCAGTTCGATAAGGACAAAGAAGCTGTACATAGTTATTTCGTAGATTACATTAATCAAAACACGGTCTTTTTTCATAATCTAGAAGAGAAGATTGATTACTTAATAGAAAACGACTACTATGAGGAAGAATTTTTAAGACAATACAGCATGGCAGATATTAAAGAAGTCTTTGAAGCTGCATATGCCAAAAAATTTAGATTCCCATCATTTATGAGTGCATTTAAGTTTTACAATGACTATGCACTGAAAACAAATGATAAAAAGAAAATCCTTGAACGCTATGAAGACCGCATTTCAGTTGTAGCACTTTTCTTTGCGGGTGGGGATAAAGAAAAAGCGCTTGAGTTTGTAGAACTGATGATCAATCAAGAGTACCAGCCAAGTACACCAACCTTCTTGAACGCTGGACGTAAAAGACGCGGTGAGCTTGTGAGCTGCTTCTTGCTTGAAGTAAATGACTCACTAAACGATATTTCAAGAGCGATTGATATTTCCATGCAGCTGTCAAAATTAGGCGGCGGCGTCAGTTTGAACCTGTCAAAACTTCGTGCAAAAGGCGAAGCAATCAAAGATGTCGAAAACGCGACAAAAGGTGTCGTCGGCGTGATGAAGCTTCTTGATAATGCGTTCAGATATGCAGATCAAATGGGGCAAAGACAAGGATCAGGCAGCGCCTACTTGAATATTTTCCACAGAGATATCAATGATTTCTTAGATACGAAAAAAATCTCTGCCGATGAAGATGTTCGCGTGAAAACTCTATCCATTGGAGTCGTCATCCCGGATAAATTTATCGAGCTTGCTAGAGAAGATAAAACAGCTTACACCTTCTATCCGCATACAGTCTATAAAGAATATGGACAGCATCTTGATGAGATGGACATGGAAGAAATGTATGACGAGCTTGTAGAAAACCCGAAAGTTAAAAAAGAAAAAGTCAATCCGAGAAAGCTTCTTGAAAAATTGGCTGTTCTACGCTCAGAATCAGGCTATCCATATATCATGTTCCAAGATAATGTAAACAGAGAGCATGCCTTGAACCATATTTCACGAGTGAAATTCTCAAACCTTTGCTCAGAAGTGCTTCAGGCGTCAGAGGTTTCTTCTTACACGGACTATGATCAAGAAGATGAAATCGGCCTTGATATTTCTTGTAACCTTGGTTCATTAAATATCATGAATGTCATGAAAAACAAATCGATTGAAAAAACGGTTAAGCTTGCAACAGACTCACTAACGCTTGTGTCTGAAACAACAGACATTCGCAATGCACCGGCTGTTCGAAAAGCGAACAAAGCGATGAAGTCAATCGGACTTGGCGCGATGAACCTTCACGGGTATTTAGCTCAAAACCAAATTGCCTATGAAAGTGAAGAAGCAAGAGATTTTGCAAATACGTTCTTTATGATGGTGAACTATTATTCAATTAAACGCTCAAGTGAGATTGCAAAAGAAAAAGGAGAAACATTCCATCGTTATGAAGGCTCTGGCTACGCAACTGGTGAGTACTTCAATAAATACGTGGAGAATGATTTCACACCAAAAACAGAAAAAGCAGCAGCACTATTTGAAGGCATGCACATTCCAACAAAAGAAGACTGGGCAGCACTCAAAGAATTTGTAGCGGAACATGGCATGTATCACAGCTATCGTTTATGTATTGCACCAACAGGTTCCATTTCTTATGTTCAATCGGCAACAGCTTCTGTGATGCCAATTATGGAACGTATCGAAGAAAGAACATACGGCAACAGCAAAACCTATTACCCAATGCCAGGTCTTTCAGCACAAAACTGGTTCTTCTATAAAGAAGCATACGATATGGACATGTTTAAAGTGGTCGATATGATTGCAACGATTCAGCAGCACGTCGATCAAGGAATCAGCTTTACACTATTCTTAAAAGATACGATGACAACGCGTGATTTAAACCGCATCGATCTTTATGCACACCATAAAGGCATTAAGACACTTTATTATGCAAGAACGAAGGATACAGGGCAGGAAGGCTGTCTTTCTTGTGTTGTTTGATTAAAGGAGAGTTTAACGTGACAAAAATTTATGATGCAGCCAACTGGTCAAAACACGAAGACGATTTTACACAAATGTTTTACAACCAAAATGTAAAGCAGTTCTGGCTTCCAGAAGAGATTTCCTTAAACGGCGATCTCTTAACATGGAAATATTTAGGTGAAAAAGAGCGAGATACGTATATGAAGGTACTTGCTGGACTGACTTTACTTGATACAGAACAAGGAAATACAGGGATGCCGATTGTTGCTGAACATGTGGACGGCCATCAGCGTAAAGCTGTACTCAACTTTATGGCAATGATGGAAAATGCGGTGCATGCGAAATCATACTCAAATATCTTCATGACACTCGCACCAACTGAAACGATCAGTGAAGTGTTTGAATGGGTCAAGAAGAATAAATTCCTGCAAAAGAAAGCAGATATGATTGTCAGTTTATACCGTTCGATTCAAAAGGACGATCCTATTTCTCTCTTTAAAGCAATGGTTGCTTCTGTTTATTTAGAGAGTTTCCTATTTTATAGTGGTTTTTACTACCCGCTTTATTTCTATGGACAAGGAAAGCTCATGCAAAGTGGTGAAATCATCAACTTAATTTTGCGTGATGAAGCGATTCATGGTGTGTACGTTGGATTATTAGCACAAGAAATTTACAACAAACAAACACCTGACGTGCAAAAAGAGCTGTATGATTTCTCTATTGACCTTTTAAACGAGCTTTATGAAAATGAACTTCATTACACTGAAGATATTTATGACCAAGTCAATTTATCGCATGATGTGAAAAAGTTTATTCGTTACAATGCCAATAAAGCGTTAATGAACCTTGGATTTGCCCCTTACTTTGAAGAAGAAGAGATTAACCCTATTGTATTGAATGGACTCAATACAAAAACAAAGTCGCATGACTTCTTCTCAATGAAAGGGAACGGCTACAAAAAAGCAACAGTTGAGCCGTTAAAAGATGACGACTTCTTCTTTGGAGATGAATCATAAGGAAAGCGTAAAAGTCAAAACGCATCACTCGTTTTGGCTTTTTGCCATTTCTAACAATGTGATAGTTACATACTGGAGGTTACCGAACATGGGAAAAATGGACGAAATCATTTTAGTAGCACCACGCGCACGCGTGTTTCAAAACGAAACACTTGCGTTTAATGGTGTGAACAGTGAAGAGAAAACAATCAGCACCATTATGAAAGAAATCGAAGAGCACTTCGAGCAAATGCGAAGAGGCGATGCAGAAGAAAATCCTGACTTCAAGCAGCCGATTCCTTATGTCGTGATTAAGCGTGAGGACGAAGTGTATGTATACGAAAGACTTCAAGGCGGGGGAGAGACTCGCTTACATCATAAGTTATCTCTTGGCTTTGGGGGGCATATGAATTTCATCGAAGGAAAAAACTTTGCTGAGATTCTAAAAGAAAATACAGATCGTGAGCTGGACGAAGAACTTTCTATTCAAGAAGAAGACAAACTTGAAATGAAAACCCTTGGTTTAATCAATGACGATGACAACAGTGTCGGCCGTGTGCACATCGGACTGTTATCAGCGCTTGAGCTATCTCCGGGTGCTCATGTGGAAGTAAAAGAAACAGATCAAATCTCAGGAAAATGGATGAAAGCAGCCGATTTGAAAAAGCCTGAATACTTCGATCGTCTTGAAACATGGTCTCAATTTGTCGTTAACATCTTAGCGTAAATGAATACACAACAAACCGGCTCAGCAGAAGACTTGAGCCGGTTTGTTTCGTTACAACAGCTTCAGCTTATTGGAAAACGAATGCGTCGTGACCGGCCTGCTTCAATCTTGCGACGAGATCATCTGCATTTTGCTTTGTACGGAAAGCCCCGGCCTGCACTCGGAACATACCGCCGTCTAATACAACAAACGCGTCAAAGCCTTTGGATTTAAGTGTTGCTGCTAATTCATCTGCATTGGCTTTCACTTTGAAAGCTCCTGCCTGCACTTTATAAAGATTACTTGCTTTTTTTTTCAATTGAAAGGCTTCTTCTAGACCAGTCGCATGAGCGCGAGCGATGCCTTGAAGGAAGGTTGCGTTGCGGAGCTTATTAGCATCAGCTGCTGTATCGATGAAACCATTCTCTGTTAAAATAGCGGGCATAGAAGTTTCTCGAAGAACGTGGAAGTTCGCAGTTTTCTTGCCGCGGTTAGCAAAATCAACCGAGCGGACAATTTCATCATGAAGGGCATTGCGATACGTGGTGGTCGGTGCTGAAACGCCAGGATACACATAGCTTTCAAACCCTGTCCCCCCGCCAGCATTAATATGAATAGACACGAAATAGTCTGCCCCCCAGCTGTTTGCCGCATTCGTACGCTGGGACAAAGTGACGGATTGGTCAGTTGAACGACTTAAGCGGACGGAAACCCCATCATATTCACTAATCAAAATGTCTCTCAACAAAAGCGCGATTTGAAGTGTTATATTTTTCTCCAAAAGTCCATTAGCACTAGCTCCAGAATCTGTTCCTCCGTGGCCAGGATCAATAAAAATTTTCACCATCTATTCATCACCTCGTCTTTATTTTATGAGAAAATAGAAGAATTGCCTGTACAAAATGCGGAAATCATTGAGACTCTTTTCTGCATCATTTGTGATTAAAAAGCTACATTTTTCTAAGAAAAAGCAAATTGTTGGTTTGTCCGCCCAAACGGGATGAATACAATGGAAATAGCACATCATTTCCTGGGAAACCGCAGAAATCCCTACAATATTCGGTATCTCGGGTCATTTTGACAGCAAACTTGGGCTTAAGCGGGCGATTGTCACGATTACAGCTCCACCCGAATAGAATAAAGAGAGAAGAGCGAGAGGTGAATACGTTGGAGCGAGCTGTCACATATAAAAACAACGGCCAAATCAATATTATACTTAACGGACAAAAGCAAGTATTGGTTGATGCAGACTCAGAGGCAGAATACCTAGAAGCCTTGCAGAAAAATGAGGCAAAACACAGCATCTTACGGGAAATAGAGCGTGAAATGAACAGCCTTGTCGGTATGGATGAAATGAAACGAAACATAAAAGAGATTTATGCTTGGATTTTTGTTAATCAAAAACGGCAGGAACAAGGGTTAAAGGTAGGAAAACAAGCGCTTCATATGATGTTCAAAGGAAATCCTGGCACAGGAAAAACCACAGTTGCAAGACTTGTCGGGAAGCTTTTCTTTGAAATGAATGTGCTCTCAAAGGGTCACTTAATTGAAGCAGAACGCGGTGATCTAGTTGGTGAGTACATTGGTCATACAGCGCAAAAAACAAGGGATTTAATTAAAAAATCACTAGGTGGTATTTTGTTCATTGACGAAGCCTATTCTCTTGCACGCGGAGGAGAAAAGGATTTTGGAAAAGAGGCGATTGATACCCTTGTAAAGAACATAGTTTAGGTTTTTATGCGAATGTATTTATCCCATTACCGAAACATGAGGTTGCTTACAACTACAGATGGGAACTGCATTTGGATAAGTTTGATGCCATAAAGGAGCTGCACTTCAAACAGCTTAAAACTGTTAGGGAAATATCTGAGGAGATGAACATTCCTGATTGGGTTATTTTAGATTTATTTAAGTCTCAAAAAGTGGACAAGCTTTCTTTCACTGAGCTATCGAAAAGAAAACGAGCAATTCATTTTGAGAAGCTTTATGATTTACATTTCAACAAAGGTATGAGTTTGAAAAAGATTTATCGTGATTATGGATTTTCGCCACCGTACACCAGGAAAGTTTTCGAAGAACATGGACTAGAGCACAAACACTTTATAAACTGAACATAGGTAAGATTAAATTAAAATGTATAGCCATATTTAGAATTGAGGTTAAATGGGTGTCTGCATATGGCTATACATTCTACATAAAAAATATCTTTCATTCTAAGTACACCAATTTCAATAAAAACTGAACCTTTGATATAATGAGCATAACTCTAAAATACAGTAATAAGTTAGGTGTATCTGATGCATAATAAACACATCTTCGAACAAAATAAAAAGAAAAATCCATTCAAACAAAAAGATAGTGCCTCAAATAAGAGCGAACTTATAAAAAAAATGAAGTCTATACAAAAAAGTCACGAAAATGTTAATCAGGAAGAAGAAAATGAAAAGTCGGATATAAATTATAAAAAGCTTTATAAAGAACAAAAGAAATTAAACGAAAAATTAAAAAAAGAGCTAAGCCAGATATCTGAACAAGCTAAAAGAGACAGGGAAGAACTCTCAGACAAAAACAATAAGTTAAAAGATGCTAAGAGGATTCAGCATTCTTTAATTGAAGAAATAAATTCTTTGAAATATGGAGACTCTGCTCTAATCAAAGAATATGAAGAAAAACTCACTCAAGCACACCTAGACATCGAACGGCTGAATGAAAAATTGGAAGAAGAATTTTTAAAGTCAAAACAGTTTAGAACTTATGAAAAGCGATACAAAGCGAGTCTAAAAACAATAAACCAATTAAAGGACAACCTAAATCAATTGAAGGGAACTGCTGAACACCTTGAAGAACGATTGGTTGAAAAAACTAAGGGTATGAAGACATTAGAATCTAAAATTCATAAAAAGGATGAGAAAATCGAGTATTATAAATCCTTTTATGATAATTTCTATGAGAATCTAAGTTTGGTTGATCCAGAACAAATGTTGAATGATTTGTATGAACGAATGGATGAAAGCAACTACAGCAGTTTCAAGTCAGTTTTTAAATTAGTGAAGAAATATCGCTCTTTGAGCAAGTTTTACAGCTTTTCTCAAACCGAAAGAGTAAATGTGTTTGGGTATTTAAAAAAATACGAGGATAGCTATAAATTAGAAAGCACTAATGGCGAAACATATCAAATTCGAATCCATGTAGAAGAAGCTTCAGATGAATCAGGTAAGCCAGCGAGAGGAATACTAAATGATGACGGTACAGTAGACATTGTTTTAACATACGAGGATGAAACATCGTTTAATACAGATGAGGAAGTACACAGAGCAAGAAGAAAAAAGAGCCCTTCTAAAGAAAATGAAGTTGAGCATGTCTACATTGGAAATTTTAAGGTTTTAGTAATTAGTAGTAGGGACGGTAAAAAATTTACAGATCGGTTAAGGTTGCATGGATTACAAGCTGAGTGGATGGATGGTTTCAATAAATTAAAAGAAACTAAAAATATGATGATCAGTGCTGATATAGTATTAGCTTGTGCTGATAGTGCTTCTCATGACATAATATACCATATTAGTAATCAAGGCAATGACCCTAAATATCAAGTGTTGTTTAATCCAAATGAAGATACTGTAGTGTCTCGCACTATTTATGCAAAACACCAATTGAAATTATAGTGTTGGGAAGAGGTAATGACATGGAAAAGAATTTCAAATTTAAAAAATATGGCATTAATATAGAAATGGGAATGAAACTGAGCAAGGGAGAATCTGAAGTTCATCAATTAAATGAGTTAATTCAAGTGGATGGAAAATCATTCAGAGTAAATAGGGCATACAAAACCATGCCTAATGAGTTTATGCATGTTAGAAATGACTATGTTCTTACTTTTGAATTAGAAGAGGAGAGACTAAGCCTTACTCCTGGAGATTTCAAGTTGAAAGATGATGAAGGAAAACTATATCCTTATTACTTCGCAAATAAAGAAGATGAATTTTTCTTGGCCGACAAAAAGATAAACAAAATTCATTTTGATGTTAAAGTAAGAGATAGATATTACTTAGTGTATTCTCCAAATTTCGGAGAAAAAGAAATAATAGTCGAAATCGATAGTCTTTAAGAGATGTAGGATGCAAATAAGCATCCTTTTTTGTTTCAATTAAAAGACTCTGTTCAAAATGTACGCTCTTGAAAAATTAAGAGCAATAAACTTGGTAAAACATCTCGATTGCGGTATACCGAAAACTTTTAAAATGTCCACCTTAACTTTACATATGCTGTAAAACGCGTGTTAAAATTATACAAAGGGATTGTTTACAAGGAGGTAAGGGGATGACAAGATTAATAGCCTCTCAGGAGGTAGGGAACATGTTAAACACCTGGAATCTTGCCATACAAAAAGGGGATTTATCAGCAGCTATTGAAATGCAAGATGATATAGATAGTGCGATTGAATCGATGGAAGAAAATCAGGACATTCTTTTGTATTATCAGCTACTGAGCTTCCGACTTAAGCTGAAACTTCAGAATATTAGCAGAAATTTGGACAAGCCGTTCTTTGAGAGAAATGCACCAGATGAAAAAGAAGAAAAAACAAATAAACTCATGTCATACTACTTTTATTTTTACAACGGAATATATCACGACTACTTGCAAGACTATGATAAAGCCTTAAGTTATTTCAGAATAGCTGAAAAGAAACTAGCTTATGTTGATGACGAAATTGAAAAGGCTGAATTTCATTATAAATTAGCTGTTCTCTTCTATGATTTGAAAATGACTTTCCTATCTAAATATCATACTCAAATCGCTTCAGACACTTTTAATGCACATGAAACTTATGTCAAAAGACAAATCAATTGCAGGTTGCTTCACGCATTAAACTTAATTGATCAATTCAAATATGATGATGCAAGTGGCCTCTTTAATGAAGCAGAGGAAATGATTAAGAATATAGGCGATAATCACTTAATCATACACCTGTATTACAATATGGGATTTTTGGAAAGTAAGAAAGGCAATTACTCAGATGCCGCTGAACTATACAGGCATACCCTAAGTTACAGTGAAATCGAAAAAAATGATTTATTGAAATTGAGATGCTTGTACGAATTATCTAGAGTTGCAATATCAACTCAAAGTAAAGAAGCAATAGAATTAATTGATCATGGTTATAGCTTATCTGAACAAGTTGATCATGAAATTTTTAAGATTAAATTTAAATTAATGAAAGAACTTGTTTATGATGTTTCTGAGTCGCAAATAAATAATATCAGCACCTTGTGCTCAGATCTTGGAGAAAAAGGTGTATGGGTTGATTTAGAGGAAATCTTGGTTGATGTGGCGAAATATTTAGAGAGAAGAGGCTTGCTACAACAATCATTGGATTACTATAAAAAGGCCTTACTTGCAAGCCAGTATGTAGGAAAAGGAGTGAATTAAATGAAGAAGTCAATTTTTATAATATTGTCAATAGTTGTAATGGCACTAGGTACACTTTTCTTTACAAATGGTTTGATTCAACCTTTACAAAGTGATGTCCAGACAGTCGCATCAAGAGGAAGCTCTGGTGGTTGAATGGTTAAAAAACGATAAAGTGGATTAAAGTGTAAGACTCCTTATGGTATTCTAGTAAAAGAATATTCCATAAAAGGAGTCTTTTTTATATGAAAATATTAGATACTCCCTCTCTTATATCAGCTGTTGAGAAAAGGTCAAAGGCTTATGAACAGCTTCGAGAAGAAATAACAGATTTGAAAAAGGCATTACAAGGTGTTGCCAATCTCGGTGATGAGTTCACAGGTAAAGGTGCAGATAACATCAAAGCTTTTTATAATGATCTTGCGCTTTACACAGACACTTATCTTGACTTTATCGATATGCAAAAGGCTTTTTTAGATGGAGTCAAAGGAAAGCTTGATGATGAATCATTAGGCGGTAGTACATTTATTGATGAGCACTTCTTAGACGCTCAAGTGAAACAGGGCATTAAGAACAATAAAGAAATGGTTGAAGAACAAAAGGAAGCTCTTACGGCTATTTTCGATGATATTAGTGATTTGATTGAACTACAGACATTTTCCAGCAAAAAAGTAGATGAGCATTTAGATGATGCGAACGAAGAAAGAAAAGATGCGATTGATGCTTTACATAAAATAGATCATGAACTAAAAACAGAATATGAAAAATCAGAACCGATCGAGAAACATCTTACAACCTTTTATACAAAAATGATGGCTGCTACAGGAAAAGGGAAAAATGCGCAGCCCATGTATTACGATGCAAAAGCATTTCATGAGACAGATGTGTACAAGAATCATGATAAAATCGATGCTCAAGTAAAAGCATATTTAAAGGTGAAAAAAGAAGAAAAAGAGAAACGAAGAATAAAAGAATTGAAAGAAAAGCTCAATGATCCATCAAACATGTCAGTGGATCAATACTTTGAGATTGTAGATGAAATTGGATATGAAAATCTTTCCTCTGAACAGAAAATATACTATGGTCAGCTTCTCCAGATCAAAGCGCAGGAAGAAGCATCAGAGGGGTTCGTTGATGTTGTAAAAGGAGCAGCAGTTGGTCTATATGATGTAGCCAAAGATACAGTAGTTGGCATCTATGATCTTGTGACAGATCCTGGAGGTGCCGTTGAATCGGTCGTAACGGCAGTTTCACATCCAATTGAAACATCGAAAGCGATTGGAAAGTCAATTTCAGACTCATTCCAAAAAGAAGTCATCGATGGTGATGCATATTCTCGATCACACTGGTTCGCCTATGCAACTGGTTCTCTAGCAGAAATCGTCTTTGGCTCTAAAGGGGCAGGTGCCATTACAAAAACGGGGACAACAGCAGCCAAAACGACGGTGAAGAAAGGCCTTGAGCAAGGTGCAAAATCATTAGACAGAGTCTCTATTCCGAATCTATTGCCATACTCACCAAAGTTTCAACTGGCTGGTGGAGGGAAACTTCCTTACAATGTGTTTGATGGGGAGAATCTAAAAAATAAACTTCTTTCCATGGCAAAACACTTGGACAATCAGCCTGTATATGGTATCTCTAAGACAGGTAGACGATTACCTGCACCAAAATCACCACCGACTGTTGTCAGTTACGGAGATCACTATGTGAAATGGAAACGCAAGAAGGTATTAAAACCAAATGTAGTTTATACAACAAAACAAGGGTACTCATACACTACCGATCACTACGGACGTATTGTCAAAGTCGAAGCAAGTGATTTAAAATACGGGGAGGTCAAAAGAAACCAATATGCCCAATCTAATTCAGGGAAGCCTGATCGATTATTAAAAGATGACGGAGGTCATTTGATTGCATCTATTTTTAAAGGGTCTGGGGATATTGATAATCTTGTGCCGATGAGTTCACAGATTAATAGAAGTGGCGGTAAATGGTACAACATGGAGCAGGAATGGTTGGCTGCACTAAAAGAGATTCCACCAAAACATGTAGAGGTAAGTATTGAGCCTATTTATCAGGGTGATTTGTTAAGACCTGAGAGTTTTTTTGTGGAATATAAAATCGGAAAAAGTTATGTTCAAGAATTTATCAAGAATCAACCTGGAGGTTAAAAATAATGGAATCAATAGAACACTATTATAAAAAAATAGCAGAATCAATTAATGAATTAATACCGTGTGATTGGGATAAAGTTTGGATGTATGCAGAAATACTAGATGATTCGGCTGGAATTACATTTTGTTTCAACGAGACTAATAGTGAAGAGTATGTTTATGGACATCAAATTCCTCATAAATATAGTGTAAGTAAGTCAACATACATCCACTTATTATACGAACTTAGTGAAATTTTTGAAGCATTGAAAAAGGCATATATACAAAATGATTTAGGTGCTTGGACAACAGCTACCCTCCAATTAGATAAAACAGGGAAATTCTCGATCAATTATGGCTATGAAGATATTTTATCTATAGGGCTTTATGGTATTCAGAGAAGAGCTGTATGGGAGTATAAAACGTTCGGGTTTTTACCAGAAGACGAGAAAGATAAAGAAGCCGTGCTGAATTATCTTAAAAATAAAGAAGAAAACAACTAATACACTGCCCTCCAAAATAAAGGAGGGTTTTTGTATTAGATATGAATTGGCTCTAGAAAAAGTAGACTAAGAGGATACAACTTGTTCCGACTGACTTACATAAAAATGCAGCACATATTGGTGTTGCATCAGACTTAACAGGAGGCTAGTTAAAATGAATTTTAAACGGATTAAATGCAAACTTGATCATCCTTTTTTATTGATAATTAGATATTGATTTTATTGCATGTTCGTAGTCATCTAAATAATAATAGGGGTCTGCTTTCATCCTTGTATACTTAATAGTCTTATTAGGATTCTCAACAAAGTATTTGGCTAGATTTGAAATTGTACTATGTATTTCTTGTGTATCAATTGTTTTGAAGTCGAAGTGTTCAAATTCGCCGAATCGTGCTTTATAAAGACACACTTTGCTGAATTCTATGTCAGCATACGGAAGACTTTCTACAGTAATATAATTTTTCTCTATTTCTCTTAAAAGTTGGTTGAGAAGGTAATAGCCAGTTAACTGGAGAGCATCTGGAGACCTGAAGCCTACTTCTTTAACTACTTTAAAATCATATAGAGTCCCATCAACATATATGTCTGCATCTGCACCATCGACTAATAATGACGCTATCCCAAAATGAGGGTTAAAGACAACATTACTTTCGGCACTAATTATTCCACTGTCTATAAACCTATCTTCAAATACTTTCATTAGTCGATGCAATTCTGCACTTAATACATCAAATCTTTTAATTTCAAATATGTCGCTTTCGCTAACACCTGAAAAAATATTTGCTCTTGAATATCTCTCAAGGTTAGCAAGAATTAAGGCCATTTCACAAAAATCATTGTTTAATGATAAATTCCGCTTAATATACTTATTAATTGTTTTTTGAAGTGGTTTATAAGTTCTTTTCTCTAAGCTCTCATCTCTAGTGAACATTTGTAGCTTTCTAAGTCCGTTATAAGCAACCAGTTCATTTAATACTATCTTCTTTTTTATTATTTGAGCAACTCTAAATCTTGCTAAATAGTCAAAAGCAGTTCCTATCAAACTTGAATCTGATGGTTTTTCTAAGGTGTAAGGAACTAGTAATTCATACTCTCTAGAAAATGGACTTTTTCCACTTCTTGTTTTAAACTCATTCTTTTTTGGGGCTATTGTTGCAATTATTTCTTTGAAAACCGCGTCTTTTCGTATCTTCGATGTTAATGACATCAATCTATCCTCCTAATTGTTATACATAAATTGTAACAGAAGGATAGAATTTGTATACCAATATTTACATCGAACAAAAGTTCTTAAAACACATTGATAAAGAACGTTTGTTCTGTTACTATTTAATCATTCAAAAAGGAGTGATTAAATGCTTAGAGACAGAGGTACGATCAAATGGACAGCTATGATGTTACCTGAGCATGTCGCACGACTTAAACAAGACTTAGCAGAAACGAAAAAAATAGATAAACCAATTATAGATGAACAACAAGCAGAAGAATTTGAAGCAACAATTGCCTACGCAATGAGTGTTAACAAGCCGTTAATTTTTTCAATTTATGAGTCAGGAATTGTCAATCAACTTAAAGGTTTCACACAATACATCAATTATGAAAAGAAAATGCTACATATAAAGGATTTTTCACATGAAACTCACTTTATTATTTTAGATGACATAGTGGGTGTTTCTTATGATTGATTACTCAAATTTACCACGTCATAAGATACTATGCGTTGATATGAAATCCTTTTATGCGTCCATTTCAGCAGTTATGATGGGTTTAGATCCTCTGAAGTGTTATCTAGCTGTTGTAGGCAACACAGAGAGGCAGGGGAGTGTGGTGTTAGCTGCAAGCCCTAAACTCAAACAAGATTTTAAGATTAAGACAGGATCGAGGCTATTCGAGATTCCCAATGATCCAAGAATCCATATAGTTAATCCTAAAATGGATACCTTTATAAACGTTTCAACTAAAATTACTCAATTGTTTTATCGTTACGTCCCAGAATGTGATGTTCACACTTATTCCATAGACGAATCGTTTTTAAAAGTTGATGGTGTTATGAGAATGTGGAACAGTGTTGAAGAAATTGCTGAACATATCCAAGACGCCATCATGCGAGAATTTGGCTTACCTTGTACAATTGGAATTGGCGATAATATGCTGATCAGCAAACTTGCTTTGGATTTAGAAAGCAAGAAAGCACCGAACGGCATAGTTAGATGGAGATATGAAGACATACCACAAAAACTATGGCCAGTTAGACCAATCTCTAAGATGTGGGGAATAGGTAGGCGGATGGAACAAAATTTGAATCGAATGGGCATATACACAGTTGGTGCATTAGCTAAGTATTCACTTGAAACTTTAGAAAAGAAATTCGGAGTTATGGGAAACCAAATGTTTCACCATGCTTGGGGCATAGACCTATCCGAAATAGGTGCTCCAGTGTTACAAGGGCAAGTTAGTTTCGGGAAAAGTCAGATTCTACTCAGAGATTATACGACAAAAGAAGAAATCAAAGCTGTGATTCTTGAAATATGCGAAGAGGTAGCTAAACGAACGAGAGATCACAACAAAGTAGGAAGAACGATTAGTTTAGGTATCGGATATAGCAAAGAAGAATATGGCGGTGGGTTCCACAGAAGCAAGACAATTGAAAGGCCAACCAATATCACTATGGACATCTATAACACGTGTATGGAGTTGTTTAACACGTTTTATCAGCATAAGACGGTCAGAAGTATTTCAGTCACACTGGGGAAAATTGAAGAAGATGCTAATCAGCAGCTAACTTTATTTGATGAGAGAGGATTAGAGAAAAAAAGACAGCTTGGGTACGTTATGGATGGTATTAGAAATAAATACGGATCAAAATCGCTACTGAGGGCTGTTTCATTTACTAAGGGCGGTACTGCATTGTACAGAGCTGATTTAACGGGCGGCCATAAAAGTTAATGTTGACATAAAATGATTTCTGATGTATTATAAAAATCTCATAAGATTTCTTCTTCTTAACGAAGAAGGGCTAGAAGGTGTTCATGGATTATTCTGTGAGCACCTTTATTTTTCACATAAAAATTGAAACCTCTAAGATGAATTCATTTGATTGATGGACTGTTATAAGTTACAATTTAATTATAATAGTGGATAGCTTCATATTTTTCACCTCCTTTGAGGTGGAACGAGCTTGGGCTACGGGAATAGCCTAGGCTAAACAAAAAAGACATTCCAACAACTGTCCACGTTTATGGAATGTCTTTTTTTATTTGATAAAAACGAAAAAAATACCCCTACTCAAATGAGGAGGGGCTTTGTTTATTGAACTCTAATCGAAATAAATTTTGAAATAAATGAGGAATATACTGTTGATGTTCCAGGAGTTGTTTCAAATACTCTATATACTTTATCTGCATCTTTAATTAAGTCTCCACTAACAAGTCCATCTGTAGAACCGAACGAGAAAACTTCAGGTATCGTACCCTTTAACCCTTCACTAGCGCTTCCGTAAATAACACTGCTCATCAAAATATTTTCACCAATTTTATTCTTGCTGTTTAATCCTAAATAGGTAAGACAAGTGATTGGCGCAGTTACTGAATAATCATTTTTGATGTCAGTTACATATAATCTTCTGCCACTTCCGATGATGCTTGATGCAAATACGCAAGCACTCCATTCATGCTCATCTGCGAAAGTTACGGGCACACCTATGTAATTCAATGTAGCGGGCAAAGAAAGTGACAAGGAGTAATCAGTCAAAAAAATTATTCTGTCCTTATTACAGCTGTAATAAAGTTCGATTGGCTGATTAGGAAGAATTTCTGATTGATAAGTTATCGCTACAGCTTTCCATGTGTCACTACTTTTTGAAAATGTTCCAGTAACACCAGGAGATCCAGGCAAATATCTACCTGATAATCTCATTGAGAAAAATCGTGAATTTGTATTTGAAAATGTCGTGGATGAGCCTGCAGTAGTACTGGCAATATCCCTCATCTGAAAATAAATTTCCTTCTTTCCATCTTCACCATTTGAAAACATCACATCATAATCAGTTGATGGACGACTAGAAATATTTTGCCATCCTGATTCAAGCATGATTTGCTTCAACTTGCTGTATAAATCTTTCTTTAAAACAGTTATTTTATTGAAAATTGAATCAGACATTAATTCTTCATCCCCTTAGTCCAACTGTGCTCTAATGGTGTTTGTCTAGGGGCATTCGTGGTTGTTCCACCTAAAACGAATCCTTTTCTAATATCAGTTTTCTTCTTAGCTGATTTAATTGCAAAGGGATCCGAAACAATGATCTGTTTTTCGAAATTCGAGTCCCTTAATCCTACAACAGGCGTAGGTGAAACAATCTTGACTTTAGTATATGATGGCTTCCTCTGGCCAAATAAAGTTGAGCTCATTACAAATCCTTTTAGCTTATCCATTATTCCACCTCAATTCCAATATAATTTGACGGAAAAGAAGTTGTTCTGTTAGTTGTGTAGTAAGTATAGAACACCTTATATTTTTTCTTTGTAATAGAGTCAATGTAAACATCGCCATCTAACAGGGCAGTGTCTTTTATAGCATACAGCCCATCTAAATAACCTCTCACGCCTTCTAGGTTGTCACCGAAAGCAATTGGACTAATAAACATGGTGCCAAAAATGTTAGTTAGGTTGTCGCTCATAAAGGTACTTAATAAATAAGAAGCTGCCTGAGGATAATCTGCTTGATCGTCTATTAATACTTTTCCCGTAGTCAACGGGTTAGATGAAGTAGCATAAAGACAATTTACATTCTTAGCAGTTTTACCATAAATAGTAGGCTTCCCAAAATAGCATATGCTGGCATTCGATCTCAAAATAGTAGGAGGAACGACAGTGAAAATTATCCGATCCCTGTTTACTGAGTAATACAAAGTTAAGTCAGTTTCTGGATTAAGCGTTGCAGCAGTTGTTATAAAAACAATGTTCCAAGCTTCATTTCTTTTGAAGGTACCAGCAGTCATCGGAGCAGTAGAAGGTGCATACTCCTTACATAGTCTGAAGGAAAAATAGGCATAATCCGTTGATGAAAAATTTGTTGAAGCAGAAGGGGAGGTAACTGCACTAGCAAAAGGACGAATATTAAAATAGATGCTTTCTTTACCAGTCTCACCTGTGGAAAACATAACATCAAAATCTGTGCTAGGATTCGATGTAACATTAGTCCATCCAGCATCGATTAACAAGGATATAATGCGATTATAAAGATTCTTTTTCTTTATGTTTTCCTTCTTGAACACAACGCTCATAATTAATACCCAGTAACTTCAAAGGCTATGGCAGCTGAGCCGAAAGTATTGCTGGAAAACACACCTGGGACAGCCACAAAGAATTGTCTTGAGCCGTCTTCTATGATGCTTCCATGTAGCACATTGTCATTTGGTAATCCATAAATCCCAGTTAGTTTACCACGAGTGCCTTCACTGGTATTTCCGTAATAGAATTCAGATAACATGTACAGACCTTGAGTGTTCGGATTTTTTGGAGAAAGATTAACAATGATTGGTCTTACTGTTGCACTGGTAGCAGGAGCGATGTTCACTGGTGAATTTGAAATGAGTAGATTGTTTATAGCATCTGCTCTTGAAGTAGTTGCAAAAATTAGTCCTCTGCTATCTGGTTCATCCGCATAGATTTCATCAGGAATGCCAATGTAATTAAGCACACAACCCAATCCTGTTGCAGAAGGACTTTCAATGACTATAATCAATCTATTCTTGTTAACGTTAAGACGATAAGTCATGGTAGTATCTTTAGATAGCACACCTGAACTAGGAGCCACCATGAAATACTTCCATGGCTCGCTAGGTCTACCTACAGTACCAGCAGCACCATTTGAACCAGGAGCATAGGTTTCGATTAACCTTAGCGAAGCCGAGCAAAGATCAGTTGAAATAATCGAGTTTTTGTCTGTGATATCAGTTGGCCTCATCTGGAAAACTAGTTTTTTATCTCCTGATTCTCCAGTAGAATAAAAGACATCATAATCAGAAGTTGCATTAGAGGATTTGTTTTCCCATCCAGCATTAATTAAAGAGTTTTTAATCACTGAATAGAGGTCGCTTTTAAGACAAGTCCCTGTTGTGAATATGTATCCCATAAATAACCTCCTATAGTAAGTTTGTTGTTTTGATTTTTAATGTTACTAGAGCATTGTTCTGGCTATGATTGATCAATTGAACATGAATTTTTTGTGTGCCATCTTTATCCTGGCAAGGAATATTTGCGATATCGTAAATGGAATCTGACTTCAAGCTTTGATACACGATATCTCCATTTGAAGACTTATCAAAAACAGATACAGATATTAAATTTTTGTTCTCATCTTCTGCGTATACCGTTCTAATATCATACTTATCAAACCACACATCTAATGAGAGGGTTTTTGTCTCACTCGGAAGTAATTCAACAGTCTCATTGATCTCGCTTAACGTAGGCACTCCGCCTCGTCCTCCTGACATTGCAATAAAAACAATATGGTCTTCAACAGAGATTTCTTTAATAAATTCAATAGATTTGTTTGATTTTTCAATGTAGTCCATCTGTTTTGATTGAAGAGCTCCGTTTTTGTAAACCATCATTGTGTCATTGTTGTTTTCGTATTCTGGTATATTAAACAACTTAGTAGGGATAGATCGATCATTAGGCAATGATTCATATCTGTACTTAATTCCACCGCTATTAATTGAAGTGATAGTGATTTTCTTTCCAGTTTCATCTACTGCAAGTTTCGTATATCCTCCGGCAATCAACTCATAGTTCCCTGTGATTTTCTTCATTCCGACAAACACTGAACTACTTTCGACAGGTACATAAGTCAGTCTTTCAGTGCCTTCGTTGTATGCCAGCACTTTATTGTTGCCGATACTAGATTCATCAACTAAAACTGTACCTACTAAAGCAGGATCATGCAGGTTTGTATGAGTGTGATTAGTGTTAGACTTGAAATTTAAAGAGTCGTTGATTTTATCACTTGACCAAGTGGACACCTTATCAACGTTATTGTCATTAATAGCAGTTGCTTGCCCATTAGCTATACTCGAAACTCTTCCTTTTTCATCGACTGTAACAGTGGGATTAAGGTATGTTCCAGCTTCAACACCGTTCTTGGCCAATTGGGGAAGAGAAGCCGTCCCTGTCAAGTCACCACTTAATGTAATTCCACCTTTAACTGTTGATGTGGCATCATTTACAGAAGAAGCGCCTCCCGCATATACCCAAACATCTCCACTGTAAATGTACTGAGTTTTACTTCCACTGTGATTCGAATCACTTTTTATGAAAATCCAATATCCACGCTGTGGAGAAGGAAAAGCTTGCATAGCAGCTGAGTAAGTATCAAACTCACCTTTAAACTGAACTCCTGTAGTGATTCCATTAATCTGATCCTGGATATTGCCAGTTACACCTAACAAGCTATTAATCTCATCGATTGATACGACTTGTCCAGACAGAGATTTTGCGAAGTCGACTATGTCATCTCCGTCTGCATCATAAATTGCTCTTTGCATATCTCCAGAAGCCACTTTTGAACTGCCGTACATTAGGCTTCCGTTTTGCTCAGAAAATTTATCAATCACTTGCTTGTTGCTGTGCATATGACTTTTTAACTCAAGTTGATCAATAGAATTATTAACTGATTTGATGTCTTCTGTTGTAGTTTTTAACCTGTTTTCGACATTGCCTGTTAACCCTTGTAAGTAAGCAATATCTTTAGGTTTCACATTTCCGATGGAAGTTGTTTCGGGTAATTGGACAACACCTTCAAATACAGGACTATCAACAGAAGCTTTTTTAAAGTCGAGTTCTTCAATAGCTGTTTGTACGGTGTCTGATTCAATTGAGTCAGTAGAGGTGAACACGACAGAAGAAGCATCACCGCCTGATCCACCGCCTTGTGGAGCATCTACAAATACAAGTCCAGTACCACCTGGGTTTATCTTTATCCACTTATTTGCAAAACCTTCGTATGAAGCAGGTGTATCAATTAGATCAAGAAAGCTCAGCTCAGAGTCACCGTTTGATGAACCACTAACAAGCTCAAATTGTCCATTCTTATAAATATAAAGAGTTGGCTTATTTGATTGGGATTCATCATTTAAGACAGCGTAGATAGCTCCTTCTTGGCCACTTTCCAGCTTCGTTTTACTTTCAACAACCAGAATTGCTTCCTTACCCGCTAAATGTTGTATGGTCTGTAAGATTAAATTCAAATTATCACCTCATTCCTATCCAAAACATCTCACCATGATCTCGAACAAATTCGTATCAACTGGGTTATTGAAGGTTATTTGGTTTTTATCGGTTTTCACATAAGAGGAAGGAGAGCACTCAACTCCTCCAACAATAACTGAAAGTTGATCTTTAGATGGATCGTAATCTGGAACTTCAATAAACGAGACTGTCTGCTCGTTCTCGTTAGGGATATATTCAAAAGACCATTTCAGTGATATTCCGCTACTTACTCTTGGGTTGAAAAAGCTCATGTGTGAGCTCCAGCAAAATTGTATTGAATTCCTTTTTCCTTAACCACAAAACTGATAATAGGTGCATCAATCTGATCAGTTGAAAATCCATCTCCAGCTCTAATGAATATCGGATCTCCATGATTTATTAAAACGGTACAGTCTTGATCATTTCGAAATTGAAATTTGTAGAATTGAATCCTTGCTCTTGATGAAGTTGAGACGAGTGGGAGAATTTCAAAGTTTTCTGTATTAGTTGATTCTAGTCGAGGAGAGCCTTTATAACCATAGCCTATCCGCATAATTTAACCTCCATAAAAAATGAAAAAAAGAGAGGGGTTATCCCTCTCACATTTGTTTAATCATATCTTTTAAAACTTGAAGAAACGCTTTAGCATCCTCTTTTTCCATCCTTAAGATATCTTCATTACCCAATCCCTCAGAAAGTGAAATCTTGAGAACAGGGAAAACCACTGCATCACTTTCTTCGCTTGAAGCAGGAACTTCTATTTCATCAAGTAATAGAGTGAGAGTTTTTTCTTCACCCTCTGCATTAATATGAGCTTCTTTGAATTGATTTGGGTATGGCGAATACTTAATATTAACAGTATTCATTATTCTCTTGGCTCATCATATTCTAAAGCTTGATCGCTGTCTGACACGCCTTTAGTAGTAGGATCAACTACAATACCCATAACAGTTAACAAAGTAAGAAAAGCATTAAATTTTTCAGTTAAGTCATCACCAAGACCAGTCAAATCATATCCGAATGATTGAGCAATAGATTGAACAAAAATAAGAGTAGCAGAGAAGATAGCTACCCAAAATGTTTTCTTTTTTAAACGTACTTTCCAGTTGATTTTCATTTAACATTCCTACTTTCCGAATAATTTCATAATATCTACACCTGCAAGATTGGCTCCAAGTAAACCAAGCACAACGATTAATAATATTTTAAATACTTGGCCTGAGGCGCTTGAGAGAAAGTCTTGATACCATTTAGTTTGAAGATCAGCACTTCTTTGCAGTTCATTTCTTAAACCAGCTATTTCATTATTCAAGTGTTGTTGATTTGTATCAATTTTTCTATTTTGTTCATTGATGTTTGTGGCCTGATTTTCTAGCAAAGTTGTAATTCTGACAACATTTTCACTTAATGTCTGATTAGTTTTCATCATTATTTTTCTATCAGCTTCAAGTTCTCTAATATTGTTTTTGATGTGGTCAATCTCAAGTTTTAAAACATCGTAATTTCCATCAGCCATAAATACCATCCTCTACAATTAAAAAGGAGATGACTCATCACCTCCTTGAAGTTGATTTTTATAAATTCTCATGGATATTTGTAAATCCACAAAAATCTATATTAATTTAGTTATACTTTACTTCCGTACTGACCTGAAATATAGGCTCGTTTACCTTTATAAATTACTTCCCAGTATCCTTTGGGGTTGTTAGAACCTTTTACAGATCCTGAAATTTCAATTGTTTTGCCTAAAGCGATGGTGTCTAAATTCTTGGCTGAATTGCGGTCAGGCTTATCCATAATAATAGCTGCATTTGAAACGCCGATAATTTTGATCTTTCCAACAGATTTAACTGATGAGCTCTTAGCTGCTTGTTTTGGTTTTGTGGCTTTCTTAACAGGAGTAGATGTTTTAACTGCGCCTGTTACTTCAACATACTTATCAGAAGCAGTAATGTAATAAGTCGCACCCTTAGAGTTTTTCACTTTATATTGATACGATGTTTCGACCTTAACTTTTTCGACAACAGTAGGGAAACCAACGCCTTTGTTGACAGTACCGACAACATCTTTATCATCCCATGAAGCTTTGGCATAAAATCGAAGACCGTCTACTTTAGATTTTAGAGAACCGCTCGCTTTAGAAGAACTAGGCTTGGAGGGAGTTGGGGAAGTGGGAGCTTTAGACTTAGTTAACAACTCTTTGATCTTAGCAAGAGTCGCTTTACCAGCGATTCCATCTACTGCAAGCTTGTTTGCTTTTTGGAATGCCTTCACAGCAGCAACAGTTTCATCACCAAAGTGGGAGTCCGCACCGTATTTAGGCAATTTATAGCCAAGCTTAATTAGATTAGACTGAATTTCTTTAACTTTTACGCCCTTATCGCCAAGACCGTAAGCTTCTACTAACTCAAGATCATTTTTGTCTGATGGCTTCGGTGTTGGGATAGTTACAGTTTTACCTGTTAAAGCTTTATTAACATCACTGACAAATTGAACCCATGCACTTGGGTTGTTAGTGTAATAACGATGGCAGTCTTTCCATCCCACGACTTGATGGTGTGTCCAGAGGTTTTCAGATTTGAGTCCGTAAGTTTTGAGAAGGGAAGCAGCTAATTCTACAGTTGTTTTATAAGTTGTAGCATCAGGCTTACCAGTCCAATCAGGATGAGTCATTTCAATGCCAATTGTGCAATTATTTGGGTATGAACTCAGATTTCTAAGCGCACTTGCTGTGTAAACATTCGAACCAACATGATAGGCCAGCTCACTGTTCGGCAAACATTGAATTACTTTTGTGCCTTCTACAATGTAATGTGCTGAGCCAAACCCAGAAGTGCCACTTTTACGATTATTAAAGAAGTTGCGGTTTCCTTCTGCACTTGATCCTGGGTTAGCAACCCAGTGGATTACTACAGCTTTCACACCTTTTAAAGCTGTTTGAGGTCTGGAGTATTTGTTGGGAGTCAACAAACTTTGAATAATGTTCATTAAGTAAATTCCTCCAATTAATTTTTTGAGCACAAAAAGAGAGCAGGGGATAACCCAAGCTCTCTCGTTCTCACACATGCTCTGTCTTTCTCTGTTATGTATTGAATATATTCCTATAAAATCATAGTTTTATTTCAATAATGCAGCCTTAAGTTCACGCATCTCTTGCTGCATCTTTTGGGTTTCACGTCTCATTAGAGCCATTTCTAGGAATTGACACTCATCAGCACGAATGCCCCACATGTATCCGCCTTTTACGACTTCAATTGTGTCTCCAGTGAACTCACCTGTTTTAGGGTCTACCTTGTTTACAAATTCAGAATCCCACTTGTCATAACAAAGTAATCCAATTTCAGTTGCATCCAAGCCATGCTTTTTAAACACTTCATCAATTTTCTGAGCAATGACACCAATATGCCATCTTGCAGAACTTCCTTTTTCACTTACTGCATCTTTAAATTTAAATCTACAGAAATTAACTTCAGACCAAGCATCCAGCCATTCATCAGGAATACTAGTAATGTTTTGTTTGTATCTTTCATCAGAAGTGTTGATCGTTCCATTTGAAGCATAGATGTTTGCCCATCGTCTAGAAGGCGCACCTAACGACTGAGAAGCATCAGTGTCTGGTCGCAAGTTTGCACGAACGTTCATAATGTTATTTCCCATATCACCATAGATGAAAGGAGAGGCATTGCCGTCATTTCCATAATCAATCCACAATAATCGATCTTGGTTACTGTTAGGCATCGCTTTATTCCCAATGATAATAGAGTTATTGCCAGTATAGTTAATGCCAGCTTCCGTTCCTACAACAACGTTTCGACTGCCATTTGCACCGTTTAGAAGTGTTCTAGCACCGATAGAGACGTTTGCTTCGCCGTCTGTTTTATTTTGATGAGCATATGTTCCAATAACAGTATTTAAAGTATGAGACGCATTCTTATTTCCGTTTGATCTTTGTCCAGCTTGATGTCCAATGAATATATTTCTAGTGCCGAAAACATCATAACCCATTGCGTTATTGCCGATAACAATGTTCTTTTGACCAGTTTGGTTGTACTTCATTGCATTTCTGCCAATACCGATATTTTCTTTACCAGCAAGGTTGTTGGCCAAAGCAAATGCACCAATAGCAGTACATCTTTCGGTAGTATAAGATCTTGCTAGAGCTTGATACCCAATTGCGGTATTATGGATGCCTCTAACCAATTGAAGCAAGGCGTTACGGCCAATGCCAGTATTCCCTAGCACTTGAGATGAAGAAGTTGCTGCAGGGAATCCTCCGCCCTCGTTAACAATAACTGCACCTTGAGGAGCAGGGTATCCTGTAGGCTGAATCAGCTTTTCAACTTCAGGGTTCATCTGCTTAAGAATGTAAGAGTCCGTCCCTGAAATATTCCAAATATTATTCAAATCTTTTTCATTAAGCCACAACTCATGTCTAGATACTATAGGATCCTTAATACCAGCCCATTTTAAGGAGTTGTTGCCTATAGCAGTGGTACGGCTGTAATAACTACCTTGAGCTAACGAACTTCCACCAAGTGAAACGTTTGAGTATTGTGTTTGGTTATTCATTTGAGATAAGAAGCCAATAGCGGTATTTTGCTTACCAGAAGTAAGGTTTCTTAAAGAATCTTCCCCTGTAGATGTGTTGCCGTAAGCGTCTAAAGTAATTTTATATCCTGAATTTTTTCCATAGAATTCATTGAGGATAGGAAGAGGGGTAGAGGTAAGAGGGAACAGACGTTGATCTCTTTTTTGACTTGGGGGAGCCGTAGCATTAAAAGCTTCTCTTTCTTTGACAATAAGGAATGCGCCGTTACCGAAGTAATTGCCTTTTAAGTCGGCTTGATCAGCTAAATAAGTACCTGGTGGAACGAAGATCGGATACTCATTGTTAGATAGAGCTTCTGCAGCAAGGAAAGCTGGAGTGTCATCTGTTTCACCGTCTCCAACTGCACCAAGCCATTTAACGTTAATCCCACGTTGGTTTAGTTCTTTTTTAATTGTATCTACAATACTTCCAGTATCTCCTGCAAGCTCGCCAATGTCTCCAATTAAGTCAGCCATTTCTTTCAGCTTATCAGTAGTTGTTGTAGACAGGTTTGTTACTGAATCTAGAATTCCATCAAATTTGGCTTTAATTTCAGGTGCGGTATATCCAACACCGTCAGATTTCAGCAATTCAATGGCCATTGGCACATATTCACCAGTAGCAGGATCTGGCATTCTAAAACCCATTAATTAATTCCTCCTTTATGTGTATCAATCAGGCTTATACCATATCTGCCCTGTTTCTGGAGCTGCATTAGAAATGACAACTCTTTTCTTGGTAGGACTTAAGCTCTCATCTTGATACCAAATATAATTTAAACTGTGGGGCTCATAAGCACTCAAAAGAATGTTGAATCCTTCATAGACTTCTGAAACACCTATATCAACCCATTCGAATCCATCCCAGCGATAAACTGTTTTGATGTTCTTAACAGCGACAGTCCAACCGACCTGTGGGTTTGGATATTCAACAATTAAATCAGAGTAGTTATTGACAGATGGGTAGTATTTCTTCTTGGTTTCTTCAACGACACGTTCATATTGTGAAGTGATTTGACGGCACCAAGTAGTTATTTCTATACAGCGTTTGATGACTCGTTCACACTCTAAAATTCTCTCGTTCATGCGAATAATGCAATCTTCTGCTTCATCTATTAATCCTTGAAGTGTCTCAACGACTGTATTACCTGAACGTTTAATCCAAATGCGTGCTGCAGGGAAGAAGTGAGCACCTTCGCCAACGTATTTAACTTGCAATTCTTTTCCTTCGTTAGAGGCATTAAAAAAGACAACTCCCATCATGTAATCAACACGATAACAGTCATCTTCTAATTCACCATCTTCAATTTCTTTCCACTCAGTATTTCCGCCACTTACTACAACTCTATTTTCACGATTAGGGTTTTCAGTTAAAAATATTCGACCATTTAGAATAGAGTGGGTTTCATCATAGCTCATATAAGGATCATCGTAAGTGTTTTTTCTTTTGTGGTATAAGATTGGATCATTATAAAGTTTTGGGAAATCCATATAGAATCACTCCTTTCCTATAGATTTCTATATGCTTCGAAGAAGTATGTGACTCCTTGTTTGTTACCTTTAAACGATGAATCAGAACCTGTCATAAATCCCATGTCTACAAGTCGGCCGTTTGTGTTGTCAGGAAGGTTGTTTATTCCTTTAAAATAGATATTTGATTCGAATATTTCCTCCACATAGCCTCCACTAGTGCTCACAATAGCTAACGCAGGATCGCTTTGAACTGTTGATTTAATCTTAACCAGGGAAGGGGAAAAGGGAAGGGAGACTGTTCTATTTTGAGTCCCATTGCCGATATAAGTACCTGCGAAATTTAATTGCTGAAGATTAGACAGTTTAATCTTTCCGTTTGCATCTAATGCTGCAATTCCATTTGGTGCATCCTTATCAGTTTTTAAAATAAAGTCTTGGTCTGTATACTCACCTAATTTAGATGCGCTACCCGAAATAGATGCTGAAATCACACCGTTGTCGTCTCTTACAGGAATAGTGTTTGGTTCTTCATGTAAAGCAGGAGTGATCCCATTTAAAGAGTCTGCACTACCTGCAGTCTGGACAATCCATTGTTCACCATCATATAGTTCAGATTTATTGTTTGCTGGGTCAATCCAAAGGGTACCTGCATCTGGATTTGAGGGCTTTTCATTTGTAGAAATCTGATACAATCCATTTACTTTCCCTTTAACCTCAACGGTACTGGAAGGCCTATACGGATTCTCATATGGCGCTTGCGGTTGAACAATATCTGATAACAAAACACCGTTGGAACTAATTGAGGTTTCAACATTTCTGTAGGACTGTACTCCAAAAGTGAAATATTTTGTTGGAACTTGTGAAGTAAAGGTAGCTATTCGTTTATCATATCTAACAGAAATTCGTTGCTCCTTGGCTAGCGAAGCACCAAACAAGTAGGTGTCTGAAGATGTATCAGGATAACAATGTACGATAAAGCCGTCAATGTTGTATTTATCTTCATCAGAGGTTGGGTAATTCCAAGAGACCGAAATATCAACAGAACCATTTTCATTTACTTTGTGTGATACGGATTTCACTCCGATTGTAGGAGGAGAAGGAGGAATTGAAATGCGGTCATTACGTGCATTGTAATTCGTGGCAAGTGTATCATAATCGATTTTCCGAGTGTTGAATTCAGTAGATGCTTTATCAACTCTATAAAGCAATTGGATAAAGTCATCGTCTTTTTTAGGTTTTTTTCCATTTGAGACTGCTACAGAAATAGATGCATCATCAAAATTTAAGCTCATACCAGTTAAGGTTGCTTTATATTCAGTTGCAAATTGCTTATTTTGCACTCTAACAATATCACCTAAAGAAACTCTGTCCCAATACTCCTTTTCACTTAGAGCATTATAAAAGTTGACTATATTTGTTTTGATGTCGATAGGAGGGGATTTACGCTTATCTAACTCTTCATAACTCTTTTCGTACAATTCCGTTTCATCGAAGATATTTTCATTAGTCCATTCATCTTCGTGAATAAATTTAGACAGTTCAATTGACAGTTTTTCACCTAAATAACTATCCATATCTAACTTGTTTCTAAGTTGTTGAATCTGGTCATTTATCGCAGAAAGTTCTGAATTACTCTGATCAATCTCAGCTTTTTTTACGTCTACCTCTTTTATCTTTGCATCCCTTTGCTTAATTAAATCCTTGGTATCACCATTAGTTTCTTTGACAACTTCGATTCGATCTAGGATTTGTTGTAATTCTAAGATTTTCAGTATGAATAGTTCATTTTCTTGAGTTGTTTTGTTGGCTTCTATTCGTTTTTTTTCATTCAACAAAGCTTTAAATGCTCCAGATTCCTTGTTTACCATCTCATTGTAATCTAACAGAGCATGACACAATTCATTGCTCATGTAGTCACTTTTTTTTACTACATTCCTGTTTTCATCACGTTGAAATGGGTTTAAAAAGAAGCTGAAGTCATCCAAGTAACCTTGACCTGTCGGATTTACTGAATTGATAACAATGCCGTCTTTTCCGGTTACATGAAGCCTAGTCACGACATCATCCATGCTTCTAGTATCTGTCATATCAATCATAAAGTTATGAGATGAAATCTTAACACCTTTGTATTTAGATACACTGTCCTTTTCGAAGAAGGATATTTTATTATTGATAGTGTCAAACACAGGCACAGCGTCAAATGTTTCACAAATATTCCTTAGAAAATCAAACCTTGATGTAATTGATCCAATGGAGAATGATCGTCTTTTTTCATTAAGTGTACTTTCAATTTCTCCAACAGTCCAACCAGTTCCCTTAAGACAAACCTCACCGATTTCTTGGAGGTTCTTTGATATACCTTCATATTGCCTGATTTTTGGCTTGTTTAGCATGTAAGGAGAGAGTTGGCAGCTTACCTGAATTTCTTCTTTTTCTGTTGTGCTATTTTTAGTAATACTGTCAATCACATAATATTCAGTTCGGTTAAAAAAAGTAGCCTTAATCAAATACCACTGTTTAATAAGTTGCGCTATGTGATTGGTCTTTATTTCATCACCATATCTAGCTTTAAGAGGTATGCTAAAACTCAAATCATTAATGGCTGCGTGATTTAGGTTGACTGAAGCGCTATTAAAATCAACAATATTTGCGATTTTCTTTTTGTTCGTCTTACATAGCTCTAATTTAAGCTTACCTGGCTTAAAAGTGAATTCTCCTAAATTCATAGCAACCTCCTTAATAATATTTGAATCGATAGCTAAATCTTATCAAGCATGCCCCCTCGATTTTGATTCTATTTTGACCTTCACCAAGAATCACATAGCTTTCGTTTGATTGTTCGTAACATTCGTAGCCCGTCACACTAGATTCCATTAACTCTTTTACTGAGTCTATTTGTAGTACTTCTTTATCTTTTAATTTATCAATTATGAAAGGAGTTCGATACATACTGAGATTCGTGATTTTTAAATTCCCATCACCTATTTTTCGAATCTCCATTGAGAGAGGGACATCTAAGTCTCCCTTATTGTCAAAAGTGATAATGTTATCAACTTTATTTGAAGGGTTTATCCAAGGTGTTGAGATTTTTGTGCTGAATTTAAAAGGGAGGACTTTCATAGTCAATCGTATATAGCCGTCTTCAGAACAGTTATGTACTAAATCCATAGTATTCAATGGAATTGCGTAGTAAACGATATCTAAATTCGAGCTGAAGGAGAGGGGAGAGTAGTCAGTAACCGTCAACCATTTTGCAATTTTTCTTAGTTTCTTTTGAGTAAGATTTCTATTTTTATAAAATCCTTCACGAATGTTCTGATCAACATAAAAGTTCAAAGGCATCTCAAAAGGTTCATAAACAATACTGTCAACAATAGGATCAAGTCTATCTTTAAGAAACGTTTCGTTAATTGTCTTTCCCGCTAAAAAGTTCTCTTCTTGTAGGCCACCATCAGTATTAACATTAACAACACCCATATCAATAGATCTTATATGATTAAATAAAAAATATTGGCTTTCTTTTATCATTTAAAATCTCCTTAGTTAAAAGGAAAAGAGCCTGATTTCAGACTCTTATACCTTACCTTTCATTTGCTTTAATCCTCTTCTGATGTTTTCCATTACACTGTTTGCGCCATTCTCATCACCAACCATTTTATCAATCTGCAAGGTTAGATTGTAAACATCGCCCTGATCATTCGACACAGAAGACATAACTGTAGACTGAGGAGCTTTTGTAAGTTTTGTGATCGCACTAGGAATAATGCTAATGGCTGATGCTGCGCTCTTAACAATATTCGCTCCAGCTAATTTAACTGCTTCAGTTGGAACGCTAGACAAAGCCGAGCTCAACTTTTGTCCAGTTCCCCATTTCGGGGTAAATGGCACATCATTTTGACCGATGTCTCTAACTGTTTCGACAGCTTTAAGCATGTTAACTGAGTCTTGTTTATTGAGGACAATTTCTCCATCATCTACTACAGCTAAAGCTCCTTGGGCTGGTACTTTACCAACTGATCCACCAGTCTTAAAACGAGCGATCTTTTGTCCAGTTGTATTACCCTTAACGACAACACCGAGAGCATTTGAAGCCTCTTTAAGCTTATCAATCAAATTGTTAGAGATAGACTTACCAATTGACTCCATATTTGAATTGATGAATTTAGTGAACTCAGAAAGCTGTTTATTGATATCACTAATCTTACCGTTCATCAATTTTCCTTCTAAATCCTTAAACCCACGCTCATCGTTTACAAGGTCATCATATTTTGTATTGATTGATTTCTCATCTTTTTCAAGTTGATCTTGTAGCGCTTCTTTACGTTTGGAGTTTTCACGATCTTTTAGGAATTGATCTAAATCAAGCTGTTCTTTTTGCATCTGTTCGGTAAGCTCTTTGACTTTCGACTTACCGAACTCAGAGTCATCTAACGCATATTGATTTATCTGATCTAAAAGCTTCTGGATGCTTTCTTGGCGATCTTTTAAATCCTTTTGGAACTTTGCTTCATCATCTTCCTTATCGATACCGTCAATGATATCTTGAGTAGCTTTACGATGAGCTTCAAGTTCGATATCACGCATTTTTTCATACATCTCTTTATAAATGGAGACGACTTCATCTGCTAGTGACTTGTAAATATCTTTGATGCTTTTCTTGGTTTGATATAGCTCTAAGTTGTAATCCTTTTGCTTATCTTTCCAAAATGCGATCTCATCCGATATTTGCTTTTGGATTTCAGGGAAACCCTTAGCTGCTTTTTTCTGTTTTTCAAGCTGGGATATGTATTTAGCAGCTTCTTTTTGTTGCTGTTGGATCAGCTTGATTTGCTGACTATAGTACTTAACTTTATCTTTGTCTTCTTCAGTTGTTTGTATCTTAATGTCAACATTCTTAAGCTTTGATTCAGTCTTTTTGACTGACTTATCAATATTGTTAAGAATTTGATCAGTTTTAGATTGAACAATGGTAGCTTGTAGCTCATAAACTTGATCTTTGATGCTGATGAGGTCAAGTTTAGCTTGCTTTAATTCTTCACGTAATTGATCACGTTGAGCTGCGTTTAATTGCTTATTTTGTTTTAGCTCTTTGTTTATCCAACTAACCTTTTGAGATTGTATCTTTTGTTGCGCTTCAACTGCTTTACGTTGCTCATTTGTATATTTTCTAAACTGAGCACTATCATTGAGATAGCGACTGGCTTTAGATTGGTTTTGAGCAACTTTCAACTCTAAATCAGACTTACGTTTTTCAAATTCATCAAGTTTTGACTGAACGATTTCATATTGTAGGTCTTGAATTTGGTCTTTGACAGAAGATAGGTCACCTTCAAGTCCCAATAAATCAGACTTAGCTTGCGAAATAGCTTGTTGACGTTCAGCTTCAGAGCTAGACAAATCTGAACCGATTTGTTGCATATATGCTTCTGGATCAATCGCTTTACCGTTTTTCTCAATCTGCATATGAAGATGAGTGCCAGTAGAACGACCAGTGCTTCCCATCTTGCCGAGAGTTTGACCAGCTTGAACCTTTTGGCCAGCCTTAACATTGAGACCTTTTTGCATATGCATATACTTCGCTACGGTGCCGTCATCTTGCTGAACAACTACCCAATAACCAGCAGATTTAGAGTATGCTGCAGTAAGGACTTTACCTGATTTCAGTGATTTGATAGGAGTACCAGATTTAGCAGCTAAGTCTAAACCCTTATGAGGCGAAGAGCGCAAACCTTTTTCTTGTTGACCGAAATGAGATGTTCTTCTCATGGAGTCGTAATAACCAGCAGCTGAACCTCCACTAGAAGATAGTGAACCGCCCATTTGTTTAAAGTAATTGTTTACTTTCTTAACGTAATTCTGCGTTTCTTTAATAGGTGGTACGCCGCCATACTTCGTTACATTACCAGGCCCCGCATTGTATGCGGCTAAAGCTTTTTCAATTGACCCGAATTTATCAAGCATTTGTTTAAGGTACTTAGTACCACCCATAATGTTTTGATAAGGATCTTTAGAATTCTTAACTCCTAGACCTCTAGCTGTAGCAGGCATTAGTTGCATTAATCCTATTGCGCCTGCATGTGAACGAGCATTAGGGTTAAAGTTAGATTCTTGCTTAATAACCGCAGCGATTAACGCAGCTGGAACATTATATTTCGATGCAGCTTGATTAATAATGTTTGAATACTTACCAGAGTAAGAACCACCTGAAGCAGAATATGATGAGCTGGAAGGGGAGTAGGATGAAGAAGAATCAACTATGCCCGTTTGAGCAATGTATCCAGATTTAATTTGTTCTTTAAGTAGCTTAATCTGACTCTTAAGAAGTTTTTCTTTTCTTTCTAACGCCTTGATTTCCTTCTTAATTGAATCACGATATTTCTGACTCCATTTAGGGTAGTCGTTGGTCTTTCTATTTTGTTCCTCGATCTGCTTATTGACTCGTTCTAATGCTTCTTTATATTTGTCTGCAACATAGATTGAATCTTTCGTTGATTTTGAAGCCTTGTCAGCTGAATCCGACATTGTTTCAAAAGACGTTCCTGTTTCATTTAGAGATGCTTGAGTTAAGTCTGACAGCTTATCTAATTCTTCTAGTTGATCAGTGATACCTGATAATTCACCAAGATCTCTTTGCGCTGCTTTAAATTGTTCGATAGCGAGTTGATCTTGCTTACCATTGGTCATTTTCAAAGAATCTTCTTTGAGTTTTTCTAACTCCGCTTTCTTTCTCAGAGCATCTTGAACAGTTTTAATGGCTGTAATTTCAGACTTGTAATATCCGATTTTTTTACTTAATGCATTAGCTTGATTCAATAGTTCTTGCTTTACGGATGTTTGCATATCTGCATATGCTTTAACCTTTGCGTTTCGTAGCTTTATTACTGCATCACGATTTATTTTCACAATGCCGTTTTCAACTGAAATCGCACCCGCTAAATCTTTTTCCTTTTGAATAAGCTTCATCGCTTCTGAAGCCGAGATCGACTTGCCTTCAGCCATTTTTTCTAGTAATCCATTGAGAGGGGATACCTGATCAGCTAAATCATCGTATACATCACCTTGTAAAGCTTCCATTGCTGCTGTAGCTTGGCCAGATTGTAGTAATTGATCTAATACATCTGTCGTAGCTTCAATATCACCTTTAACTTCTTTGAGCTTATCGGATAGATTTCCAACCGATTCGCCTAACTCATCTACACCTTCACCATTTTCATTCCAGGTGACTTTCGCTGAATCGCCAGAATTCTTAGCCTGATCTAACGAATCCTTAAGAATAGAGTAGGAGAGGTTCAAGTTATCGACTTTCACTTTCCCATCTGAAAACTCAGTAATAAGAGATTTCAGTGAGTCTGTTTGTTTATCAAATTCCGAGCCGTTGCCATTGTTTAGTGATTTTTGGAGCGAGTCCATAATTACAGCTACTTGCTGCGAAAAGCTCTTAAGCTGTTCAGGACTCAATTTACTAAAGTCCATTGTGTTTAAAATATCGGTGATTGATTGTTTGATGTTTGGGTTAATATCAATGGAGTTAAATGCACTGATTACATCTAATACTGAAGCCTGAATTTCAGCATTTGCGCTTACTATTGATTGTTTCGCACGCAAGGCTTCACGTTCGTATTTGTATCCTTCTTTTACGTAATCATCATCACTAGCAAAGGGGTTTTCGAAGATCCTTGTAATCCAACTTGAGCCTTCTTTGTAGTTATCAGCTAAAGTTTTATTAGCTTCCATTTCCTTGTTCAGTTCTTTTAACTTTTTAATTTGATCTTCAAAGTTGGAAGTTGCGTTATCTTTTAAATCACGTTTATTGAAGTTTGCCATCTCTTCAGTGTATTTAATTGCCTCTTTTAAGGCTTCGTTGTTCTTAATAATGGCATTACCTTGAGCATCATACCCTTCAACAAGGTTAGGGAATGTTGCTGCTAACTGTTGTGAAACTGATAAGTATTCCTGTTCTTTTTCAGGCGTTAGTTGGTTGTCATCTTTAGCTTTACGAAGTTCTTTATACTTATCGATTAACCCTTGAGTAGCTTCTTTATTCGTAGTCCAAGCTTCGATAGAGGTGCTTTGTGCAGTCTCGAAATCCTCTTGAGCTTTTTTTGCATCAGAATAAGCGCTAACCAATTTCTCAACAACAAAACCCAATGCAGCAAATCCTGCAATAGGTAATGCGGCTCCAGCTAAAAACATTCCAGCAGATTTTGCTGCTTTTCCTAAAGTGGCAAAAGAAAGGGAAAGAACTCTATTTGTCGTTGCTGCTATCCCTGCACCAGTAGAGTATGTTTGCAATGTAAGAGGGAGTGCTTTAAGTGCGTTAATGATTTGAGCGCCACTTTGCATAGCCGTTGTTCTTAAAGCATTAGAAAACAGTATAGTGGCCACTGTAGCTGTTGCGAAAGCAGGAGCAAGGAAACCGATATTTTTAACTAAGCCAGTAGTCAATCCCATGAAATTTCCTAGAGCTTCTGTAGAAGCGATAAGACCATCTGAAATGAAGGCATCACTGGCGGCAACAGCGAATTCAGTAACCGTATTTTGAAGGCGGTTTATCCGTGCCTGTAAGCTATCAGCATACTTTTCTTGTTCTTTCCATGCCGAACCCATTGAGTTTGCAGAAGTGTTAGCTGCGTCTTGATAGATAGAGTAGTTATTCAATAGGGCGTTAAATCTAGATAACTGATAAATACCCGCAACACCAATCGATGTGTTTTGCTTTTGGGCATCAGACAAGCTGTCCCATTTTTCTGCTACTTCGCCAATTAACTGACTTGAAGTTTTTGCTTCACCAGCTGCCGTTTGCACAGAGATGCCGATTTGATCTAAGGCTTTAATAGAGCTTCTATTATTACCAATTCTCGCAAAAATGGTCTTTAATGAGTTACCGACTATATTTCCACTTTCACGTGTTGTGCTTCCAATGGCTGCTGTATAGCCGATTAAGTCATTCAATTCAACACCGAAGGTGGAAGCGGTACTTCCAGCTTTTCTTATCGAATTAGCCATGTCGAGCGTGGAAATTGCAAAATTGTTGTCAACTTCATTAAGTTTATCAGCGATAGAAATTGAATCTTTTGCTGATACGTTGAAATTGAGCATGGCTGCAGTAAGAGTGTTTACAGTATCTGATGCAGTTAGATCTGAAATATTCTGCAAAACTTGTGCTGTTTTGGTTAAATCGGAAAGCTCATCTGCCTGAAAACCCATTCGACCAAAACTTCCCGTAATTTCTAGAACATCTGATACTTTGTTTGATAATTCATTACTTAAATCTAATGAAGTTTGAAGGAGCTCATTGAATTTGTAATCTGGCAAATCCATGACTCTTCGGATATTTGTCATTAGAGTGTCAATTTCAACAGCTTGCTGAGTTATATTTTTTAGAGCTGTAATAGCTCCATAAAATATAGAACCTGACAGCAAATATGCTGGAATACGACTAAAAGCATCACCCAATTGTTGTCCAAATGTTGCTGCTCTTTGAGTTGAGTTTTGAATAGAGGACGAAAGCTCTCTAAACTGCATATTGAGGTCTTTTATCTTTGAGGATAATGCAGGGGTTTTAGAGGTGAGTTGAGTCACGGAAAGAAGGTATTCTTGAATTTGCGCCTTGCTTTGATTACTCAAGTTATTGCCATATTTGCTAGTTAAATTGTTTGCATTAAGTTGAGCTTGGCGTTGATATAGTGCAATGGTTTGTTTTAACTCGTTGTTTTTTGCTACAGCAGACGACTTGTCATCCAATGTGCGAATTTTTTGTTTGAGAGAGTCAATTTGAGCTGAAGATTGAGCAAGATTGATTTTACGGCCGAGAGAGGAGAGAGTAGTATCAGATAGAATACCTTGCTCACGAAGTCTCTGAAGAGAGGCGTTTAACGCATCAATATCTTTTCTTTTTTTATCGAAGTTAGTGGAAACAGTAGAGTTTTTCACGTTTCCTTTTTCATCAAGATTATATATATAATCTTTGTAACCGTCACGATTTTTCTGAGTAGAGCCTGTAACTTTACCTTGAGCATTCATTCTCTCAGTACTTTTAACAACTTGACCGAGTTTTTGTTGAGCACTTGCTAATTTATTAGTTTCGGTTGTTTGCTCTTTAATTTTCTCAGTTGTTCGCTGGATAATTTCTCCACTGCGTTTATGTTCCTGAGTTACCTTTGTAACATTGCCATTAAGATGTTGGGTGATTCTTGTGGTTTCTTTAACTGTGTCGTTGTAATTTTTTAAATTGGACTGATATTTGTCAAATGCAGAAGTGAACTCTTTTAGAGTCTTTAGGGTGTTGGTGTCAATGTTTGTTTTTAATTCGAGGGCATTTAGCTTAGATTGAATTTGTTTTATTTGCTTGTTTAGATCATCAGTGGTCTTTGGAGAGGTGTCTGCTACTGGAGTAACAAATATTTTCAGTTGTTCGCTCAATTAATTGCTCACATCCTTTCAATACAGCACGGAAATTTGTGTTTGATTAAGCAGTTTATTACAGCTATACTTTTAACATAAGGTAAATGGGGGAACGCCATGAATAAATCCATATTATTTATATTGGGAGCTATTTTTATCTTGTCCGGTTGTGGACAAAACAAGGTATCAGAAGAATCTACTAGTTCTAAAAATGTAACCTCTGAAGAAAAAGTAAGCTCTACTAATGATAGCCACAATTTAAATGAAGAAGATAGAAAGTTTATAAGGCTTATAAAAGAAGAAAAATTTGATGAGGTTATTAGCAAAACTGCTGAATTGAAGGAAGTTTTTCAAAAAGATTATTATTTTATAGCTTCTGCTTTCAAAAAAAATAAAGAGTTAAATGAAAAGAAAACAAATGTTGAAAACTATGATTCATATGCATACATTGAAGCCATGTTAGATAAGGTTAAATATTCAAAAGCTCATACTGATTTAAAATTTAAACAATTCAAAAAGAAGAACTTAGAAAAAATACAATCTTTAGAAACTCTTAAAACCGAAAACACAACAATAGATAAGAATGAGATTGAAGAGTATGAAAGGAGCAAACAAATAGAGGATCGAACTTTAAACCCACAAAGCGTATCTATTGGAATGACGGAAGATGATGTGCTATTAAACGGGTGGGGGAGACCTACAAAAGTAAATACAAATGTCACTAAAAACCGAACCCTGAAACAGTGGGTTTATAAAGGAAATAAATACTTATACTTTGAAGACGGAATATTAACATCAATTTCCAAGTGAAGCCATATAAAAATAGCTGTGCCAAATGTGTATCTCTCCCACAAACGGCACAGCTATTTTTATATTCTTCATGCTTCTTCTGATTCATTTACTTCATAATTTATCTAATAGGCTAGACTTCGAGTTTTAAGGTATATTTCTTTCATTGCGAACAAAGTGTACTCTGATTATCCCAATAAGGTGACTCAATTGTCTTTAAGTTTAATGAATTCCCAAAAGTGAATTAGATGATTTAGCTTATCATCAGGCGAATCCAAAAGCTCGTTGCAAAGCATTGCTAGCTTAGGATTAACCCTATGAGACATTAAGTTGATACACTTTACGTTTCTTTTTCCTTTTATCAAATACTCAATGCTTACGTTGTAAAACTTAGCTAAAATTATCAGAGTTTCAATGTCTGGCTCGTTATCGCCAGTTTCATACCTAGCGTATGCCGCTCTAGTAATATTCAATTCCTCTGAAAGAGCTTGCTGAGTCAATTTGGGTCGGTAAACATTTCGCAGTTGTTTCAGTCGTTCACATAGACTAGACATATGTATTACTCCTAACACTTTCAGATATGCACAATTGCTATTTTGATCTTATCACCAAGAACCAAATGATTAAAGGTGTTGTATTTTAGCCATAAGCAAAATCCCTCAAAAGAAGGATCTTGATTCTGAATAAAAGAGGGATTTTATTCTTTTTCTTTATTCTTGCTGTCAAGCATTTTTTGTTTCATTTTGGCAATTTTCTCTCTGACCTCAGCTTTTGTTTGAGGTTTAATATAAGCTGAACGGGTAGTCTCAACTGATTTGTGATTTCCCATTTCAGCAGCGAGAGCAAGATCGCCAGTTTTGTCGTAGATGTCGTTAAGTGCAGTTTTTCTGATGCAGTGAGCATGGAAGTCGTCTAATCCAAGAATTTGACCAATCCTTTTAATTCGTTCTTGAATTGTGCTTTTTGACATCAGTCGGTACTGTCCACCGTACTTTGTGATAAACAAAGAATCAATTTCAAGATTGTCCATCTCTTTTCTCATTTCTAGCCATTCGCTTATCAAATCTTTACTATATTCATTGAATGCCACTTCAACTTTATAGCCACGCTTTTCACGTATGCCTGTGAAAACCATGTTGTCCAAATCGAGGGCAGAAAGAGTTAACTTCGCAATTGCTCCAATACGGTTTGCAGAATCAAGCATCACTGACCAAATCAGTCTGTCTTGAATATCATACTCTTCGTCTGTTTTCAATGTTTCTGTGATAAGATTCATTTGTTCATCATCGAGATAATACGAATTAATTATCTTTTCTTCACTAGCGCCTTTCATGCGATCTAATTTCTTATCGAAAGGGTGTTTATCAACAAAACCACGCTTCAAACTCCATAAATAAAAACTTGATACAGTAGATAACTTAGTATTGATTACTTTCTTATTGTTTTTCAATACATCTTGGCAGAATTGAATATAGCCTTCCATAATATCAACAGCTTCTTCAATAAACTCTTCTGAATATAAATCGAGATTGTCATAATTCTCAGCGAGATAGACAAGAAACTGATCCATGTAATTGCTATACACCTTATATGTCGTATCTTTAACATCACGATTTTTGATGATGTTGCTGTTTAAGTACTTATCATACTTTTTTCGATTTTCTTTTGAGATCAGTGCCTTTTTTTCTTTTGTGAAATAACGTATTCTTTGAATTTTACTCATAATTCACCGCCAGGCTATTTAATTGTTTTGTAACCAGCCTTGCGAACATCTTTCATAGCAGCGTCCAAAAGTTCTCCACTGTTTTTTAATTTTTCCATAGTGTTGCTCATAAAAGGACGAGGCTCGCCATATCCATAACCATATTCGTCAGGGAATTGATATCCTTCACCAGTCTCAACAATAGTCGCAACATCTCGTCCATCGTCTGCTCTTACGTTGTCTAGTGAGATTCCATTTGGTTCATTTACCACAACAAAAGAAGCCTTCAACTCACCAGTTCGGTTATACTCCACTGGACTATATGAATCATATACCACTGTTTGGACTTGCTCTTGACCTGTTTTGACTAAGAGCTCTTTTGTGTGACTGCCATTCTGCAAGGCCTTTAAAACTGTTTTTTCAAGCATAACGGCTAATTCTTTCGAGTTTTTAGCGCTTTTAGCCATTACGCTTTAGTAGTCAATTTTTCAACTTTTTTTAGAATTTCTTGATTAGCTGTGTCAACAAGTGCTTCTTGAGTCGCAATCATACCTTCTGTCATAGAACGCAATTTTTCATCGATGCTCTCGAAGCTTTCCTTTGGAAAAGAATCGTTGATTATTTTATAGTATGGGGACTTAACCAATTCACTCATTAAGTTAACTTTAGAAGTGATGCCTTGTGGGATATTTGCGACATCACTGAAGGTGAGGATTGTATAAATGTTTAAAAGATCAACGAAATTAAGCTTGTGTTTAATCTTTTTATTCGACTCGATTTCAGCTACATCTTCTAGAGCCATTTTGATCATTTGTGTAACCTTAACTGGATCAAAGTTGGGGTAGATGTGAACATGGAATTTATCATCTAACTGCACTTTGACTTTCTCATCGTACTTCTTATTCCCATCTTTAATGGCATCGATCGTTAGTTTTTGAGTTGTCATCATATCTCTCCTTATGATTAAAATAAAAACACCTCAAATAGGGGAGAGGTGTCTAGATAAAATTCTTATTTTATTGTGGTGGAGTATACTGCTCCCCAGTAATTTGTTCATATTGTTCAGGCGTAATTCGGCCAGCAGCTACCGTATTGTATACTCTTTCTTTAGACCATGAACCTTCATCATAAAAACTTTTAATCAACTCATACCAGCTAATATCCAATTAAATTCCTCCCATCGCAATAATATAATAAAGATCAGATACCCGTTGTTTAACTATGCTTATTTCAGATGGCTCAGGTTCGACTTTAAAAGAATCCATGTATTCTTGAGTAGCTGATTCTTTCCATGTCTTTTCTTCGGGATAAAATTTACCTAAATATAGTGATTGGGGAGGTGCGATATCTGTGCTCATTTCTGGCAAAACTTCTCCTTCAAAGTAATCAGATTGTCTTAAGTAAATAAAGTTTTCATCATAGTAAAATATTGTTTTCATAGATGTGACCCTCTTTATGATAGTGGTATAGTTTCATTTAAGGACACTCTTTCAACTTTGCTATCATCCTTAGAAAACAAACCAGAGTAGATTAAGTCTCCTGCTGTCGTTAGTGTCATTCGTGCTTGCCCATAAGAACCAACAGTAACACCAGTAAAATCAATGTTTTGAACAGGGAAATAAGACAACTTGGCAATCGTTGCGCCGAGCGGAGCGGTGAATGTTCCCTGTATCTCTAAAGTTTTAGAAACAGGAATGTATCTGTGTCTTAGTGGGTATTGCGGGTTTGTAGTCCCGACTACTAAAGTAGTATTAACCCAAACCACATTAAGATCATTAGAGGATACAAGCTTGTTCCAAGTTGAATTTACATTTTGTAGCTTCGTGAAAAGCCATGTTTCATTATTTTTCAATGAGATTGCCAAGATAGTCTTATTGGAGTTGTCCTTAGAATTGATTAAGAAAAGGAAGGGATCTGTTGCAGAAGGGGCATTAGTTAAACTTTGACCTGTGTAAACTCCAGGGGGGAGAGTCAATACATCAGTTCCGTTTGCAAGATTTTGAGCTTTCCCGTCATCTTGAGTCAACTTGTATTTTTGTGCAGCATCCAAAGTTGTCGCTAACATGTCTATCAAACTTTCATAACCGTTCCATTTGTCTTTCTCACCTGGCTGAGTATGTAAGTTTGTTTTCTGTTCGTGCTCATCAGTGTATTCTTTAGAATTTACTAAAGCCAAATCAGCTTTCTCTTGTGAACCTTCAATGGTTTCTTTATTATCCCATTGTTCTTTTTGATCTTGATTAACATGGATATCAGAGTCGTTTTGATGTTTATTAAACTCCGTCTTGCTGGCTTGTTCGATGTTCAATACATCACCAAGACCAACTTGCTCTTTTGTGACAGCATGAGGGTTCTGAGTGTTTTGCTTATGAGTTTCTAAGTCACTTTTAATTTCCAACTTAAATGAATCATTATCACTTTTGAAGCTTTCAACATCACGCTTCATGGAATCTTCACTGGTTAAAAAGAGGTCTTTGAGGTTAGCGATTTGCTTCTCTAGCCTTTTGTACAACCCTCTTACTAATGAATCAAGCATTATGTCGAAGCCTCCCCAAACACAGAGACATCTCCATCAGTCACATCTTCTAATTTAATAAATACTTTTTTGAAAGGGGAAATCGGGAATTCCCAAGCCTCGTTAATTCCTTCTGTTCCAGTTGCTATTCGGTAATCACTTAACTGAGTACCTCCTAATTCAATTTCCTGATCATCATTCGTCAATCCCACAAACGAAATTTTTCTTGAAGTAGATGTCCCAGTGATGCTGATGGCTAATTTTTGATAATGTTTAACTTCAAATGGCTCACCGTCAGAAGGGGAGGCTGACTTCTCATGAAAAACAAATGATGCACGATCAGGAATTACGACAATAGGAGCTGTATCTTCTGCTATAATAATCACTCCTTATAAAAAGAGGAGGGGAGACCTCCTCATAAATAAATTAATCCATACCCCATACAGCTAAAGTAAAACCAGTTAAATCAACAGTTCCACTTGCCTTTACAACAATTGAAATTTTAGGTGATTTAAAAGAAATAGATTTAGAAAGAGGGGAATTTTTTGTAAGTGTAGATTCATTAAATAATACATTTTTATCACTTTCGGAAGAAGGGGAAAATAAAGAGGAAGCCTTAGGGATTGCATAGACTTCACAATCAACTTTACCCAATTCATCTTCTTGCGTTGATAATAATGAAATTCCGTATGTATTAAATAAGCCAAAATCATCTACCAAATCAAGGGCGTATACAGAGGACTCTCCACTTGCAATATCTACATTTTCGGCAAGCAGTGCTTCTTTATAACCTTTTTGAACAGTTGTTTTAATTGGAATTGTATTCCTAATAACAACTGGGATAGAAGATGTGTTAGAAACTTCTACAGAAATTTTTTCATTTGATAGAGTTACATCAATTGGCTCCTTGTTGTTCACTTCAACAGAGGTGATAGGGTTGCCATTCCCGTCATCTTTAGATGATGTATATCGCCCATTAGACTGGTTTAAAAAGTCACCCAATAACATATACCTCCTTTAATTATGCTCCCAGATCGCCATCATTTGCGCCTTCATCTGGCTGTGCTGGGGGAGTAACAACTTCTTCTTTTTCACGTTTAACTCTTGCGAATTGACCAATATCCCCATCTTCGCTTAAAGCTTTGTACCCAAACTCTGGTGTATACACCTGTCCAGCTTCTAACGACATATCGAATTCTCCGCTGAATGTAACCTTCGGCAGCTGAATATATAGGTCACTGAAAATCTTAGCTGTCTTTGGATCGTATTCAATAGTGTGGATTTCGAGATAATAATTCTCAGAAAAGTTCTCTGCGCTAATTTTAACAGTTTCAGCATCGGCTTCAATTGGATAGTGAATAGTGACTTTCTCACCATCAGAAGCGAAGCTGGATGGAATATCGACAACTTTAGTGATGACATCCATTTCACTATATTCGCCATCTTCATTTCTCAATGCAATAGTATCAATTGGCAGTGTTTTTAAAGTTACTTTACTGTCTTTCACAGTCAGCTTTTCTTCTTCCCAAATTGTAATCGTATTGTTTTCGATGCTAACACCTTGAATCATAGCCATGAATTCTAAGTTGAAAAATGCATTTCTAATATTACCTGACAAAGATTTATCAGAGCGAATGGTATAAACATCCGCATTACCCCAACCAGCTTTTAGAAAATCTTCTTGGATTTGTTGAGCGAGGGATGTTAGCTGAGTAACGGCTGATCCAAACACTCGGCCATCACTTTTTTTTTTAATCAAGACTTTACCAACGTCATGAATTACAGTGTCTTTAGACAAATATATTCCTCCTTATAATAAAAAAAGAAGCCTTTATTGGCTTCCAAACATTTTTTGTAAACTATTGGATTCTTCATTGGATAAATGGTGATCCTCAGTTTTGTAAATATCTACATATTTACTCCAATCTCCCAATTTTGTTGTTGGAGATACAGTAGCGAATAATATAGATGTATTATAGTTCATTATTTCTGCCATCCTATAATAGGATAAATAGAGCTGATAGATAGTCATGTTGCCAATGTATTTGTAGTCATAACCATTAAAAGCAGCTACACAACTTACGATATCCTTTAACTCCGATTGGGAGTCAGACTTTAACATTTTACTGATATCATTAAACTCTTGAATTTCTTCATTCTCACTTATTTCTTCCTCTGACAGGCAGTGCATATCCATGATAATCAATCTAATCTTATTGAAATTTTCTGCATTTATCTTTGTGAGTGATTCCTGATTTTCAACAATTTTTGTCAAAATTGCATGATAACTATCGCTGAAGTCAGGTAAGATATTGTTGACGATGTTGAAAAGAGAGCTCCTATTCAAATCGAATATTAATTGATCTAATTCACCATTGATATTATGCTTTTTATAATGCCTTAAAATTTCTTTTTTTGACATTTTAATAGCATTCAAATGAATGGCATATTCAGGGTAGTCTTTTAAGCGTATGAAATTTAATTTCCCAATTTCAGTATCAACTGCACGACCAAGAAAATAAAATTGTTTCAAACTCTCTTTGTCAATCATTTAGAAGCTCCAAACGTGAAAACTAGCTTGTATCCAAGATGACCATCTGGTGGGTTAGGAATAAGTAATCTCTTGTATGTAATCATTGATCCGAAGCCAGTTATGTTCTTATCGAATAAAAGGTTGCAAATCCTATCAGATATCTTTGTGTTTCTGAATTCAGTTTCCTCAAATGTGTCTATATGTGTGTAAACGTCTATCATAATGTCTTGGTTTAGGAGTTTATAGCTTTCATTTGGGCTTTTGGGGATTCCAGAGCCTAAATATATACATACTCTACAAATTGGCTGAGAGTTAAGATCATCCGTTTTAGGCGCACGTTTAAACAAATTAGAATAGATAGGTGGGAGAGTGAGGCCAGTAGCTTCTTCGATAGCAGGTTCATAATAGTTATCCAAACTTTGGACATCAGGAAGATCGGGTGAAAGGGGATCATCTTTATAATAGAGGAGGCGATTGACATCTCTGTCATTCAATATTTCTCTAAAAATGTCCGTTATATGTTGCACCATCATACTCATTTGTTATCACTGACTTTCTTTTTTGCGATGAGTTTAATGGTACCCACGCCATCAATTACTTTTGAATAATCAATATCGTGGACAATATACTCTTCTGAATAAAATTGCGTTTTTAACCCAATTTTTAATTGAGGATTAGTGGAGTAGGGGAGAGTAATATGAGCTTGTCCATCAGGAAGATTGATCGGTTGATCAGAGCCGTTAACTGATACTGTTCTCTCAAACACACAAGGGATTTCAATGTTTTCACCAGGAACAAGTTTTTTAATTGACTTTCCAGTGATTTCATTGATTTTACCTGTATCTACATATATGTCACCTGACGATAGTTTAATTGAACTGTTGCATTGTTTCATAGTTGCGCTATCATTCATTTTATTATCAGTTGGTCGAGAATTAACCAGCCAATAAGAACTGTCGTACAAGATAAGATCGCCACGATTCAACAATCCCAAAACTGTTATAACTTTTTTAACTTCACTATCTTGAGTTGTTTGGATAATAACATCAACAGGCTTATCGTTTAATAAAACACTATAAGTTTCTGGAGAGTTTGTTAATATCTCTTTGAATATCTCATATTTATTTGCAGAAAACTCTTCGTTCTCCCATCCACTCAAATAGTTTGAAGAAGAACTCAAATACCAATCTTTAGACATTTAAGCACCTCATTCAAAATTATTTGTTTTAAGCTTGTGTAATAAAGCATCTATTTCATCAGACAAATCTTCGTATGCTCTATTTACTTGAGCTTTAGTATTCGCCAAGCCTGTTAATTGAATGTCTCTACCAATCACATTGTTCAACTTTAAAGCTCGATCTCTATATCGCCCTAAATGTTGTTTGTACATAAGCAGCCCAAGTAGTTTAATTTTTGGTCTAGACATAACTTCACTGAACTCTTCTGTAGATTCATCGTACTTAAGCGGCTCGAGATCAAGCTCATACGAAGCTAACGCTTCAATGAAAAATTGTTTCTCTAGTCCTTCTGGAACTACTTCATTTGATTGAAATTTTGAATGAAATGAATTTAATACATCTTCATATCCAGCCATCATAATCTATCCCTTATGCATCAAACTTAAAGCCAGTGTATTCCTCAATGAACTTAATTTTGCTATGATCATTGATCTTAGAATCCTTTGCAACTTCAAATAGTTGGGCTTTTTCAGAATCTAATTTAATAGATTTTTTCACATTGTCTTCAAATGATTTTTGAGTCTTAAGAGTTAAAATCTTTTTAATCGTTTCCTGATCAATAACATTTTGAGTAGTATCGTCACTTTCAAATCCTAAATGAACTCTAGTTTCTTTGTCGTCAATATAAATCTTAGCGTGAGATCCAACCCCATCAGTTCCAGCAAACATTTTCACATTATCATAAACTTGGGACTGAACTTCAGCTACAGTAATTTGTCTTACTCCGTTCGCAGGAAGTTTGAAATCTCCATTAGACTCAAACTTTTTGAAGTACAAATCCCAAGAACACAAGTTTTTGATTTTAATTTTCTTATCTAAATCGATTGACATTATATCCCTCCGTGTTTAAGGAGGGACAATGCCCTCCATATTAAATATTATTCTGGTGTGATTTCGAAATTTTCATCTCGGATTAAGCCGATTTGATGTTCCATGCCCTCAGCAACTCCAGCACCTAGTTCCAAATCAAAACGAGTGATTTCAGTACCAGTGACCACATCATTACCTGTCATAGTTGAGATTCCGCCTTTTTGGAACACTTGCAGTGGTGATTTAGCACCTTGAGGAATGAAGAAGAGGAGGCCTTCTGGAAGATAAGTTTTGAAGTTGTCCTTAGCTTTATTTAGCTCTGTCAGATTGTAGCTGTTTGGAAGCTCGACAATAGAAGATCCTTTGTATGTACTCAGTAAACCAGTTTTTCTGATCTCATCCATAACTGACTCAGGCAATTTTGTGCTTGAAGCATCTCCAGCCACAGCTTGGAATCCTGCGAAATCATTTAACTGCGAAACAACTGAATAGTCTCCCACAATTGAAGGTTGTCCAAATCTGCGAATCTTCTTAATCGTGTCATCCACAGCACTCTTAGCAATACCAGGGCTTTCAGAGAAATATTTTACGCCTTTAGCCTTTTTGATAGCATTAAACATTTCATTTACTACGTAATACATCGCCTTATTCATCATGTCGATTTGAACTTGATCCATGCCTTCAGCGACCTTGTCGAGATTACCACTCATAATTTCACGGTAGTTTACTGCGTAACCGGATGAAATGGTTTGAGTAGCAATCGGGTATTCTCTCCAAGTTGTAGTTGCGAATGGAACATCACCACGAGAAGCTTGAAAACCACTTCTAATCGACTCATGTGCATATGTCGTCATCATAGGCTGTTCATCATAGCCGATTGGTTTAAAATTGCCCATGAAATCGAACAATTTTAAAGCTGAAATTAACTTAGGTTCAATTGCAAACCTTACAATTTGATTGATTTCAGCTTTAGCAACTGGATTGCCAGCCAGAGCTTGGTCTCCTAAATTTTTGACGTGCTTCATAGCAGCGTCGACTTTAGCGCCGTTGAATTTAGACAAGTCCTTACCAGTTGCCACCGCAGAAAAGATTTCTACGAGTGGGGACTTAGTGTTTAACTTAGAATGTGTAAATACATCAGAATCACGTCTTGCGTTGTTTAATTCAATTTTCATTATTTAATTCCTCCAGCGATAGAATTAGCCCTGAACCGTAAGATAAAGTCCATTGCCACCGAATGTTGTATTTTCAAGCACTTTAAGTTTTACTTTATATTCATCATCTGTACCGTCAGATTTAACCCATTTTCCTGAGCCGTCAGCGGCAGGTACTAAAACATCGTTTTTCACAATGTTTTCGAAGTCAGCCACAGTATCTTGGCTAAGTTCGATAGGCAAGCCAATGCAATCCGCCAATCGGAAAGCTCTTACAAACTCATTTTTCAAAACCTTGAAATCGGCTTTGTTTCTAATTTCAGGCTTGTCGATGATATTTCCTACTACATAAACATCTCCTTTAGCAGCAGCTGCGGATGAAGGGGTAGGAGCTAGTCCTGTAGAATCGTCAGGCACAACTACATAACCAGGAACCAGATCTTTTGTAGCTTTACATCTTGGATTATTTCGCACTTGCTTAAAAGCGCCAATAGTTCCGAATTTAAACATTCAATTTCCTCTTTTCTATAAAAGTCTTATTTTATTAATAAAGTTCCTCAATAGTTACAGAAGCTTCATTACCAATTTCATTAATTTCTGAGTAAATATCGTTTGTGCTATTAATCTCAGTTGTTGTTTGTTTCATTCTTTGGCTAATGTAAGATTGTGCAATAGCTGAGTTAATTTCTGAAACGATTTGGTCTTTTAACTCCTCAGTAGGGGAGGCAGAGAAGAGCTCAATTTTTTCTTTGGCTACAGATTTTTCATCTTCTGTATATCGGGAAAGGTGTTGATTCAACTCTGTTTTCAAAGATTCCTCTGTAACTGATTTTTTAAATTCCTTCAAAGAGTTAAGTTCAGCATCTGCTTTTTCTTTGTCCTCTTTAGCTTTTTTAACTTCTTCATCTTTAGCCTCAGTTTTAGATTTCTCATCTTTAACTGCTTGCACTGCTGCATTAAGCTCATCTGTTTTTTTAGTAAGTAATTCATTTAATTCAGCAACCTTAGCTTCTAGAGATTCAATATCCACTTTAAGTTTCTCGTTAAGTTCCACAAGGGCTTCTTTTTCTTTAGACAAGATTTTATCCTCCTTATTTTTGCTATTTAGCTCTAACATCACTGCTGTGTCATCTGCTGGATCAATGCCTAATATCGCATCTCCAGTAAAGTCAAAGATCATAGGGACACGACCTTCTTCTTTATATCCACCTTCATATTCAATATTCGTTCTTCCTTCTACAGCGGATATTTCTACAGATGTCTCAGGGAAATCACCATCAAACATTTTCGACTTCAACCACTGAACAAATTTAGGATACCTCTGGTTGTAAATGTATCCTTCGCCAATGAGTACACGTTTTTGTTTCCCTTTCACTTCAATAGAATCAATGAAGCCATTAGTTGTAACGCCTACAACCGCACTATTCTCAAACAATGGTGTACCATCTTTGATTTCAGTTAGCCCATGTCCAAACGGCTCACTATTCTCATAATCAATAAACTCAACACATAGGGGCATCCCTTGAATAGAATCTAAGTTAGCTTTAATGTGCTTTTCCAGCCAGGTGATACCGTTTTTATTGAATTGAGAGTTATTTTCGTGTATTTCTAGGACTACCCATTTCAAATAAGTCCTACCATTAACTTTCTTGTTATTGTTAATTTCTAAAATTGCACTTTTCAAGTAAATTTACACCTCCTTTCAAGATCCCGAAGGTGTCCCGTTACTGTTATTAGTTTTAGATTTAATGGTATTCTCGTTCTGCGAGTCTTTTTCTGGAGCGCCAGCTTTTTTATCTTTGCTTAGCGTGAATGATGTTTCATGGACTGGGTATTTCTCATCGAATTTTTCTTGTTTTTCGTATTCCATTAAAGATATATAAGCATCAGGATTCCATCCAGTTGCTGCAATCCATGCAGTCAAACTTCCACGACCACTGGTGTACAAATCTTTCATGTTCTGAACTTTTTCTTTTCTGTTAACGTGAGTAAGGGGGAGATAATAAACTTCAATAAATGATTTTGGATTCTTGATAATATTTGCGTTAATTACCTTATTGAATTCATTGGAGATTTGTTCTAACCAGGAGAATATTTGAGAGGAGACCATTTCGATATTCGTTGATTGAGAGGAGTAGTTTCCATCTTGACCATTCAATGCTGAACCCGCAAAGCCCAGGTTAGTTGATATCCTTTTAATTAATTCGTCTTCACCTTTAACTTTCAGAAAATCAACGTTTGTTTCAAGCTTATTTAGCTTAGTTCCAGACGCTAATGAGAAAAATTTATATCCAGTCAAACCATTTCTTGAGCTAAGTGCATTTTTGATGCTTATATGCTGTTGTTCTTGTTGTGTTTGAGAAAGGGAAGAAATACCTTTCTTTTCACCTTCAGGCAACGTTTGATAAATTAGAGTACTGTTTAGTTCATCTAAGATATTTCGTTTCGTATCAACAAAATAATCATCATAAACCATATCAACAAATGCAGCTAATCCTATAGGTCGACCCCATTGATCTTCTATACCTGCACTAGCTTTATTTGCGATAGTTCTATTGTTGTTTAACACAATCCAGCGTTTATTCAAATCCTTTTTATACTCGACATAACCTTGTCTAAACTCCTTCGGCCACCTTTTAAGTTTCAAGGATCTGCCGTTACCTGTGAATTTATCAAAGTAAGATACATTAAACGCAACCAAATAAGAAGAGTTCTTCCGACCAACAATTTTACAATAGTCAATAGGGAGCGTTAATACAGAACAATTAAAATCATCTCTGCTATTGATTTCAGTCATCCCTTCAATTTCAAGATCACTTAAGGTAGAAGGGAAGGGATCATCTCTAAAAGATTCAAAATAATGAAAAGAGGTTCCATAAGTACTCAACTTTCTAATAATATCTCTTGCAATTTCTTTATCGTTTATCTTAGAAAGAGCTTTTGTATAGTCAGCTTTATCTGAAACGAAACTGTCATGAGAGCTTGAATTTCCGTAGACAACTCTATCCAAAGTTACGAGCGAAACCATATAATCAATCACATTTCGATAAATTCCATTTAAATTGTAGAGAAATTCTGAGGTTTCTCTGATTTGTTTATTGTATCTATTGTGGTCTTTTAGCCATGATTTAACATTTTCGTAATTGAAGGAGCCAGCAGAAGAAGAATAGTAAAGAGAAAGGGGGATAGGGGATGATAAATCTGTGTTAAATTCAAACGACTCACTTTTTTCCTTTTGCAATATTCCACCTCCAATCGTTTAATTGAAAAAGAAACCGAACGAATACTCATCGTTGGATTCTTCTTTTTCTAAAAATAAAGCAATATAATATAATGCATAAGCTATAGCGCTGTATCTGTCTTTATCTATTCGTTTAACCACTTGCTCTACACTAAAAGAATTTTGATTTTTTTTAATTCTTAAGTTGGCAACTTCATCAATAAATAACTGTGTTTGAATGCAAGCAGCTTCTATCATCACATCATCTATTATTCCTTTTTGGTTTTTAATATCGTCATATGCCTTTAACAGCTTCAACTTACCAGATTCTACATAATCCAAGAATTGAGTGATAATGTCCTGGTTAATGCCTTGCGATTTCAAATTGTAAACAATCTCAGGGGAATTAGGAACGTCAGGTTTTTGGTCAGTATTTATCGTAGCCCAGCATCCTAATTCTTCGTTGGTTTCTGGATCAGTGACATCTTCTAAAAGACGATCTATTAAACCACTTCCCACGCCGTTTCCATCTACAATAACTGCCTTGACTCTTGAGAGAGAAGAATCCTGATTACCTCCATAGTTTTTAAAAATTCTTTTAACAACTATAGACTGCTCCTTGAAACTAAGTCCATTAGGGGGTTCAATTATATTTACAACTTGAACTTGTCTAATCAGATTGTTGCTATTTCTAATAATCTTTAAAACAACAATTGCTGTTTTGTTGTTGGATTCAGCTGCAGATCTCGCAACATCGACACCTATGACGTATTCGTTCAATAAGAAATTTTTGTTCTTATCTTTAGGACACGAAAGCTCTGGCTGAGTTATTGTTCTAGCTTTAATGAGTTTACTGATATTAATGAGGGCTCCATCACTGGCACCTATCCAATCGCACAAGTAGTTCTGTCTGAAACGAGTGACATTTCCTTGTCTGGCTTTATTAATGGTCGACATTTTCTGCCTACCAAAATGAATTGGTATTCTCCAATCAGAACCGAACACAAACGAACCTTTAAGATCGCCAGTTTCTTTAACCATAGTTAATATTTTTTCATACTCATCAGAGTTTTTGTAACCAGAAGTGGAAAAGCGGTTTATTTGACCGTTGAGCTCAGTTGGATCAATTTCACCAGTCATTGTAGTTCGAGGGATATTGAAAATAGGTTCAATGGCATCGTCGTACAAATCTTTATCAATCAATGCAGATTCTTCCAAAGAACCTCTTCTTCTACGAAGTCCTTTCGAGGACTGTGCATTTGCAAGGTTATCAATGATTGCACCATTTTGAAACTCCACTCTGCCAGTGTCTTTAGAGAAACTCTCACTTTTAATCTCGTCAGCCATTGCAGGATAGAATCTTAAAATCTCATCATGTTTTTCTTTCCAAATTTTTACCGCTGATTCTTTAGTAGAAGCTGTGATAGCTAATGTTATATTAGGAAAGCAAATCGCTGTATGATAAGCAACCATAATTTGAGTAAGGGTTTTCGATCCGCCACGAGGAATGCAAAAATAGTTTTGGGGGAACCGACTAAGAGTTCGCATCATTATTCTTTGATACAAATCAAGTTCTATGCCACCGACATCAGGTTTGAGCATATCGTAAAATATATCTGGATAAAACCGAATAAATGAAGTGAATTCAGCCCATTTAGATATGTTCTTTTTGATGATGTTTTTCTCACCATCTCGATCTAAAGGTGTTTCGAAAGAGGATTCATAAATATCGTTTCTGTCGTTACTGTTCTTCTGATTTTTAGAAGTGAAGTTTTTATAACTAGCCATTACTCATCTTCACCATTTTCATACAATGGCTCAGTATATATTTTACCTAAATCCCTGAACACATTATTTCTTTCTTCTTTCGACTTTTTGATTTGATCATCAGTCAGACCCTTAGATTTAAAATCCTCTTCAAGCATTTCATCATAAAAGTGATAAATATCTTCATAATTAACAGGCTCTTTATCTTCTAATCTTCTGTAATAATTTATTATTGCCCAAATGATTAAGTCGGCATCATCATAGGGTTGAGCGGTCAATCGAGGAAGAAGTGGGATGATACCTAATTCTGTTTCCACAGCTTCAAAAAGTTGTGTGATAACATCTACACCGCCGCTAATATCACTCTTACTGAGCTGCGAGACGTTGATCTTAGCGTCAGTAGCAGCTTTAGAAGCAAGCGATCCCCATTCTTTAGCTTCTTTAACATCACCTCTTGCGGTGGCCATCTCTTCTTTGACACGAAATCTTATAAACGATAGCAAACCTTCGGTATGCAGTGCCGTTTTCTCACCGTAGCTTCTAATTAGCTTGACATACTTACGTTCAAATTGTTTGTACTCATCCAGAGTGTATCCCGATCCCCATTTATCAATCATGTCATCTGTAATTTCTGTAGAGTAATCAGTTGACGAAGGGGAGGGAGTATTATCAACACTCATACTATTAGCTTCAGTTTCTATGCAACTATCTTTCCAGCACGTTCCATTGAATTGCTTTAAAGAGTTGGCCATTGTGATGTAAGCACTGAACGTGTCTGTTTTTCTCTGAATGGCTTGCTCCCAGTACAATGGATCAAACTTTACGTCCATTTGTTGAAGAGTGTTATATACGGTTTCCATGTCATCATAATTAATCGTTTTCTTTAAACACGTTTTGCAAATAGGGAATTTTCCAATCTTTTCGTACAACTTGTTTTTTGTGTTATAAAAACCATTCATTTTATCCTTTTCTTTAAGACAATCTAAACATTTCAAATGTTCTTTTCCTTTTTTGACTACCACATATAACACCTCCATAAAACATATTTTACGAAACGCCTAGTTTAGAGACTAGACGCTTTAAAAATATGCTGTAATAGTTAAATGATTTTATCCATGTAAGTTAATTCTCCACTTTTCGAAATGCGCACTTTTCTTCCTCTTGATTCCTCAATCATCATGTCAAATAAACCCTGACCCATGCCAGCTGTATCGATAAACAACCTTGAAGGGCGATGACTTAAAATAAATTCAATGATCGATATCGCTTGCGCTCTAATAGAAGATCGTACACTTGTCAAAGTTAAATTTTTTCCTGAGTTTAATTCCATGTCTATTAAAACTATTCTCGAAAAATCCCGACCAGGATCTACATACATTATCAGATCTTTTCCTTTAGCCGAATCTATCCGAAACCTACGCAATGCTTCAAAAATCTCTTGATCGCATTTATAACCAACTTCTTTAAGCCGAGCGAGAACTTGTAAATATTCAAATAGATCGTTTTTTGTCAGTTGTTCAATCATCATTCATCATCCTCATCAATAAATTAAGTTAAAATTAAAGTTTTAATTAAAATCTTTGATTCCCAACTCCAACATTCATTTTAAAGACCATCGGTACATAAAGCTGCTTTTTCAGTTCAGCAATATCTTTATAAGTGTTAGATAGAGCAAAGTGGGCTTTATAATCTTTTTGGGATAGAGATTCCACAATAGAACTTTGTAAATATTTTTCTACCTTTTTTAACTTCTCTGTAGATGCATTGAAAAAATCGGAATGCTCCATTCTTTGCTCGAAAGTCAAAGAGGGACTCAGAACAGAAATTAACTCTTTCGCTGCTTTAACCAATGTTTTAATTTCTGCATATGGAAGTTTCTTTTCTTTAAACTTCTTCTCGATTTCAATAATCGTATCTGCGGTACTTTTTTTAACAAAATCTACAGTTTGCATATTTTTCTCCTTTGTAGCGATTGGTCGCAACCCTATAAGTAATGATTAATTAAGTATGTAATCGTACTGAATTGTTCTTCCTTTACCAGATTCGAATATTGTTAAGTTGGCACCAGCTTTTGCACCAGTCATTAAACTGTCACTGTACTCATCTGATCCCATAACAGAAGGGAGTTGTATCACTTGTACATTATGACCAGCTGCTTCACCAACAGTTAGCATATTCCCATGATGAAAATGCGAGATATACATATAGTCATAAAACTTTCTTTTTAATTGAGAAAGATCACGAATGGCATTCTTTTTATTCTTAATCTGATGTCCATGACAAGCAACGAACTCAAACTCTAGTAGATTGAAATCGACAATACCGTCATCATAAAGCGGTACTTCAATTCTCTCGTTTTCTTGCAGCATGTCGTGAATATATGTTGCGATAATACGCTCAACATCTTCTTTAGGCATTTCGCCACGACTTGTCCCATGAAGTCTCAGTTCTGTGTGATTAGCAGAGGGGATATGTATGTATTTAATCTTCACATATTTAGATAGCTCTTTGAGCCATTCAACTTTATAACGTGAATATTTAATTACTTGATCCATGAAACCGTATTGCAAAGGAGTTAACTGCGAAACACGCAAAGCCATTCCTTCAACACTATCAGCACCATTTAATACTACGAGTTCATTCAAGGACTCTTTTTGAATACATTCAACCGTATCACTTAATAACTGAGCCATTCTTTCAAGATAGATTTGTTCGTTGTATTCATTATTCAAACTTTTGAATTCTTTGCCAAAGTGCTCATCTCCAAAACCTAAGATTGCAGCTCTCTGTTTGTGGTTGGGTTGCAATACATTGAAAGAGGGGAGAGGGAGAGAAGGTTGATTCTCAATAGCAGCAGTAACATGTTCGTACATTAGTTCATTTCTGCCTTTGATTCTCGTTTTTTTGTGGATTTCATTCTTCATGGCTTGGAGCTTTTTACGTTCTTCCATAACTTCAATTTTCTTCAGTTCAAGTTCAACAATTGCTCCGTTACCTTCAGCGACAACTTCTTTTTGATAGTCACGACCTTCATTGAAGTTAGTAAACCATTTTCGATAAGCCGATTCACCTTTTTTGTCGCCAGTTTCCTTGTTAATCACTTCAGCGACTTCATTCCAGTTGCTAAGGCCATATTCCTTATAATTTTCACAAATCCGCAGTTTCCACTGCTTCAGATTTTCATCAGAGTGACGTTTCAATTTAATTGGATCAATCATTAATTCACCAACCTTTACTCATACTTAACAGGAAGCTCATTAACTTCTTTGATGGAGATACTTACCTGTTTTCCGTTAAATTTAGATAAAATTTCTTTTAAGTCATACGGATTTTTTTCAGATTCTCTAGTTTGCTCAACAACTTCCATAACGTCCATATCAAAAATACCTTTTAAATCAACAGTCACAGTCTGTTTACTTGCCATTATAAAACCTCCAAAATATATGTAATTTTTATTTATTTAGACCGAATAAATTCCTTCGGATGCCCAATGCCGACACATTGGAACACCCGAAAAAGGAGAGATTGAAAAGAAGTAATAAGAAGAAATGTCGGAAGGGTGTTGGGGAAACACCCGAAGGAATTTACTAAATAGAATAACCTCTTTACATAGGAAAGAGGTGGGGAAGAAACTGATTTAATTAGCAAAATGGGGGTGCGGACGAGGATTTGCACCTCGTATAACCGTATAGACTAGGAACGACTGCTCTATTTAACGGATCAGTATTGTCTTGGGATTCTTTTATATTCCACCTAGATTGTGCGTCTACCTATTCCGCCACCGCATCACCAATCCGAAAAACCTCATGGTCAGGAGCCCACACAGTACTCTTACTAAAATTTAGCTAATCCATAAGTCAGACAGTCACAATTTCTTGTGCTGTAGAAATACCAAGTGTAATTGTTACTCAAGTGAAAGTTTTGATAGTGTAAAAATGAATAGAAAGGTAAGACCAATATAACCCCTTCTCAGAGACAAACTTTAATTTACTTGTCAGGTCACACACCTTATCTACATACATTGCGTGTAGATCGCCAGTCTCTTATTTCTGCATGGTTTTTCTTTACCTTGTGTGAGAAGGTACATGCTTGGGAAAATGTAGTTTAAAAGAAGATCGGACGCATCCAATCACCTTAAGTGAAGGCCGAAGCTCAACACCGCAATTAGTTTTTATTATCGAGCAAATACCTCCTAAAATAAGTCCCTGCTAGGATACAGTCGCATTTGAGCGTGAAGACTTATTGGCATTTGTAGCCCGATAATATTCATTTGGTATAAGTTGAAGAGGGGGAGTCCAAACCTATATAAATGAATATTATCCGACTCAGGAGTAGCCATCTCCTTAAATGTAAGTCAGAACTATCTTATGAAAGGGAGTGAGACAGTTTGGAGAACAAAATTGTACAGGGTGGTCAACCCACTAATGACTATTATTCTATTAATAATCATTAGTCAGCCACGAATACCCCCATATTCGTGATAGACCTCTAATGTTGAAGAAGTATGTAATTTATTTAAATAAAATTAACCTTTTACAGCGTCTTTGAGTGCTTTAGCAGCTTTAAATTTTGGCGCTTTTGTTTCAGGAATATCAATTTCTTCACCTGTCTGAGGGTTGCGACCCTTGCGTGCAGCACGAGTGGTCACTTCGAATGTGCCAAACCCAGCGATCTTAACTTGACCTTCTTCTTTAAGAGTAGATTCAATTGCATCAAATGTTGCTTCAACAACTGTTACAACTTCCTTCTTTGCTAATCCTGTTGCTTCAACAACTGCTGATACTAATTCTGTTTTATTCATTCTTCTCCTCCTGATTATATATGTTATTTGTTGTTTTAAAAATTGGGGTGGGGAGATATACTAACCTTTTTAATTTGGATATTTGCTTTTTACCTCCCTTATGACGATTATCTCCAAAAGTGGTCTAAACCCTTATGGCTGTAAGGGTGAAGGCACTTTTTACTAGCTTTATTTTTGCACGAAAACGTTGTAACCCTTGTGGCTCTAAGGCTCAAGGCACTTTCTATTTTCCTAAATGATAGTATTTTTTATTTAAAGTGTTTTTTTCTACCTTGGCACACTTTACACAGTACTTGGTTTTTCTTGAAGATGTTTTAATCATAACTCCGCATTTCTGGCATGGTATGTGTGATTTTAAATTATTTTGGAGATTATAAAGAATCACATCACCAAAGCATTCCCACAGTGTTGCTTTATATCTGCTTTTCTTTTTATATAGATGTTTTACAAGAACATCTGCCACATACTGTTCATCACTATTTAGTTCAAGTAGCTTATCTCTAATGAGTTTGTAAACGTACAATTTCTGATTTGGCTTGGTTTCTTCATTATTAGTAAGCCATTTTTTATTGCGATCAAGCTTTATGTATTCACTAACCAATTCTTCATCTTCTTTAATACGTTTGTTTTTTAATAGGAAGTTGTAATCGAAATGTCCAGCAACAGCTTTGAAATTAATCCTATCAGTTGGAATGATTTCTTCTAGTTTATTTACAGTACTCTCATTAATAGGCTGTACAGAAGAGATATCCTTATCTTTAGCATGAACAAAGAAGAAAGGCACTTTGTCTTTTATGTAATTTTTAATTTGTTTATCAACATTGTCTGGTCTTGTAGGCATAAACAACGTTTTTGCATAATCAATAGCGAAGTTATTTTCAGCGCATAGCCATTTGATAACATCAATATTAACTGAAGAACTGTTCCAAATCTTCGTTATATTGTTACTATACTCGCCAATATTAACCGCATAGGCGTTGGTCAGAGATTCATAGAGATTCGAGCTGTTAATCATCTGTTTGTTTGCAACACCCATCTCATAATAAAGGGGAACGATGTCAGCGACATGTTTCTTTGCGATATTAACAAAGAAGGGATCTGATATAATCAGTGCTTTATCCCCGTCATTGTCAAACTGGAGCAATTTTGAGATTGGATCATGAACACTTGTATAAACTCCTTTGGTGATAAACCATTCATCTAGCAATTTGCTTCTAACATTCTTTCTAATACCATGCTCACGATAAAGATGAGGGGAGCGAAGCACATCAATTTCTCCTTCATCATAAAGCGAACAGTAAACATTGCTGCCATCCAATAAACCATTCGGATTTTCAATTCCTAAAAACAGTTTTTCGCAAAAAGCATATAAATCAGGGCAAAGATAGGTGTACTTAGAATTTTCAACCTGCAGCTTGCCTGATTTTGCGTCTTTAACAAGACTCTTCTTCTTATTCTTAATAGTTTCTTTGACATGATCATCATTTAGAAGTTGAGGGTAGAGGAGTAATGCATTTTGTAAAGGCGATCTAAATTTTCGATTCTCAGTAGCCCCCATAATTTTCATCATTACATCTTTATCATTACCAATAGCTTTTATTTCCTCAACTGTTTTTTCGCTAATAGACCTAAGCTCATCATGTGTTATATCAGTAAGCGTCTGAAGCATTTGATATGTGAGTTTTCCCTCTACAGAAGGATCTTCTTCATTTAATTTAGCCCCCAGACAACCATATAGAACAAACTTTTCCTGATATTCGCTCCAGGACTTATAATATTTCCACATCTTAAATTGTGATTTAGTGAAAATAATCTGGATATCATCTTTCTTAATATCCCATACCTTACCATATATATCTGTAATTTGTGTTTTATTATGTGTATCTGCAAAGCGATGAAAGTCGAAGGGCACTAACAATCCTTTAACCCATGGCAGTCTGACCATAAAGCTTTTACTACTGAGCTTAGGTGATATAATTCCACAACCATCAGTATGCTCAATAGGGATATTCATTTTCTTTCTAGTAATCTCATATGTATTGCGGTCGATATAATCAACTTCACTCATTACATCGGTTTCTAAATCATTAACAACAACAGTTTTACTTATATCAATATCCCAATGGCTGCTGGCACTATTCGATAAAGCAAGGTAAGCATTCCATTTATTGATGTTCATCCCACCATTAGAATTGATATCTTCAAGACTAAGGCCGCATGTTAAAGCATTTTCAAATTTATCGTATGTAGACTTCTTAATAAAACAAGCTTTTTTCGTTCGGATTTGCCCAGCTGAACTCGTAAAGTAAACATAAAGTTCATTATTATGTACAAAACCTTCATCAAGAATACTCTTGAACACCTGGAAATGGTATACCTGAACCACAATTACATCATCAGAGAAATTGTTTTCTTTTATACCTAGAGTTCGAGTCATAACTGAATCAAACATAGCGATCTTTTTATTGTCTGTTAATGTGTCGGCTCTAAGCATCCGTACACTCTCATGTTCACTGAAGGCTTGATTTAACTCCTGTTTTAATTTAGCAATTCTGTTTTTTATGTATTTCTTATTTTTTTTTGTGTCCCCATTATGTGTTTTAAGCAAATCTCTATATCTATAAGACTTTAAAATCTTTCTATGTAATAAATTTTCCCGATCATTATAAAAACTCGAAGTATCGAGACTATAAATAAACACTTGTTTGCTTAAATCATTTGTTTTTCTCCCCAAAAGCGCTCTCCTCTATTTGTTATTTTGTCTTTCAATATGTAATGCCAATCTTTTGAATAGGGTAGAAGACTCATCCATTTTGCCAAACCATTTGAAGTCTTCATAAAATGTGTTCTCTTCTTGAGAAGCAATACCATTAACAATCCGATACTCAAGAAGTTCAATAATGTCCTGCTTGTTACATGATCCCAATAAATCACCTCTTTTCAATTTGCTATAAGGTGATTGTATATGTAATTTGTGTTTTAGTCAATATAAATTGTATGTTATTTATATTTTAATGAGAGAGACTGATTAATCAGTCTTCAATAATGGAGAAGAGTTCATGTATTTCGCATCCCAACGTTTTGCATAATGCTATAGCGTAAGGAAGTGAAGGGGGATTAGAACAAAAACCCTCATCATTATTATTACACCAAATAGAAATTCTACTGGAGTTAGTGCCTATTTGGTCAGCCAGCCACTTCTGTTTAATGCCTTTAGAGTTTAGGTAGTCCTTTAATTTGCTTCTAACCTTATATTTCATAATATCACCCAATGAGAATTTTATATTATGTGTTGTCTTTATTCAAATGTTCAATTAAATTCACTTAAATAGATAAAAAAAGTTGTCTATATAGGTAACTTTTGTTACTCTATCAGTGGAGGTGCAGTATGACATGACATATTTTGATGAAGTCGTTGCCAGATTAAATATTGATGATGTATCACTGTTAACATTGCTGCAAGAATGCGGAGCGAACAGGCTAATAAAAGGAATGACAAAAGAAGACTTCAAGATCGAATCAGTTAAACTAGATACTCAATTTTCAGAAGCGACTATAAGATCAGCTTTAAGTAAATTGGAGGCACTACTGCTTATTGAAAGAGACTCATCAAGTAAGCACCATAAATTCATAATTACTTCATATGGAATTATGGCCTTAGAATATCATTTGGAAGGGGAAATGGTTTAATGTACGGATTTGTTGGAATTGGTCAATGTGGTGGGAGCATTGCAGATGAAGCAATGAAAAGAGGATATTTCAGTATTGCTGTCAATTACTCTAGCTCAGATTTAAATAGTTTAGAAGTTGTTGAAGACAAACTAAAGCTAGTTGGATCCGAAGGGGTAGGCAAGGATAGGGAAGCAGCTATCAATTACTTTAAAAATAACTGGGAATCATCTGTTGAATTTATTAAAGAAGCAATGGAAAAACCATCGATTCAAATTGTGTTTGTTGTCTTTTCAACTGCAGGAGGCACAGGATCTGGAATCGCACCGACATTAATTGAACTATTAGATGAATATTTGGATAACAAGACCGTAGTTGCTGTACCTGTGATGCCTGATCACAGTGAAGTGATATTGAATCAATTAAACACCGTTGAATGCCTTCAGGAACTGTCAGAAAAGCAATTGAATATAATTCCACTAGACAATTTTAAAGTGTCTCAAAAGGGCATTAAATCATTCTCAGAGCCAATCCTATATCAAAAGGTGAATAAACAATTTATTGATATGCTTGAAGAGGTTGAAGAGTATACAAACCTTCCATCTAACTTCAGTACATTAGACAAGAAGGACTTAAACCAAATTTTCAATACTCCAGGTGTGACAGTGATTTCGAAAATGGATTTATCTGATTATAACAAAGGAAAATTCGCAAACACTCTACATGACGATATTAAACAGTCATGGCAGCAATCCATTTATAGCGCAGACACTTTTGATTCGTTAGTTAAAGCTGGTATTATTATAGACGGTAATGCAGATTTAACTGATCAGATTAGCTTTAAGAGACTTTTCAGTGAGGGGGAACCATTAGATTTATTTAAAGGATATTATGATACTGGTAAGAATCAAGTGATTTCAATTTTAAGTGGACTAGGATGGATTAACGACAGAATGAAGCAATTAGATGACCTGATTGAATCAAGAAAAGTTGAACCAGTAAAAGAAGAGGTATATGTTCCAAAATTCAATTCAAAATCAGCATTTTTAAAGCAGCAGACTAACACTAACAAGGGTGAGAAACAAGTGAACAAAGGAAGTTACTTAGATAAACTTAAATCATTAAAACGATAAAACTAGGTGAGATGGTCAATTGACTGTCTCATTTTTTTGTTATCGTAAATATTTGAGGACGATATCGTAAAATTGATCAAAAAGTGAAAAAACACAATAATATCAATAGATTTGACGATAATTTGATGTATATGAATGGTGAGTGATCGTAAAGTTGTTGTGGGAGTAGGGAAAAGAGGTCAAATTTAGAAGAAATCGTGAAAAATGGGTGAGCAGAGGAAGGGAGAATCGTTGATATATAAGGCGTTTACGATAGCAAGTACGATAGAAAATAGGCTAAAATCGATAAAATTTAAAGGGTGTGGAAATGGAAGTGCTATGGGCACATTTGTTCTTTGTTTTAGCGTTTTGGATGTTAATATACCCCCCTCTAATGGTAATAGATGGTTATGAATACGACTTATAATTATAGTTATAATGCAGATTCCTTTGTGAGTCTGCTTTTTTATATGTGACCAATTAAATGCACAATTAAATAGAAAAATCAATACTTTATTGAACTAAATTTAAAAATTTTTAAAAAATGATGTGATTTTCAATATTTGTTCCATTATGCGGAACTCTTCGTATGAATAACAGGGGGCAGGAAATCGAAGTGTTATTTTTTATTATTTAATATTATAGGTTATCAAATTTTGTTCCATATGTATTCTCACATTGTCTAAGTTTAACTTAACTAGTCTAATCACCTTATACACACATTTACAATAATATATTCTAATCCTCAAATCCCTAACACATCACCAAATCAATTTTAAGCACACTCACAGCCTCATACAAAGGTTTAAATCACTCACACAACCAATCTATCTAATCATACATAACACACTATACAAACGAATATAAGAACAAAAATAAATATGAATAAATCACATTAATAAACAACAAATTACATACATTAGCACGATTATATGTTATAATAGAAGTATGGAAAGGAGGTGCAAAAGTGCTTGAAAAGGTGACTATAATTATGGCTTTACTAATCAGTCTTACTACAGTCCTAATCAATATGCTTGTAATTATTGAGAAGGTTGTCAGTATCACTAAAAGTATAAGCCAAAAGAAAAAGCGTACACGTAAGCGACCTAGGTCAAGGACACGCAAACGAATACGCCATTAAACACCATTAGACATTGGGAGATACTTCTCCCTTTGTCATCTATATTATAGCACCTTGCAGCACTTTGTAAACATATATGAAGCATAAACAATTATGGTACTCACTAATCACATTCGGTATTACATTCATTGTATTCTGGCTTATTAAAGACTTATTCAGCAGCAACACACGATCATCTGTTATGTGGACATATGCTATTGCTACATTGATCCTTATTATTTCATGGTTGTCTTACTTTGTATTTAAAGGTTTTAAACGGTGAGCGTTAGCTCAGCTCGCCATACATATAATTTGAATAGGGGAGAAAATAATTGAATTTAAACAATATTAAGCCTGGAGATGAATTTAAAAATTATAAATATCTTTGCGATGCTTTATCAGTTGAATGTAAATCAGGCAATCAGAAGAAAGCCCAATTAAATGAATGGGAGCGGTACTTCAGCTTTGTGAAAATTGGACATAGGATTAAGATTAAAGAAGTATATTCTCAACCAAAGCCTAAAACAGACAAGCGAACAAATGGAAACAATAGTAGCGAACACATTAAACATATTGAAAAATTAATAATTGATTTACTTCATCAAGATAAGAATGATGGTGAGTTATTTATTCCAAAGAATATTCTATATAGAGAATTACAGATGACGAATGCTAACTATATGATTGGCAAAAGAAAGCCATTAAAACTTTCTAAGATAACTAATGTGTCTAAAGAAGAGATAAATGAATTCTATACACTTACAGATGGAATGTTGCAACGAAACGTTGAAGCAGCCCTAAAACGACTGAGAAGTAAAGCTTTGATTATGTGGAGCAACAGTCTTACAGTAGGATTCATCAAAACTGAAGCAGCTTTAAATGATTATGGACATATCAAAGCAAGAGAATATAAAGACTTTGATAAATACGGTGATGAACTATACCACTACATGTCAGATGTTCATGAGAAAACAATTCATCGTAAAGCTACAGATGAAGAAATAAAACTTATTCTATCCACTGAAAGGGATCTATTACGTGACTATCAATGCGAATCAATTGCAGAAGTTTATAAAAAAGGCCTGCAGGATAAGTTTTATAAGGAAGTCCATGAAATTTTATTTGATAAAGCAAACATTTATCTATACTATAACTCATTTGAAATTAAGTTTAATAAGGATCATATAAACGAAGAATGGAAAAATGAAAGCATTGGGCTTATGCTTGCTGGAGATAGAAGAGAGGTAAAAGAAAGCTTAAACAATAATGTGCAAGATAGAATTGTCTCAAATGCTAAAGTGAGACATAAGAAATCTGTTCTAACAAAAAGCAAGGGCTATAGACGTAAAAAAGAATATGTTGCCCAAACAAAAAAACTAACTAAAATTTTGATCGAAAAAGACTGTCATATCAGCTTAAAATGAAAAAAATGTCCAATTAAACCCTATATATAAAAGACTATATAGGCTTTAAATGGGCAAAATTTTGATTTTACCTAGGGAGAGTAAGAAAAATAAGACCTTGGGGTGCTGACTTTTGGTCACTTCAACAAGTTGAATTGCCCTTTCGTCCTACACCACCCCAAACCCCTCATAGGACGTAATAAAATTAAAAATAACATACAAAAGGTATTGATTAAAATACAAATTACATATATAATAAAAACATAGAGAAGAACGGAAAAACAACCTAAAGAGAATGGAGAGATTGATATGAAAGCATCAGCATTTGGAATGTCAGCATTTACAGTTTTCGCATATACACTAGACAAAAAAGGAAGAGTGTTTGAAGAAATTGTATGGGGTGAATACAACGACTTAAATGAGGCTAGAAGAGCTATATACCCATATAGAAATGTTAAGGAATTGAAATTTCAGATTGTCTAGATAATTTAACTGTAAATAAAATGAATATTTTAATCGAAATGGAGAGGGTAAAGATGATGTTAATTAAACAAAAAGGCAACAGATACTACAGATACAGCTGGGCTCAAATGAGAAGTTTTCCAATTAAAAAATCAGAAGCATTGGAACTAATCAAAAATGGTGAAGCTGAAATAGTCGAAGCCTTTATTACTGATCCTACACCCCAACCAATCGAAGCAGAAGAAACGAAACAAGCAATTCAAGAGGTTCAAGAAGAAGTGGAAACAACAAATGTTGTAAGTCTAAATTCAATTAGAGAAGCGAAAAATAAAATAGAAAGTATCACAAAAGCAAAAGAACATTTCACAAAAAATATATTGCCTAATCTTAATTCGAATGACATGAAAAATCTTATAAACCTTTCATCTAAAAAAGATATTGAAGGCTTTCAAGAAGAGATGATGAGGATTGTGTTGAGGATGAGTCTTGAAGAATCGACAAAAAAACTTATGATATAAAACTATATAACCACCAACAAACCAAAAGGGAGAGATTGAAAATGACAGCAGTTTTAAAAATTAATGAAGAATTGAATGGAATCGAATTATATTTTGATAATAAGCCAGGAAATGAAACATTGACACATTTAAAATCTAACGGTTTTCGATACTCTGGCTTTAAAAAATGTTGGTGGAGTAAACGTACTAATGAATCTTTAAGAGTTGCTAAAGATATTACTAAAAATAAAATTACATATATTGAAACGAAAAATCAAAATAAAAAAGTGAAAAAGAATGACTTTAACCTCTGGAATGCTACACAGTGGGAACCATTTGAAGTTAATAAAGAACAAGATGTGAAATTGATTTCTAAAGAAATTAAAAAACACCTTACACAACGTTTCCCAGGCTTCAAGTTCTCTGTGAGAACAGGCGGAAATTATATGTACAGCAGCATCGACATAGAAATCAAGAAAACACCGTATGAGAAAAAGAGCGCTTATCTTTCTGCGGTTCGTGTCTATTGTGAAACTTTACTTAATCACTACCGAAACTGTTACGATGCTGCAGATCCCTACACAGATTATGCGGGCAGCTATAATTTTTACGGTAACGTGTCAATCGATTGGGAATATTCACAATCAGAACAAACTGATGGGATTAAAGCTGACTGTGACCTATATGACCAAAAATCAGAAGAAAAGGCAAAAGAGGAAAAACTAAAGAAAGAAGCAGAATTTGAACAATATCTTGAAGAAGAAGAAAGAAGAAAAAAAGAATATCAAAGAAAGCAGCTTGATGAGTCTGAAAAGGCAGAAGAAATAAATTCATCTGTTGAAATTAAAGAGCTTAGTGAAGAAAATCAATATTACGTGATGAATTCAAAATTTGCGAAATTAAACAAGAATAATTCAATAACAGAATATAAAACTGAAGTTGAAAAAGGTGATTATTCCAAAGAAGATGTAAAAATCACTAAAGAAATTCACTTTAATAAAGCTAATGCTTATGAAAATTTCGAAAATATGTTAATGACTAGCTTTGAATTCTTAAACGAAACGGGCGGTAGTTTCACCGAAGATAAAAGGATCAATTCTTATTTAGATTATGACATGATGGACGAATTTGAGAAAAGAACAGTTAAGTGGTTTAGAAAAGGCGTAGCGGTTTATTTTGATGGTGAATTGAAGTTTATTGTGGATGCTCAAGGTCATTCTTATGCGAGATATGTGGGATTAGTTGAGGGCTGTGAAATCAAAAAAACAGTTGAGCAGCAACAAACGTTAAAAGAAAAGGATTTAAAGGAATTAATCACTCAAGCCAATAAAATAGAAGATATTTCAACATCAATTATTGCAGAATTAGACTTGTTGGACACATGGAAAAACGAAGGCTGGAAAGCTTACAAAAAAGCATTGAAAAAAGAAATGTTGTTGGCCAATATTAATCTTTCAAAGAATACTATTCAACAAATTGACATACCAGAACTTAAGCAAAATCTTTATAAGTTGTTGATGGAAGTAGAAGGAATCCAAGAACAATTTGAACAAGCCTTTTTGAAAATGGGTGAAAAATACACGCTTTGTTATATATCTGATTTAGGGTCATTTATTACACAACAAATCACCTTCGATTCTTTTGAGTCAACTAATTATGCTCAGTACGAAAATGCTGTGAAACTTGTCTTTAAGCCTCAAAACAAAAGAAAATTGTACTACACCCATTTTTATTCCGATTTATTAATTTTTAAAGGGTGGCATGAACTTCCTGAAAATGTTTTGAATAATGTTAAAGAATCTAAAGGTTTCTTAACTATATCCAGCAAGTATCATTCTTGTGATAAGAAACAGTTTGATGAGGTATTGAATTATTTCAAAAAACAAGATATAGAACCTATTATAAACACATATCGAACAAATTAAATTTAATAGGGAACGTATAATTAAAACTTGCGTTCCCTTATAAAGGAGAAACTATGTTTAAAGAGAATCCAGATTTTTATCCCACGCCAGCAAGCTTAATAAACAAAATGAATAAAAAAATAGTTTGGAAGAATATTAAAACAGTATTAGAGCCTTCAGCGGGTTCAGGCAATTTGGTGGAAGCAATACATAAACAATTTGATTACACAAAAGCTTACAGACGTGATTTAAAATATGATATCGATGTTATTGAACATGATGAAAATTTGCGCCACGTCTTAAAAGGGAAAAATTTTAGAGTTATTTCTGATGACTTTATATCTTTTAATACATACAAGAAATATGATCTTATATTTATGAATCCTCCTTTCAGTAGTGGAGATAAGCATTTATTGAAGGCTATTGATTTGATTGAATCACAGAATAGAGCGGGGCAGATTGTTTGTTTGTTAAACGCTGAAACTTTAAAAAATCCCTATTCTAATGACAGAAAACACCTGATGAGAAAGTTGACTGACCTTGATGCAGATGTTGAATTTGTAAAAGATGCATTTGCTTACTCTGAAAGAAAGACTAGGGTTGAAACAGCTTTAGTTTATATAAAAATTGATAACGGTGAATATAACAGTGTTCTTTTAGATGAATTGCAAAGGGATGAAAGCCACAAACTTTCAAATGATTATAAATCAACTCAATTAATTGATTCTGACTACATAAGGGGAATTGTTGAGCAATTTAACTATGAGCTTAAAGCAGGCTTGAAACTTATAAATGAATACAATAGTATGAAACCGTTAATCTTAAATAGTTTTAAAGAAACTTCTAAACCGATACTAAAATTAGAATTGGATTCTTCTGCAAATAACTATACAGAAGATATGGAAAACGAATTTATTAAAAGTGTAAGGCAAAAGTATTGGAATACACTGTTTAATAATGCTGAATTCATGAGTCTTTTTACAAGCAATCTAAAGCAAAAATATTTGCAGCATGTCGAAGAGTTAAAAGATTATGATTTCTCATTATTCAACATATATACATTAAGAATACAAATGAGCAAAGAAATGATTCAGGGAGTCGAAGAAACCATTCTAAATTTGTTTGAAGAGTTCAGTCATAAGCATTATTATGATAAAACATCAAAGAATGTTCACTTATATAACGGATGGAAAACAAACAAATCTTATAAAATAAACAAAAAAGTTGTAATCCCACTCAATGGCTATGGTACGTGGGACGGTAAATATGATCCAACTTACTATACAGTTATGGATAAACTCAAAGATATCGAAAAAGTATTCAACTACCTAGACAATGGCCTTACTGACGATGTTAATATTGATGAAGTTTTAAAACTGTCTAAACACTATGGAGAAACGAAAAAAATTAATTTGAAATATTTTTACTTAACATTTTACAAAAAAGGGACATGCCATATTGAATTTAAAAATGATGAGATTTTAAAGAAGTTCAATATTTTCGGAAGTCAGAAAAAAGGGTGGTTGCCACCATCATACGGTAATACAGAGTATACTGAAATGAACGAAGAGGAAAGAGCGGTTGTCAATGAATTCGAAGGTGAGAGAGAATATAGCAAGACAATGAAAAACAAAGGTTATTATATGTTAGATACATCAAAGGTTTTAATGTTAACATAAAAATATAAATAACATATAAAAACCATTTACAATAATACAAATTACATATATAATAAAGATATAGAAAAACCGCAGATGAAGTAAGTCATCGGGTGCTGAGAGGGACTAAGATGAAGAAATATAATCAAAAGAAAATTCAAAATGAAGAATACAGCATTCAAGAAGAAACAGGTTATAAGGTCATTTATAGAGTCCACTCAGCAGCATCTGAGCCAGTCGCCGTCATTTATCCTGGAACAGAACAAGGAAGATTCAATATTGACGTACGGTATCTAGATAAAGAGTTTGGATTCAAAAGTGAAGAAGAAGCGGTAGGAACCGCCATACATCTTCATGAGAAGGTTTATGCAGCCTTGGTATCGAGATTAAAATAAAATTCTAATTTTATATAGAAAAGAGGTATTGATGTGAAAAATTACCGAGGTCATACACTTAATAGAAATCAAGCAGAGGCATTAAAAGAAGTAATACTTGCTATGGGAAGTTTACAAGAGAAAGCACAGGAAAAAGAGAAGTGTTCAACTGAATCAGTTGATAATTTAATCTGTAAAGTTGAGAGTTTTTTAAATGAATTAGAAGCAACTGATCCGTTAGTAATAGGGGAGATCATTGATGATAAGGAATATCACCAATGAGATAAAATGTTTCTTTTATACATAATGGAATTGTTTTTAATAAAGGGGGATGATTATTATCGCAAACAAAGGAGATATTCTTGTATTCAAAGACGGTCAAGAATGTATGGTTGTCGAAAATAAAATAAGTCAAGGCAGCTACAATGAAAAAGGCGAATACCATAGCTGGGATGACAGTAGGTGGATTTTAGTTGATTTGGCAACAGGAAGTGTTGTCTTACATTATCGCTACAATATCCGATATGAAGATGGATTGCCCTATATACCTTTGTGGGGCGGGGTTACAAAAGTTAAAACAAGGGAGCAGAATAAATAAGTGCGCTTGAATGAAAATTAGATAAAACATGAGTTTTAAACAAATAAATAACATATGATTTAAGGGGTGTTGATTATGGATTATAAAGAAATGTTTGAAGTGAAGGAAGAAATCAGAAAAAGTATAGAGGAAGCAGCTAAAAAAGCTGCAGAAACAGTATTTGCGAGCATTGATAAGGAAACATTCGAAAGTGCTGTCATAACAGGGTATATCGCTAGGAGAGTTTTTCAAGAAGCTTTTGATTTTAAGTATGAGACTCTGCTAATGGTCTCTGATGAAATAAAACCTGCATACGTAGTGAGTGGTAAAGAATGAAATCAATTCAAGAGCGGTTATTAAAACGGCGGGATGATTTAATCAGTATTGCTGTGTTTAGTCTATTGGCCATTATGCTGCTTTGTGCATTTGTTTATTCAGGATAAATTATAAATTACATATACGAAAGAGGTGGATAGTATGCGAGAAATAATCAAGAAAGAACTTTCAAAACCAAACATGCACAATATGTTTAAATGTTGGGCTGATCAGGAACAAATTTTAGATGAACTTGAAGTAGGGTACTTAGGTTTTGATGGCAGCGTAGAGGAATACTTAAACCATAAATTAAATTACTAAGCTTCTACATAAAAAGGGGAATGGCCAGTGCCAATTGGAAAACAATTAAAACAAAAATTAGCTAACACAAATGCTTTTGAGAAGAAACATAATGAATTCTTAGAAGAAATTAAAGAATTTAAAAATAATAAAGAACTCCAAAATGAATATAAACGTGTTCAAGATACTCTAAAAGAGAGAGAGGAGGAAACGAAAATATGAGAGATTCATGTTCGTTTATATGTTATGATATATATGGCACTTAGGGTGAATTTTAGGTAATTCAAAAGGGGAATATCATGAACATTTTAATATTTTTTGTTGCTGTTCTTGTGTTTAATTTCATATATAACTACTATAAATATTTAAGTTGCAAAAAATATATTGAATGGTATGAAAAGTGGTGCGTATATCCTGATTTTGATGTGAATTTGGTTGAACACAAATCAGTTGTAAAATCACTTGTTGAAAATGCTGGAATAAAAAATACTAAAATTCCATATGAGCAGATGGGAATAAGCTCTAAACAGTATATGCTTATTGATTTTCTTGATCAATTTCCAGCGAGAGAAAAAAGTATCGCCTTTCCCATCTTGAGAGCAATAGCTGAAGCAAAAGGTGTATATAAAAAAAGAATGGGCTCTTCATATAATCCATTAGCATGGATTGAATTCGCCATATATTTTCCAAGTAAGATTTTAAAATTTATTGGATCTAGAGAAGAAAGTGCAATTTCAAAAATCCTCAATTTTGTGTGGTGGATAGTTGGGGTTATTATTATTCCAATTCTAATTGCTACTTATACATCAGAATTAAGCATCTTTATAAGAAGCGTTTTCGAAAAAATCTCTGAATTTTATTAAATTTAAAAGCAAAAAACAGATAAAAGAAGTATTTCATTTAGAAGGTGATTAAACATGATTATTGAAGCAATTAAAGTTGGAGGTTAAGGGTTATAGGAGGTGAGATTATGGCTGATATTCGCCCAGGAGGATAAGAGGGGAGGGATTAAACCCTCTTTTTCATTCCGCATTTGGCGCATTTACGTATGAATTCACCTTTTGATATAGTGGACTTAAATTGAGCTGTATCACAATTGTCGCATCGTCCACTATTCTTATCAGGGTGTTCTCGTATGTCGTAGATCTTTTCTAAATCAATTTCTTTCAACATGATTTAATTTCTCCTTAGAGCAAGTATTTAAGTGTTTATTATAGTATATGATCAAACAAAATTAAACTCCTTATAATAAACAACAAATTACATATATTCAGTTGACACAGAATTGAAATTATAGTAAATTTATTGTAGGGAGTGGGATCATATGAATCTTAAAACATACATAAAAAATAAATGTGAAAATGATTCTTCTTTGGCTATGAAATTAGCTAAGATAGCGGGCTATTCGGATAGAACTGGCCTTTACAAATTTTTAAATAGCTCTAACAAAGAAATGGATGACTTGAGCAATCTTATAAATTTAGTTAGAGAAGTTGATCAAGAAAGAGAAATTGAAATAATTAGCACCTATATCACAACACTCGACCCTAACAAGTCGGCTGCGAGACAAGCTGTAGAATATTTAGATGCTAATCAACTTGGTGAAGAAACAGATGAACTTGTTGTTAAATTATGCAACGCCAGCAACGCATTAAGCAAAGAGTGGGGGAATGTATATCGCATACATAGAATGCTCACAAAAGGTGAAATTGATTTAACATCTGCTATCAAAGAAACTGGCACTATAAAAATTAAGAGTGAAGAAATGTTTGTATTTGCAAGGATGATGACATTATATGAATACCTAAACTCAGGTGAGTTTGGTCTAATGAAGAGTACATCAGCATATATTGATCTTTCTAATTTAAAAAAGGGGTATGTTAAAGACTCTTTTAGTTCAAGGTATTTGCTGCTTATGGCCAACGTGTTTTTAAATGACAACAATTTAAAGCCCCTCAGAGACTACTGTGATCAGATTATAACTGAAGATGTTAAGGTGAATCGGTTTCAAGTGTTTGCTCATCTGACCTGCGGAAATTCTTATGTATTTGATGATTATAAGAAAGCAAAAACATACTACATCAACGGTTTGAAATTCGCTAAAAATAGTTTTCATAAATACAAACTTACATCAGCTTTGGCATTTTTAGAAAACATTTGGGAAGTAAGAGAAAATAAATATCTCGAACAGGAACCTAAAAATGATTCTGATTATATAGAACTTGCACATCACTTTATGCTTAATGATCAGACAGATAAAATGATGGATGTGTTCAATAAATTAGATTCAACTACTATGCATGACAATGATTTAGGGTTCCTGTACTACGTTAAAGGTATATTCTATAAAGATAAAGGCTGTTTCTTGAAATCAGTTAAACATTTCAAGAAATCAGATGATAAATATTTTATTAAACTGCCTTTAATTAAATTAAAGAATATGGGCATAGAAAATGAAATTTTAGAACTTTTGGCTATTTGAGTTTTAAGCTTGAAAGGAGGTGAGATATATGAAGAAATTAGTTATGGCTTTAGTTTTAGTTGCAGCGGTAGCAGGCGTATTCTCTGGCACACAGCAATCAATTGCTATGGATGCTGAAAAAGTGTCAACATCATCTGCTTCTAGAGGAGCTTAGTAATCGTTTGTAGTTAAGGGATAGAAATATCCCCTTTTTCTTGAAATTTTAAGAATGACAATATATAATCTAATGAATAATAGTGGTACATAATATGACGTATAACCCTTTAGGGGTTTGCGTCATTTTGTATTTTTAAGACAATATGCCAATTTTTCCGAAATTGAATAATGATCTTACAAAAGCACATTGAAAATGTGCTATTTGTCGTGAAAAAAGCTTTACATATAAGTTTTTATCCATTAAACTATAAATAAGACATACGGAAATATGTAATTTAGGAGGAGAATTATGTTAGCTGCTAGAAAAGACAATGTTATAAATTTCAATAAAACTGTTTATGCTCGTAAGATAGATAAATTCGGGGGAGAATGGTTTAATCACCAAGAAAACAAAAATAACATAGATAAGGAATTTAAAAAAGAACAAATTAGAAAGTCGATGATTGAAGGATATATGAAATTATTGAATAGTTAGGAGGTAAGGCCAGTGATTGCATCACCAGAAAAAAGCTGTGCGGACATTGAGTATCAATACGAAATAATCAACAGCTTAAAAGAAGAACTTGTATATTTACGCAGCATAAGTTTATCAATTAATTCACCAGTTGCTCTATATAAGGTTAAACAAGCTGTATTTGAGTATTTAAAACAAATAGATGAGTTTTCTTTTAATCAAACCGTATTGACAAACACTTACACTGGAGATCTTCTCGCAGCCTACCGTAAGAGAATGGAATTTATAAAAGAACTTCGCAAATCCGTTGAGTATGAATTTGAATACTTTATCACTACATAAATTTAACACCAATGGCCAGGGCATCTAAGATACATAAGCATTCGAAGGAGATGTGCCAGTGCCTAATAACTTACTAAATATTATAGAACAATCGAACAAAACTATAGATAGTGTAGCTGCTGAATCAGGTATTCCAGTGAAAAGACTAGAACAAATTATATATAATCCTGAAGAGGCTAGGTTAATTGAAATGGCAAAAATAGCGATTGTTCTTAATTCAACAATTGAAGAATTAATGTGAAGGAGGGAGAAAAATGAATTCGAAAGCAGTTCCATTAAAGGAATACACTGTATATAACGATATCATGACCTATCTAAAAAAGATTGATGATGAGGGGTCGGTAGGAAACACGAATCACTTTGCAAAAGCAAAAAGAAGGCATAGTGTATTTGAGACAAACACTGCTGTAAACTACTATGGGGACATTAAACAATTTTTTAAATACCTTAAACCTGAAGTGGGTATAGAGTTCTTAACTCCCGAAGATATTGAAATCACCTCAATTGACTTAATAAATTTTAGGAAACATCTGAAAGAAGAAGGTTTAGCTAATTCAACAATCAACCGTAAAGTGATATCAGTTAAAGGCTTATACAAGTTTCTTAAGTCGGTTAGTACTTATTCTTCTTTAATTGATTTAAGTCAATTTGGATCAACAAAGAAGCTAAAAGAAATATCTAAGAGTTACGGTAAAACAACTCAAACTGAAGCAGAGAGAATTGCGGATAACATGCTGCTAGAGCGTGAGAATGGCTTAAAAAAGAAGCTACTAACAAAATTTTTAATTCGTACTTCTTTTAGAATTGAGTATGCACTTACTGTTAGATGGATGGACATTAAAAAAATTGACGGCGAATTTTATAAAGTAGAATCCTTGAATAAAGGGGCTTATGTAGTTTCTACAGGCCTTCATGAAAATTTTTTAAATGAGCTGAGACAATTAAAAAAACAAAACAGTATGGATAATGATTTAGTGTTTAGCGGTTTAACATCAAGATCCTTTAGAGAATCCTTCAATAGAGCTCTGGATAGATTAGGAATACCAGCCTCAAGAAACCTTAAACCTCACTCATTAAAAGGCGTGGGGATTGACATAGCGTATGAAGAGTCCGGCAATGATATAAGGGTTGCTATGGCTCAAGGAAATCACAAAGATCCTAAGACTCCATTGAGATATTTAACTAAAAACGAGAGTATCGAAAATTCTGCGGGTATATTGATGGATAAAGAAGTAGATTTTACATTGATTGAAAGTGCCACAAAAGAGGATTTTGTCAATTTTTTTAGAAAAGCCGATAGGGGAACTATGCAAAAGTTCCTAGAATTTGTGAGGTAAGTTTACATTTAGATTAATTTTATGACTATAAATTGATTTAATATAATTTGTTTGTTATTTTTGTTTTAGAAGAGGTGTGTATTTGTATGAATAACTTAGTAATTTTTGATGATGAAAAAGATACGCTTCTAAACGAAACCATTGAAGTGTTATTGCAAAAAAATAAACATGACAAACATTTTAGGGAAAGACTTCAAGACATTCTTTCTAATAAAGGTGTTTCACCTGGGGAAACAATGAATCTTATTATTAGATTTGGGAGACAGGAAACACTTCGAAAAGAAGAAAAATACCTTCTAGCTTCAGGTATATATGAAGTGACTAAAGATGAAAAGATTAATCCCGTAAATTATTTCCCAGAAAGAATAATTCAAGAAATTGAAACAACGTGGGAAGGTGTCTCACAGAATAATACCAGTGAGTTGAATTTTCCTATAACATTTAAGGATGTTACTAAAGTAGATGACAACAACTACACATTCTTACTTAAAAGAAGCGAAATAGCAAAGATGTATGAAAACCATTTGCTTCAATACAATCCAAGAACTCAAAGAACTAGTGAGACTAAAAATTTTGAGTTCTTGGGTGGGGAAATACCGATTCCTGAGCTTAATCAAGAAGCGGTAGAACAGATTTCGCAAAAAGCAATTGATGGTACATTGATAAGCTCAACATTAATATTTAATGCAAGATTTGGGTCATCTTCTGAGGGTATTGAGATATCTTATGATACAAATGAGAGAAGCTTAACGGTGATGAAAGATACCTTGGTTGATGTAATTGATGGTTATCATCGTATTGTTGGTATTTCTAAAGCAGTAAGGTCTGGCAGCTTTGATGACAAACAAATGAAAGTGGATTTTTACAACGTAACTCAAAAAGTTGCTAGGCAGTTATTTGGGCAACATAACACGATGACACCAGTTAGACTATCGAAATTAAAAGAAATGAATGAAGAAAATCCTGTGAACAAAGTTGTTACTCATATTCGAGATAACAGTGTAATTGGTCAAAGAATAAGTTTAGATCATGATGTGATTGCAACTCAATCAGATTATTTGTATTCCTTAAATGATGTAGCAAGTGCAATGGAGGCAACAAAATTCCCTAAGTTACTGAAAGATCAAATAGCTGTAAGGAAAATTGGAGTCTTTTTGGTTGAATTCTTTGATGAATTAACTGAGCTGTATTATGAAGAATTTCTAGGAGACAAATTTGAGCAAAGCAAAAAAACTGTAGTAATTAATAAAAACATTTTGGTTGGGTTCATGGAAATAGCATATTTTATGTACACATCTGGTATTAGCGCAAAAATGGCGCAACAAATAATTAAAAAAATGAGACTTAGCTTTATTAGAAGTAATCCAGAGTTAAAAGAGCACAAAATCTTAAATAAAAAGAATGAAGTAACCCATAGTAAAAAACATGTTATTAAATATTTCCAATACAAATTGAATGAAGTAGAAGGTGTATAGCTTTGTGGTATAACAAGGAGTTTAAGAAAACATATTTAGATACATTAAGTAGTGAAAGTCTACAAAAGCAAGCCTCTCTTTTATTTAATCATTCACAAAAAGAAGAAAAAATAAGGGATAAAGACTTATTTGATTTCACAACAGATGAAATTTTGAATGTGCTAAGAGCAATGTACTCAACTTCTCTTGGATCTTTGGAAACATTCTTATACACCATGATAACCTATATAGATTGGTCAATTGCAAATGGTGTTACTAAGGGTAGTAATAATTTAGCTAGGTTGATAAAAACTAATGATTTATTATCATGTATAGATTCAACTTTAAAATTATATATAACTAAAAATGAATTAGAAAAAATGTGTGCAGAATTAATTAATGCTCAAGATAGGGCATTGTTTAGATTGCTTTTTGAGGGCATATTAGGTTACGAGGCAAGTGAAATGACCAGTCTTAAAAGAAGTGACATAGAAAAAGCGTTAAATAATAATAATATGCTAACTGTGCATGATTCGAAATTTGGAGAAAGAACAATAAAAGTAGAGAAAGCAACCTTGCAAGACTGTCTTGAAGCAAACCTTGAAACAGAATATAGACCATTGAATGGGAAACCAGGGCTAAGAAAGCCATCATTAAGTTTAGTTGATAATGAATATGTAATAAAAACAAAACAGACTAATGCAATTGGGCAAGGGCAAGCTTCGAGAACTGTAGTAAGTTCTACTTTTAGAAACCTTAAAGAAATTTTTGGTTTTTCATTTTTAAGACCCATAGGTATAGTTAAGTCAGGCCTTCTATATGAGGGTTATAAGCTAATATTAAAAGGGGAAGAGTTGGACAGAAAAGCTCTCAATCAAATATATGAAGGAAGAAAAGTGCAGGCAAATGATTTAAATCAAAAAATTATCTCGGATCGACGAGAATTCATGAATGAGGAAACCATAAGAAAATATTACGCAGATGAACTTAAAGAAGAAGGCAAATCTATATGATTTGTCTTCTTTTTATGAAAAATTCTAAATAATTTCCCTATTCGACAAAAAAAGACAAAATATTGTGTATACAACCTGTTATGCTTATAGTAGTATAGTCTTATCAGTGAATTCGCTGATAATGGAGGTGCACTGAGACAATGGTCTCAGTTAATCAATGTCTTATCCTAAACTCGAACAAATCGTCAATCCTGCAGCCTAATGCCATAGCGATCTTAGCTGCTGTTTTAATACGGATGTCTACAGGTTGATTGATTATTTGGAAGATGGTTTGTGGTGTCAGGCCAGTGGCTCTTGCCAAATCAGCCTGTGTCCAGTTTTTTTCCTTTAGCAGTTTAGGAATATGACATTGCCCGATCTCTACATTTAACATCGGACAACCTCCAGTTTTGGTGTTAAAATGTACAAGCTCTATTACATATCATACCAACTTAACCAGAATAAAAAAAGAAAAAAATATTGTAGCCAATATTAGAGCGAAGATGTATAATTAGAACAAGAAACAGAACACACGTTCCTTTTATGTTGCAGGAGACTAATTAGATAGGGAGAAATGAGTATGGCTAATAAGTTTAAAGCCTGCTTCGTTATAAGCGCTGATACATTCATAGATATTGATGATGTTGAAAATGCTGAGGCTGCGTATAAAAAAGCGGAATTGGTTATGACACCTTATGAATTAACAACAGATATTATATTAAAAATTGGTGACAGGGAAATAAAATTAGAAACTGGATGTTTGGATATCACATTATTAGATGATGTTGAAGAAATAGATTAAACCCAAAATAACATAAATCCAACATCTAAGATTGTAAGCACCTTGTTTTCGGATTGGAAAGAAGATAGCTAAATATGGCAAATGTCATTATTAAGAGAAAAGACTACCAGGATATTAATCTAAAAATCAATGTGGACAAACTAAGTGACATGGAATTCGCCTTTGAACTTGTATTATCGGGGAAAGAAAATAGTATTACGATAACAATGAATCCCTCAGACTTGATACAGCTGAGGGATAAAATTAATGAAACAATTTTTAAACTGTCATAAGAGCAAATAATGCTCTTATTTTTATGTAAATAAGTGAAACAAAAATAACAAATTTCTATTGACAATGAAAGGAAGAGTATCGTAGTATTAAATTACAAATAACATACATTAACAAGAAAGGAGTTCTGTTTGGAAATATTAGAATCAAAGTTAGAAAAGATTGAGGGTTCGATTTCTAATTTCAAAAGAAATTTGAAGGAAGGTAAGACTGAAGCTATTGGAGACATTCACTCAATAATTGAATATGGATATGAAATGCTTTACATATACGAAGCAGCAACTAAAGAAGATAAAATGTAAGTTTTATTTAGACTCTAGGAGGCGAATGCTATATCTTAAAGGATCTTTTATTCGAAATTAAAAATACAAATTACACACATGTAAAAGAGTGATATCTGAAATGTTTCACATTAAAAATGGTGAAGCTGAAAGCAGGGATACATTGATTAAGTCAATTAGATTTATTGATGAAGAAGTCTCATATTCCATTGGAGATAGTGTGGAGGGCTTCTTGGGCGCTAAGATATATTCTATCTATGACTATCGTGAAGAGCCAGAGAAAGCGTTCTGGATTCATTTAGATAATGGTGAACAGTTCTTTGTAAATAAGGGGAAAGTAATTGTAGAACATTATGAAGGAGGAGAGTATATCGACTAAGAAATTTGAGTTATCAGAGATGCAACAGGAAGCTGTAAGGATTATTGAAGACTGGTTTAAGAATTCAAAAAAGAAATCATTTTTCCTGGCAGGGTATGCTGGAACAGGAAAAACAACATTAGTTGAGTACATAATTAAAACAATGCGATTGAAAGATAGCGAAGTGGCTTTTGCTTGTTATACAGGCAAAGCGTCCTTGGTAGTAACAAGAAAAGCAAACGGAAAGTATACAGCGAGTACCATACATAAACTTATTTACAACGTGAGAACGGATAGAAATGGTGACTTACATTCTGAGAAAAAATCTAAGGATGAGCTATCTCATTTAAAACTCATTGTGATTGATGAAGCTTCAATGGTGGATGGGAAGATCATGAAAGATCTGAAGTCATTTGGTATCAAAATTCTATTCATTGGAGATACAGGACAATTACCACCTGTATCACAAGATGGAATTGAAGATTTCATGGCTATGTTTAACAATCCAGATTTCACCCTTACTGAGATTCATAGACAGGCAGCTGAAAACCCTATAATTAAATTGTCCATGATGGCTAGAACAAAACAAGAAATTGCTACTGGGGTATATGGAGAGAACAAAGAAGTTGTTGTCATTGATAAAGTAACGTGGGAATCGCATAAAAACAGATTATATAAAACTGCTGATCAAATCATTTGCGGGTTCAATAAAACAAGGTCACATATTAACGATGAGATTAGGGAGCTTTTGGGTTTCGACTCAATTTATCCAATGATCGGCGATAAAATGATATGCCTGAAGAATGATTGGGATAAATCAGTTAACGATTATTCTCTAGTTAATGGAATGACTGGTTATGTACATAAAGTATATAGCAGTGATGAAATTAAAAGGGATCCTAAATATGAGTCAACAGTTATTGATTTTAGACCAGACTTCACAGATGAATTTTTCAAGGAGCTTTATATCCCAAATGATTCAATTGGGAATCCAAGTTTTAAATTATTGCCTTATGATGAATCTGATTACAATCGTTTTGATTTCGGATATGCAATTACCTGTCATAAATCTCAAGGGTCACAATGGGACAATGTTGTTGTAATAAACGAAGTACTAAATCATGAAACACATTATAGATGGCTTTATACAGCTATCACTAGAGCAGCTGAAAAACTTATACTTGTTGTTTAATTAAGGGGGAGAGAGATGGAAAAAGTAATTGTATACACTGATGGCGGTTGTAGAGGGAATCAAAATAAAACAAATGTTGGTGGCTGGGGAGCAGTCTTATCATATAAAGGGATAGAGATTGAATTGAAAGGCAGCAAGCTAAACACAACAAACAATGTGATGGAATTGAAAGGCGTAGTTGAAGCTTTAAAGCATATAAAGACAAATAACATACATATTGAAGTTTATACAGACTCTGCATACGTGGTTAATGGCATGAATAGTTGGGTGAAGAATTGGATTAAAAACAATTGGCGTAAATCAAACAAGAAACCAGTCGAAAACAAGGAGCTTTGGATGGAATTAAACGAACTTGTTAAGAATCAAGCGTCAGTCACATTCTTAAAAGTAAAAGGGCATAGTGGTGATGCAGGGAATGAAAAGGCAGATGAGTTGGCCAACCAAGCAATGGATGAACTTGAGAGTGTGACACCATGAATGTTAGAGAGAGGTTTTTGGAAAACAATATTCCATACGACCGTATCGACATACAACTAATTAACTTAATAGACATTCTAAATTTTAAGCTAGGCTTGAAAACTCGACACTGCTGTTTTGGACATGAACCACTGGAAGAAATCTATGTAATTTTTGAAGATGATGTCAATCAGAAAGAGAATATGATATTAGAGATTGCTGAATTAGCAGGAAGAGAATGGATGGAACTTCATCTAAGTTTTAAAAAATGGGCTAGGTTTTCACCATTGATGTTTAATTGGCAGCTGGTGTTATCAAAAGGATTTGAGGATCCAGAAGACGATAAGAAATATAAGTACCTTAAAAAAATTGAAGAATTCTTTGAGAAATATGCTGAAAAAGTTAAATAAAAGATGCATTTCATACTAAAAATGATTAGGCGATATATTAACAAATGGACGCCTCCTTATCCATGTCATGGTTGCCTATAGTATACTATCCAATATACATAACTAAATCTGCCTAATTAAATTAACCTTTAATTTAAATGAAAGCAAAACATTTTACTTAATCTTAAACAATGAAAAGGAAGGGATTTTATAATGGGTATATTCTTAGATGTATTAAATTGGATCATTTCTAACACAGGGAATTTAGGGATGTTTATATTAACAATATTCATAGCATTTTATTCTAAAAAATCTTCAAAGGCTAGCTTAGAAGCTTCACAACTGGCTAAAAAAGAATATGAGAGTAAGAAAGAGCCAGAAATAATAATCTATTTTGAGCTAAATGAGCATAGATTAGATTTTAAAATGAAGAATATTGGCAATGGAGTAGCGACTAATGTTACCGCCAGTTTAGAAGAGAAGAGTGGCAATTTCCAGAAAAGTTATATGTGTAAGATTAAAAATGGCCTCTTTGATACGATTATAAAAACTTTCGCACCAGCTCAGGAGATCAATGGTATTGCAGCTGAAATTTCAGATATTAAAGATGATTCTGGGTATCCTGTGTTTACATGTAATTTTAGTTACTACGATATGAATGGTAATCAATATTTTAGAAGCTATGATTTTGATTTGAACTATATAGGAGGGTTAGTTTGGACTAAGAAAACAACCTTAAAAGAAGTCACTGAAAAATTAAAAGGAATCAACAAAGAAATAAAAAAACTCAATGATAAAATCTAAATTTATTGAAATGAAACTTTTACATGTTGCCAACAATATTTGTAAAGATTTATTAATACAAAGATGATTAGACATTAAAATCCGTTGGCAACGTGTACAGTATTAAAATAAAAAGACTGTTTTAACAGAAAGGAGCTGATGAATTGCCAATCGATTTCAAGAAATTATCTAAACAAATGTCTGATCCTGAATGGATTAAGCAGCAAGAGAAAGAAAGAGAAGAGGAAAAACGCACTTTTGAAGAAAGTGAAAAAATAAGACATAAAACAGTATGCTTCACAGGTCATCGGCCACAAAAATTAGGTGGGTATGACATGAAGAATCCAACAATGCTGAAGTTAAAAGAAAAGCTTCTAGAAGTGATTGAAAAATTGATTGAAGAAAATGAAAGTGAACGATTTATCACAGGCGGTGCTTTAGGTGCTGATACTGCTGCTTTCTGGTGTGTACATATTATGAAAGAGAAGTACCCTCATATCAAAAATATTGTTGCGGTGCCATTTGAAAATCAAGATAAGAAATGGTCTGCGGAACAACAGACCTGGTATTGGAAGATGCTTGATAAAGCAGATGAAGTAATCAAAGTAGATGAAATTAAAAATTACAAAGACAACTCAGTTCCAACTGGAGAATATTCAATTGAAAAGCTAAGTCGAAGAAACGAGTACATGGTGGATCACAGTAAGCGTATTGTAGCGATTTATGATGGAAGCAGGAGCGGTACATCAAACTGCTTATACTATGCTCAGAATAGATATTTAGGTCATGAAATATGGAGACTGTATCCACAATATGATTTTCAATTAGACATTTACTATACACCAAGTTAAGATATTTATAAAAATGCATGAAGGAGGTGTGAAAATTGGAACTTGTTAACAATAAAATTTACTTAACTGAAGAAGTAAAAGAAATTTTTGGAGACGTTGTTGAGACAGCGTACATAGAAAAACAATCTTATGAAGATGAGGATACATTCAAAAATTTCTTTAATGTTTTTAAGCGAGAAATGGAGTCACAAATAGGAGAATTAATACCTGATGAATGGAATCCAATTAGGGTTGAATTAACTAATGGGAAACGATTTGAAATATGGTCTTCTGAAAGAGGCGGAGGTATCTCAGCAATAAAGAAAGAGGGAACACAGTAAAGAGTGGGTGCCATTTGAAATTCAAAAGGGAAGAGAATGCCTTAGAATGGCTTTTCCTACTTGTGCCTAAAGAATTAACAGATTTAGAGTAAAATCAATAAAAGGATTATTTCAAAGGAATTGGGAGGGGAAGCATGAAAACAGTTGTAACAAACTTAATGGCCAGAGATATTATTTTAGACATTATCGATGAAAAAACATCAATTAGAACTCCAGAGGAGTTGGCAGATTATCTTTTGAAACATAGAGATAATGAAACCATTTTTATTGAAGGATGGGAAAGTGCAGCTGACTTAGAACCGTTTGATGATTCTGAGTGGGATGACTAATTAAGGTGTATAAATTAACAAATTACATATATTTTGTATGTCTAACAGCAAAGTTCAATCTAATCTGGTATAAGATGCACCATAAAGCGGACATAAACATCTTTGAGAACTGCAGCTGGAAGTCGTATGTAGCCTATAAACAATATAAGAAGGATGGTGAAAGAAGTGGACAAGGTAATTTTTAAAAAAGACATTGCTCTTGCAGAGTATCCATATAACTTACAATTCTTAAAGGACAAAGAATATGAAGTTCTTGATGAGGATAAGGAATATATTTATGTTGGACATAAAACAAATTCAAATCAATGTACTAAAGTTCCAAAGACAGATGAAGGTACATTGTTTGAATATAAATAACACATATCTTGAGGGAGATAATACATATGAACAATATGAAGAAATTGATTAAAGAAAACGTTAAATTGAAAATGAAGCTGGCAGCTAACGAAGAAGCAATTTTGAAAGAGAAGGAAAAAATGAGAAACAACAAATTGATTAAAATCATGATGAATGATCGACATGCAGGTTTAACAGTTTAGATGAAATCGTGATTTTAAGGAGAATGTCGCTTTTGATAAATAAAATTAAGGAGATGAGAAAATGAATACATATGTTGTCACCGAGGAAACAGAAGGATGGCGTTACTTAGATGAAATAATAAAACAAACTATTTATGCGGGCTCAGATAAGCAATCTGCATTTGATTGCAACGTTTATACTAAAAAAAGTAGGCTTATATTAGATGTCTGGTTTAATGGACGTTTGGTTAAATCATTTAGTAGATCTTTTGAAAAAGAGTGGACATTGTTCTTTGATCAGTTAGCAATAACAAAACATGAAATTGAGGACTATAGTGAAAAATTAAGTAAAGCGCAAGATACTTTGAGATTAATCGAAGGCGCTCAAAAAATTTAAATAAAAGATAGTTTTTATAAATATGAATGGGGGATAGATGATATGACTTTAAATGACTTATTGAAAAGAGTTTCGGAAGAAGATAAGGATAAAATGCTTTTATATACTGATGGAAAGGGTTGGGCTAATGTAAATATTCGTATCGATGACAGTAATATTTGGATTTTTGATGACGAATGCAACAGCCCATTTTCATCTGATAAATAAACAATGAGTTTTTAATGAAGGGGGTTAGTAATTTGAAAATTGAAAGTGTTGATGACTTAGATATTTTTATCAAACCTAATTCGTTAACTAATCTAATTAAAGGAAAGAAGATACGAAAAAAGTTGCTTGATAATGGGGTGAAAGTTGAGATTAAAAAAATAAAAATTCCCGTAGTAATGGAATTCACAACAACAAAAATTTCCTTTGTTTTTCATCGTCCACCCACAATTGAAAAGACAGCTATGAGTGAAATAGTTCATAGCCTTAGTGATGTCGTATGGAAAAAACATGATTGCGGTCAATGTTATGAATATGTTAATTGCTGAGTAAGAGCAGAGAATAATGAGCTAATTTAAATATAAATTTAAGCAGTATCCATAAAAGGCTTTATTAACAAGTGGCTAAGGGGTTATGTAACGGAGAGATCAAGCTCTCCATGATTCGAAGGATGGTATACGGAGTTTGCCGTGCTTAGTCTTAAATCTGTGCTTAACCTTACATACAATAGGATCTATAAATACATATTTGTCAGATTCAGATTTTACTTGTTTCATAGAGTGGAATTTACTTCGTTCTTCACGTGGCATAAATTCCATAAATCCAGCTGATGATCCATCTGGATAGGAAAGAAGGAATTTTATATCTTCCTTTGTAAAGCCCGTAATGAGAACTTCGGTGTATTCATAATTAATGACTTTAAGCCAATTGTGAGACCGTTTATTTATTTCATAAGGAGAGTCAGATCTTTTGAGTACGATTCCCTCTAAATTCTTTTCTTTGACCAGGTTGAAGTAAGCTAGTCCGTTGCCTTGAATTCCTGAGACTACAAAGACATTAGGGTGATTCAGTTCAAGCGAATAAAGAAGGTTCTTTCGCTCACTGAGCGGCTTAGCTGCAATACAAAAGCCATCTTTAAAAACAACATCAAAGATACAGTAAACAATATTATGATCTGATTTTTTGGACATGAAACGTTCCATTATAGACTCAAAGTCAGGAGCACCATTTGGATCAGCTACAATAACTTCACCATCGAGAACTGTACCATTTGGGATATCTAAATCCAAGAGCTCTGGGAATTTACTTGTTACTTCGTTGTTATGTCGGGTGAATAGCTTTATCTGATCATTAAATTTAGAAAGAATGAGTCTTATTCCATCAAATTTAAGCTCTGTAATATAACTATCATCATCGAATGGTTTTTTGATCGAATGCAATAACATTGGCGATACGAACAAAATATCACCTCCTACATATATCATATTAACTAAGAGACGGTGTTATATAAAGCGAAAGGGCAGTGGTACTTACTGGGATTGTATATGCATTAGCGATTGTGAATAATACGAAAAATTAAAAAGGAAGTGATGCAATGTCTATAAAACCACTTAAAAGAGTGATAATTAAAAGCACTGAAGATGGAATTGAGATTAGCAGATTGCCAAATAATGAAGAAATAGTTAGTAAAATCAATGAAATTGTAAGTTTTGTAAATACCTTGGATAATAAAAAAGCCGATAAGCCAATAAAAAATCTATTTTAATAAATAAGAAACGGGTGATGCAATGTCTGTAGTTGGAACTGAGCAAGTGCAGGTGTATATCGAAGGAACGTGGATTGAACAGTCATTTGAAAACTTAAAAAGTGGCCAAATATTTAAAATGCTGCATGAAGAAGGCATCGGTGTTTACACTGCGGTTAGCAACGCTTGGTACGATGAGTTATACGAGCAGTGGATGGTACATATTGAAGAAGATCACGGTGGATTAATTAGAAAATAACATATATCAATTAGATTAAAACAGAGATTTCAAACAAAATAAAAAGAAGGTTATTCCTCCTTTTTAAATGTATTTAAGTCTAGACTTCTCATACCGCAACTTAGACAAGCGTAATCAGAATGAGCACCAAACATATATTCTTTTCCTATCTTGATGTGATCACATTTAGGTTTACCTTGATCTTCCCACTTTTGAGAAATAGCATCAATTTCTTCAGGTGAAAGCTTTATCATTGAACAGCACCATCCTTCGTTTAGATAGTATTATTTTACAATGAATTTTGAATAAAGTCACAGATTTAGATAAAAGTAATTTTTTAAACAAATGTAATAGAGCAGGATTAAATGATCCTGCTCATCTGAAGAAAATAGAATAAATTAATGTCATAGGAAGTCCTATATAAAAGAAAATCTTGATAAGCAGAGTTTTAGAGTATCCTGCAATAGAATCTATGAGATCCTCAATATAATATTTCATAATATCACCACCATCCATAGTAATTTTATCAGATTATGTTAGGTTGTTTTATTAAAAGAAAATTACGGAATGGTTACAAATAAATAGAAGACAAGTGGCGTAGGAGGAATGGAATGAAAGAAGCTATTCAATTTTTAAAAGAACTTCAACAAGAATTAAGTACACAGGATGTTGATTGTCAGGCCGCACCACGTTTTTGGGTTGTAGGTGACTATAAGTGGGTTGAAGCAAATGAAGGAAACGCTGAGCGATTTTCTGTGAGCTTACCTAATGCAGCAGAATCTTATCCTGTTGAAGATTACATAGAAAATGCAAAAGAAGACGGTGAATTCAATGATGAGCAATTAAAGGAACTGGATGAATGCAATAATGACTATGATGAAATTTTAGAATGGATACAAAAATACGAAGATGAAGGAGCAGAACTCTTTCCTGAGAAAAAAGTACATATAAAAAAAGACAACACATTCTTTATCACAAAAGAAGAAGCCAAAAAACATATTAAGGCGAACAGTCATCATTACACTAGTGAAGCGCACACTTACGCAATGACAGCATGGAGAGCTACGAAAGTCGCTAAATTGTGGGAGATACTACAAGAATTTGATTGGGAGAGTGTGGAGATTAAAAAGGAGGAAGCGCAGTGAGTCTCAGTGATAAACAGCGAAAATGTCTCGATGAATTGAGTGAAAAGAAATGGGATGTTCCAGAATCCATAGAGGGATCTGTAAAAGAGATGGTAAAAGCCTTTTATTATACTGAAGATAAAGTGCAAACTTTTCAAAAACGATATGACCATCATATTTCACAAAAATATGAAGCAATGGCAGGACAATATGATGGATGGAGCAGCAGTTCAGATGCCAGAAATCATCATGCATTAAGTGCAAGTCTTGTTTATCAAGATGCATTGACCGCAGGTATTAGATTGAAAGCGGAAGGGGAATGAAGATGAAACTATATAGAGTGTGTTCAGTAAATTTCAACAACGAGGAATATGAAGAACTTTCAAAAGCTCAAGCTGAATATGAACATCGCAAAGATGAAGAAATGGGCGGCGGTGTAATAGCAGGAGAGACTTATGTAGAGTTGCAAGTGAGTGACGATGAATTTAAAGAATACGAGGTTATTAAAAAATCGATAGCCCGTATTGACGAAGAGGAAATGAAATTAAGCGATCCTAAAGACGAGGGATTTGATTTTGATTATTGGGCTACATGGGAAGAAATAAACTTTTTATGATTAACATCTATGCATCTGAATAAAAACAACCTTTTAACGAAATGAGGAATTTAATGTTAAGCGAATTAAAACAGGCCACATTAAATAAAATAGCTGATCTAGATTACTTGTGCAATGCGTACTCAACCATTCTTCAAGAAAAAGATCATGTCTTAAGTAATCTAAATACATACTTAGCAAGTCTGACCATTGCCCAAAAGAATTTATTTAATGGTTTAGACAAGGAAGCAAAGAGTAAGTTTTCAATAGATATTAGAAAGCAAGTTTTGCAGCTTCTTAATGACTATGTGGGAAACATATATGATGGATGTAGTGTCAAAATATCTACTGCAAACTTAAACCCTTTTGCAGTTATCAGCGATAAAGGTAGTGTTCTTAGAGTAAATTGGGAATCAAAAATATATGGACGAACTGTTGACTGGTCAACAGAAGATTATTACAAGAGAATGAATCAAGACCTTGAAAATAGAATTCTAGATTCTGAAGCTGCTATTAAACGGTACACTGACGTTTTAAAAAGACCCTTAATTGGACTTTTAAAAGATAACAATCGATTCATTAAGAACCCCGTTAAGTACATAGCAATTCAATGTTCCACGTTACTGGTTCATCCATTTAAAAAGAATGAATACATAGACATGCTTACAAAATTAATTAAAAACCATGAAGATGGAATTAAATCGTGTCACAAAGAAATCAAAAGGAATAATGAGACATTGAAAAAACAGAGAGAGTTAAAGCCTGAAATAGACAAGATATTTAAAGTTTGGGAAGAACATTTAAAAGGGCTGGGTTATAGAGAGGTTAAATCTAACTCACCTGAACTTTATTAGGAGGATACACGTTGAACGCTGAAGCTTTAATCAACAAATTACAAGCAGATAACAGAATGTTAAGAATCGAAAATGAGAAATTGAAACACCTTTTAAGTAATATTGAGCATCGTGGAATGGAAAAGGATATTAAATTAAAAAGAAAGCAAATTTATTGAGGGGGAATTGAATTGACTGAAACTAAATATAAGACAGAGAAACGCAAGGCAAACGTTGGCGAGCGGATTTTGATTACGAATAAAAACGTTAACGAAACGCGCTATCAAAACGGGGATGTATTGAAAGTAGAGGGGCGCGGTTTAGTTGGAGTATTCAACGAGGAAAATTGGGTATTGGGAACGAAGAATACGAAGTCATCGTCGGAGAACACACGCCAGCACCTAACCTAGACGAAATGGACTATGATGAATTAATTTCGTTAAGCGAAGCCGTAATGAAGGCGTTAAGAACACGGTCATATAAAAATGGCTATGATCAAGGACGTATTGATGATTCGAGAGTGGGTGAGGGTGTATGAGTAGCGTTCTTAGAGATACAATCGAAGGTCATAAAGAGACGGCCGTATCTATTCAGTCGTTTATGTGGGAAGGAAAACCATTTAAGAGTCGCAAAAAGGAACATACCGCAGAAGAATTAGAGGAGTTCTTGGAAATAATTCGTAGAAAATCTTCGAGAATGTACGATGATGGGGCGACTGAATTAGGTTGGAAATAGGTAGGGAAACATTAGAAAAAAACTGAAATAACAAATAGGGGAGATTAAAGTCTATTGAAAAGAAAAAGAATAGCGTTAAGCTACTCTCAATCTTTAGGTTCATACCCATAGTTTTCATAAATTGATTCCAGATTAGAAAGAGAAGCTTCGATTGAAGTAATACCGGAAGAGGAATTCACATCCTCAACACCCATTGACTCAGCAGCATTAAAAATTGATAAGTTCCCTAGTAGTTCCTTAATTAATTGATAGTGGCTAATAAGCAGAGCTTCTTCACTCGATTCATCTTCAGGATCATAGTTAGTATCAATCCAGTCATTAAATTCAGACTGGTTTTCAAAGCTTGAATTGATCGCTTTACTAGCATCTTCACCTTCATTTATTGAGTTAACAACTGATTTGATTGATTTAAAGTAATCGAATGATTCTTTAATGTAATCTGGAGAATCACTTTCAACCCCTTCAGATGAGCACGCAACAAGAGAAAATAATAAGGTAATAAATATCATTAATGACTTCTTTTTCATAAAATCCCTCCTAGAAGTCAAAAGTATAGCATGATATAGGCTTATAAATCTATATATCTTTCATATTTATCCATGCAGGTTTTCTTAAAGTGACTAAAAATTAAAAAGGAAATGATGATTATTGAAATACGATAAAACATTCGTTTTAAGCGATATACACGGTGAATTGGCAAAGTTTAAGGAGCTACTCCAGTATTGGAAACCGAATGAAGAAAACCTGGTTATCCTTGGTGACCTAATTGATAGAGGTGAACACTCTCTAGAGGTCGTCCAACTGGCTATGGATCTAAAGAACACATACAATGAGCAGGTTGTTGTGTTAAAAGGAAATCATGAAGACATGCTTTCGATTTTCTTATCTGAAAAGGATTATGAAACAGGAGATTGGTATTTTAATAATGGTGGGAATAGAACATGCGAAAGCTTCACACAGTATAGTTTTCCATTGTATTTCCACAGTTATGAAGAGAGAGCTAATAAGATGCTGCAAGTGTCTAACAAAGAAATTCAATTCCTTAAGCAGTTGCCTCTGCATTGTGAATTTGGAGATACGCTTTTTGTACATGCAGGGATTAATCCTCATTTAAACGATTGGAGAAAATCAGTTGAGAAAGATTTCCTGTGGACAAGAGGCCATTGGAACCATCCAAATGAAACAGGAAAGACAATCATTTTTGGCCATACCCCAGTTAGACATATTCATGATAGTGATGAAGTCTGGGTAAGTAAATGCAAGTCTTACATAGGCATTGATGGTGGAGCAGTTTTTAAGGGACAACTAAACGGCATTGTGATTGATAAAAAAGGACAGATTTTAGAAAAATATAAAGTATAGGGGTGGAAAAATGACAGTTGTTTTAAGTCCAGAGATTCATGACGCAGTAGAATTCTTTAAGAAAAATCTTGGATATTCAGATAAACATCTTTATTTGGGGTTAGTTCAATTTGATGTAATGAAAGACAAAAACGCTGAATTTGCTGATGTGATTTACAATTTCTATAAAGAAAAGCCTGAAAGCTTTATTGCAGCTTTTAAGCATGGGTATGTGGTAGAGCGACCAATTGAATTCGAGCAAGCCATTGTCAGATTCTTTAAAAGAGAAGAATTAAGCGTAGTACATAAGAATTCGGGTAAGCGTTATAAAGTTTGGCTAGAGATGAAGAAGTACCCTGTCGATTTCGATATGAGAACATTAGACATGTGGAATTGGAGTGAGGTTACGGCGAGTAATGAATAAACTCATTGTGGTATCAGGTCATAGTGGTGGCGGTAAAACATCCTTAATGCGTCAAATCATGAAAAATGAAGTTGTTTCATTTACTACTAGAAAACCGAGACAAGGCGAAATTGATGGAGTGGATTATAAATTTATTAGTGTTGAAAAATTCAAGGAGTTAAAAGAAAAAGGCAAGCTAATCGAACAAGTTGAATATAGTGGCAATTATTATGGAATTGATCAAGAAGAATTTGAAAATAAGATGAGTTTAGGAAATGCATTTGTTATTGTGGACTACCATGGAATGCAGCAGATCAAAAAGTTCTATTCTAATTGTGTCACGTTGTTTTTGTACACTCCTTACGACCAGGCATATAATCAAATGATTCAAAGGGGAGATACATTAGATAAAGTTGAACAAAGATTGAGTACATACCATCAAGAAATTTGTAATAGAAAGAATTATGATTATGTAATCAGGAATAATTATAATAAGTTTCGAATTACAAAGGAACTCATAGAAAAAATTTTAGAATCGGAAAACTTTTGATATGTTAAAAATTATCAAGCTAATTAATAATTATAAGTAATTAAAAGAGGTGCGAATTTAAATGATTCGCACTTCTCAATGCTATTGTTGAGATGGACAAAAGGGTACAATTTGACTTATCCAAGCGATAATTTGCGTTCCTGAAGTTTTGATTGTTCCATCTACAAACTCACTATGGAACTCTTCACGAGTCTCTTCTTTTTTTCCACTAATACCAAAGTTACCAAGGCCTAAAAATGATATTCCTGCTTCGCCTTTAATTGAATTTTGTATAAGAGTCTTGTCTTCCTCTGTCCAGTTGCCTGAGATATTGACATCTTTGACTACAATAAATGATTTAGGTATAAGCGGCATAATAGATTTTTTCTCCAGAGAAATACTTAAATCTCCACCTGATATTTGTCCTTTTTCATATGGCGGGTTTATTTCCCATCCCTTAAATCTAAATAATGAAAAATCCAACCAAGGCCTTTCTATAGTTACCAAAGCATAACTAAAAGAAACACTTAATTTTTCAGCTCCAATATGGCTATGCTCTTCTTTTGATTCACCATTTGCTCCTAATTTTTTAACTACCCATAGTCCCTTAGAAAAGTCGGCACTTCCGCCTAAATCATTAAAAACAGATGATGTAACTTCATCTTTTTTGTCAGATGAAATTGTAATAGTTGTAAATCCGGTTGCATCTGGTGAATACCAATTTGAAGGATAAGCATAGCAATAGTGAAATTTATAATCAGGGTCTACAATAGAGTCTACATAAGTTTCTTCCCACAAGGTTTTGTCTCTTGCTATAATTTCTGACAAAGCTTTATTTTGTTTAGTTTTGATAGTGTTTAATGCATTTTCAACATCTTCAAAAACTCCTTTAAAATCATCTCGTGCACGCTTTAAAGCGAATTCCACTATTTCTTTTTCTCTTTCCCATTTTTCTTGATCTTTTGGATTGGTCATATCTAGTACTAAAAACGCTGCATTAAAGGCTTGAACAGCCTTAAAATAAATTTCTTCGAATTTTTGATAGGATTCATACCGTTTTGTTTTGATTCCTTCTTCTCGATTAACCCAAAGAACCTGTAATGCATTGTTGTATTCTTCAATTTCTTGAGCGCTGGGAGATTCATCTTGAACAACATTTGCAAGCATCATTTGTCCATAAACGTTTTCAACTGAATTTAATGTTCGCTCATATTTTGCGCTAATTGCAGGTATGGCATTAACCATTCTTGCGAAATTTTCGCTTGAGCCTTTGTTTCCTTCAGGATTAGTTGGGGATTTCATGTTTTCAAAGTCCTTTGGGTTAATTCCCATTCCAAGAGGTACTAAATGCATTAAGGATGATTCTTTGTCAATAACTTTCTTAGAGTCGTCAGTAGGGGAGTGTGTTAAAATTCCATACATAACATCATAGATCATCTTAAGAAATTTTATTTCTTGTGTGGCGTCCATAACTTAAAACCTCCAAAATTTAAATGAAATTCACAAGTTATTTTTGCAGAAAAAAGTTGTTTATATACATATTGTTATTATTCACAGATGACTTGGTAATTGTTTCAGATAAAACTGTCATTTTAAATCAAAAATAATATATGAAAGGTGTTGACTAAAATACAAATTACATATATTATAGAGTTACAGTTAAAGAGGAGGTGAGCATATGAAGTTATTGAAAGTAAGTAAAACAGCTGCTGATACATACAGAAAGACAGTTAAAGGACGAAGTAAATTCTCTGACGAGAAGATTCAAAAGAAACTTAACCGACACATTATCTGCATAAAGGAAAGAGAGCCTGATGGAATTATTAAACAAGGGCTGCTGGGTAAGGTCTATCTTTATGGCAATTTAATGATAAAAGTGAGGTGGGGAAAGATTGTAGAAGTTATTAATCTGCCGCACAAACTAAGAATCGAAAAACGCTTAGAGGATAGTGTATTCCAAGCAATTGAAAACCGATTAAATAACAAATAACATACATAAAGGAGATTCAACTATACTTATGGCAAAAAAGAAAAGTGATATTAAAATCAATAAAAATCATGAAGGTAAAGAATTTAGCAATTTTTTCAGATTTGTAGGCAAAGTAAAACCTGTTATGAAAAAGGACGATGCAACTGATAGTTGGGTAGAAGCAGCGATTTCTGAATTAACGCAAACGAAAACAGGCAAAGATCGTAAAGTAGTTCAGTTTATTGTAGAAACAGCTAATAGAAATGAGCTAAAAGTCGAGCTAGCTGGAATGGAACAGTCTTTTGTTTATCCTTATAGCTCTAAACATAAAAAGTCTTTTAAACTAGAGTGGGAACATAGATTCGACAAAACCAAGTTTCCGGACGAATCTTATAAAGTAATTGCGACCGATTGGGACTTATGTGATGAACTAGCTGAACTTATTAAACCTGGTATGTGGGTTGATGTAAGAGGGGTATATGAATTTAGTTCGTTTCAGAACGATGAAGGCGAAACAGTAAATGTAGTTAAGAGAACAATTAAACAAGTTTATCCATTAAAGAATGGGCAAGTTGAAATCAATAATGTCAATTCAGGCGATGAATATAGGGTTTATGATTCAGAGGAAAATGGTACATTGCTTGGTTATGGAAAAGCTAAAGAAGAAGTCATTAAAATCAATGTAGGTTGGCTTTCGCCAGAAGGTGGAGATATCTTTATTACTAAATTAAGTAATGGGGAAGAAGGTAAAAGAGCAAAAGCTACATATAACGAAAACGTAAGTGAATATGACCGAATTAAAGTCATTAATAATGTTGAAAGTACAATTAGAATTAACAAAGAAGATGGTTCATATGAGTACATTCCATATATCAGAGACTTCAAATCAGAGAATTTTAATGAAATCAATGAATTTGAAATGCAAATTGGTATTAAGAGTGTTTATCAACCTGAAGATTCTAAAGATACGAAAGTGAATGCTGCATTTCTTGGTTACGGTAAAGAAAGAAGTGAAGTGTATGATGTTGAATTAACAGTATTCCATAAAGAACCAGAGGAAGGAAAAAGATCAATTGCTGAGGCCTTTGCTAACTTAAACAGATTGGATTTTCTTGTAGTACATGGCATCGATAACAACAGAGCAGAATTTGCTACAGTCGAGGTCGAAGAACCAGAAGAAGACAATCCGTTTGCTGATGTTGCAGAAAAAGTGAAATCCTATGAACAAGTTTCATCTGGGACAAAAAAAGGTCTAGAAATTCAGAATGTATTTGCAGGGACATATGTAAAAGGATTGCTTACTGAAGAAGAGATCACAGGAGAGTCAGATGACCAAGATCCTTTCTCTAATGTTTCAGTTTCGGACGACGATCTCCCATTTTAATTTAAATATATAAGAAAATAAAATACAAATTACATATAAAGAGAGGTCGGGAATTATATGAGTTTCAGAAAAACAGTTAAGAACATTGTGCCTAAAGTCGATTTGCAATCCTATATGCTTGGGATTGCTGGGGGCTATAAATCAGGAAAAACGAGATTGTATAAAGAGTTAATTGAAAATTTTTATCCAGGAGATCCAGATGCAGGACTTCTATTAGCTTTTGAGCCAGGATATAACACTTGGGAGTTAGATTCAGTTATTCCTATGCATGACTATGATTGGGAATTCTTTAAAGGCGAAGTAGTAAAAGGGCTGCTCGATGAAGCAAAAAATGGCAGAGTAACAAAGGTTCTTGGAATTGATACAGCAGATAGAATGATGGATATGGCCACAGATTACATTTTGAAGAAATTAAACCAAAAGTACGCAAAAAAAAATGAAAACACTTCAGGAAGTCTCTGAAAATGTTAAGGGACTGAACGGATACATGCTATTAAAGAAAGAAGTTTGGGATCAATTAGATTTGTTGAAAAATGCAGGATACGGCATCATTTGGTTGGCTTGGACTAAAGAAAAAGAAACTACTACCAGAGATGATCTTAAATACAACTCAATTGAATTGAAGATGAGTAAAACAGGAGCCGATATCTTTGAATCTCAAGTTGATTTAATGTGCACTCTGCATAATGAAGTAAAAGTGATGGATAAGAACGGAAATGAACTTGAAGAGAACTTAAAAACTAAAAGTGGCAAAGAACAAGCAGCTAAGTTTCATTCTACAGAAGCGTACATGTACTTCCTCCCTTCAAGTTATATCGGAATTGGAGGAGGGAGATTTACTGATCTCCCTGAGAAGGTTCCGTATGGTGTAGAAAACTACTTAGAAGTCTTTGAGAATGCGGTCAAAGGTCAACTTAAAAAAACTACTAAATCAATTAAAGAACTCAAAAGTGAAGAAGATCAAGTTAGAGAAGAGAAGGCTAAAGAGTTTGTAGATAAAGTAAACGAACCCGACCCTAATAAAATTCTTGAAGAGATTAATTCTCTTGTTTCAGATATTCAGCGTGATAAGAAACTTGAGCTATCAGAAAGATTTAAAGAGGCATTTGGTGAAGGTAACTATAAACAACTTAAAACTGTTGAAGAATTTAACAAAGCTCTTGAAATTGTTAAATCATTCTTAAATTAAGAGGGGATATCCCCCTCTTCATGTAAAAGAGGTGACTGTATGAAAGGCTATAAATGTAGATTTTGTGGTTTGAAAAATGACCATATGCAAATGAAGTGTTATTCAAAACCAACTGGTAAGTTTAACAAAAACGGGTCTGAGAAGATGGCGAGAAAATATGTCCATTTAAAATGTGATGAAGAATATAAGAAAAATGAAGCATTTAAAGAAAAAGAATTAAAAGAATTAGATGAATTGTTTACATATCTTAAGAAGTTACACAGAATTGATACTCTTGATGGTCGAATGATGGAGAAAATCCAAGATCTTAGAAACGGAACTGTGGTGTTTAATAAGAAAAAAATTAAAAGGTATAAAGAAGGAGTGCCTTTTAGAGATATTTTATATACATACGAGGTAAATGAAACCTACATAAATGAAACTTTAAGTAACATGGTTTTTGCTGCAAAGTGGAATGAGTTTTCATATGTGTTTGCAATTGTTATAAACAACATTAACGATTCAATTGGCGCCACTTCAAATAAAGAAACTGTGATGAATCGTAGAGAGGCGATTATTGATAGTCATCTAGTTGAACAGACCTCCTATTCTATCGATGAACCGACACAATACAACAATAACAAAAAAGATGTCTTGGATATCTCGGAATTTTTATAGGAGGGTTAAATGGGAAAACACTTAGTTGAATTTGTGGATCCTTCTCAGGTGCATGAGGCTTTATTTGTGGGATATCTTTGGAGGAACCCTGCTTTGTATCAAAGGTATAAGACACATAAAATAACAAATAAAAGTTTCACAGAACAAACATGGTATTTTTACTACACTGTCGGGCTCCAAATGTTTGATAATGGGATTCGTGACTTCGATGATAAAACAGTTTACTCATTCGTTGTCTCCAGACCAAAAGAAAAAAACAAAAAAAGCTATATTGATGCATATAACGATTTCGGTGCATTTCAAACGGTAGAAGAAATAATGAATGAGTGTCAGAAAGATACTCAAAATGAAGAATACCACTTATCTGAGATTCAGAAATTTGAAGTGCTGAGAAATATGCAATCTATAGGTTTGATTGATGTAAGTAATGAAGATCAAATAGTTAAATTAACTCGAATGAATTTAAAGCAGCTGCAGATGTATATTCAATTTAAGCAAAAGGAAATGTTTGCTCATGTTAACGCAGGAGAAGTTATTGAGCATGACTTAGTGGACGATTTAACTGAAACCATTGAAGACTTAGATTCTGGCGAATCTATGGGTATCCCACTACATGACTCACCAAGACTTAGTAGGAAAATAAAAGGCTGGAAAGACGGTTCTCTATATTATCTTGTATTAGCTTCTGGGGTTGGAAAAAGTTCGATTGCAATGGAAAAATTTATACTCTCTTTATTTGAAAATCAAGAAAAAGCAATTTTGGCCATTAATGAGGAGAGTGTTAAGAAATGGAGATCACTCCTGTTGGCTACTATTTGTTCTAAGATTTTAAAAACGCCTTTAAATAGAGAGAAGATGTACGAGGGTAAATTTGATAAAGATACTCTCCAGAAACTTAACGACGCTAAAGAATGGGCAGTCGAAAAAGGACAAGGCTTAATTAAAACACTTGAATTAAAGAAATATAGAATTGAAGATGTTTTGAGTAGAGTTGAATTATACAGACCTAAAGGATACAAAAAATTAATACTCGATACTTTTAAACCAGATAGGTCTTCAAAAGATAAAGCTCGATGGGAGGCGTTTTCTGATTCAGCACAAGAACTACACGATTTAATTAAAGAAGATAATCAGAATGTAGGCACCTTGGCCACTGTACAGTTGAAGCTAGGTAAGGAATCAAGGTTCTTGGATTTAGATGCAACAGGAAAGAGTATGGAGATAAATGAAGTTGCAGCAGTTGTAATGATGGGAAGATTGCTTTATGACGATGAATACCCAGGAGCTAAAACAGCGAATGGCAAAAACAGCCCCTACATATTACACCCTTACAATTATAAAAAAGATGAAGTCACAGGAACCTATTACAGAGAAGATTATGATCTTGATCCTAACAAGACATACTTAGTTTTATTTTTAGCTAAAAATCGATTTGGAAGTGAAGAAGAGCAGATATTATTTGAAGTTAGCTATGGAATAAATACATTTAAAGAGGTTGCATTAGTCCAAGTCCCACGAATTGGAACGCATTAAAAGGAAGATGACATATGTCTGAACTTAAGGCAATTAAAGAGCGTATTTTTGATGATGGTCTAATTAAAAGGATATTATCTGATATTGGGTGCTGGAACATCCAAAACGAACAAAAGGGAAAGTTGATTGTCGCTGGTTTGCCTGATGGTGATAATGAGAGGAGCGTGCAGATTAAAAACACACCTGCTCTTGCAGCTAACATTAGATCTAAGGGTATAGCTGGAGATATTTATGATGTTATTTCATACATAGTATTTGAGGCTCTCTCAGATGAAGAGAGAGTAAAATCATTAAATAAAAGTAAATTTTGGGTATGTAAGAAGTATGGTTATTTAGAATACATAGATGAGTTTTACAAAACTACATTAAAAGAACAAAGACCAAATCTAAATAAATGGCTAAACACTTTAAAAAACAAAAGGAACGAAACTCCTCTTTCGTTGGAGAATAATACAATTGAGATTTCATATGAGAATCAATTTGGAATACTGCCATATTTAGATTGGTATAAAAGTGGACTGTTTCTAAGTACTCAAAAACACTTTGAAATTGGGTTTGATATTAGATCAGAAAGAGTGACCTTTCCAATACATAATGCTGCAGGACAATTAATCGGTGTTAAAGGGCGGTATTGTGGACAGGATTCAAAAATTGAAGAAAAGTATAAATACCTTTATATTCTTCCATGCAATAAATCAATAGAGTTGTTTAATTATCATCGGGCTCTACCGCACATAAAAGAAAATCAAGAAGTAATTGTTGTTGAGGGTGCCAAAACAACAATGTTTTTAACACAGTGGGGATATAAAAATTGTGTATCTATTGAAGGAGATACTTTATCAGAAGAACAGATAAACTTGTTAAAAGAACTTGGCTTAAATGTAACCTATACATTTGCTTTTGATAAAGATAAGATGCCAGATTTTGTACTTACAGAAGCGAATAAACTTAAAGGAAGAGTTAAATATGGCATATATGATACTGAATCTTTACTAGAGGACAAAGATTCTCCTACAGATCAAGGAGAGGCGGTTTGGAATAAGCTTTACTCAAATAAATATAAAATTTCTTAGAGGTGAAATGTTGGAATATAGGCTAATAGGAAAAAATGATTTTGAACAGGATATCGTCAAAAATGTTCTAAGCAATAGGGGGATTTATAGCTCTGAGATGAGTTCTATTTTATGCCCAACAGCAGTTAATGAGGAACCCTATTCTTTATTAGATAACATAAATAAAGCTTCTGATTTGCTAATAGAACATATGAAGAAGAATAGTAATATTTTTATTCAAATTGATAGTGACACTGACGGCATCACTTCTTCTATAATTTTAATAAAGTACATAAAGAAAATGTTTCCAAAATCCAAAATTACATATAGGATGCATGAAGGGAAAGAACATGGAATTATCCTCGATACAGTGCCTGATAACACTGATTTAGTGATAATTCCAGATGCGGGTTCTAATCAATACGAAATCCATAAGGAGCTTAAGGAAAGAGGCTGTGATGTATTAGTCATTGACCATCATGAATGTGAAGATGAGTCGCAGTATGCAATTGTTGTTAATAACCAGCTTTCACCAAATTATTTAAACAAGTCTTTAACGGGTGCTGGAATGGCTTACAAAGTGTGTCAAGCTCTTGATGATAAACTCGGAAAAAACTATGCTGAAGAGATGCTTGACTTAGTTGCGATTGGCAATATTGCTGATTCTGCAGATACAAGATGTTTAGAAACAAGATATTACATATCAAAAGGGTTAGAGTTCATTAAAAATCCATTTTTGAAAAAGCTGTTTAAAAAGCAGGAGTTTTCAACCAATGGTGTTAAAACAATTCAGAATACGCAATTCTATATTAACCCACTTATTAACGCTGCGATTAGAGTAGGTTCAAAAAAAGAAAAAGACCAATTGATTAAAGCATTTCTCGGTTCAAGAGAAAAGGTTCTATATAAAAAGCGTGGATCCGCAGTTGAAGAGTTAATTTCAATTCAAGATGATACTGTAAGAGTACTAACAAATTTAAAGAATAAACAAAAGAGATTAGTTGCTAAAGCGACTGATGAAATTGTCCAAAAGATATACCAAGAAAATTTGTTAGAAAACAAGATACTCTCTGTAAATATTGAAGGTATTCTCGAAAAGAATCTAACAGGCTTAGTCGCAAATAAACTAGCCGATATGTTTAAACGTCCAGTTTTACTTGCTAGGGATGCAGAAAACGATGAGTTTTTAACAGGTTCGATAAGAGGATATGATACAGGAGAGGTTAAAAACTTTAAAGAGTTACTGATATCAACGGGGCTATTTAAATTTGTTGAAGGACATGCGAATGCAGCGGGATTTTGTATTGAAAAGAATAGTTTTAAAAAAATGGATTTGACTCTTAACGAAATGTTAAAAGATGTTGAACACAAGACAATTCTTGATGTCGATTTTGAAATCCCATTTAAACTTCTCAAAGATGATTTTATTTTAGAGATTGGTAATCTAAGAGAGCTATGGGGTTACAAATTAGAAGAGCCTTTAGTTGCAATCAAGGATATTCATGTAAGCAGAAGTGAAATAGAGCTAATAAAAAAAAGAACGACTACTCTGAAAATAAGTTCAACACAGGCAGAGTTCAAAAAACAATTTTATAAAAATGAATTCCCTCAGCTGTTAGATGAAAGCGAAAGTTATGTATTGAACTGTATAGGAAAATGCAAGCTATCTGCCGATAATAAACCCTATATTGAAATTGTAGACTTGGAAGTGGTTCATAGTTTTCTGTTTTAGAAAGGAGGAATGCTCTTGATCATAAAGCCAAAACTCGAAACAGAAGTGACTAAAAAATATGAAAAACACTGGATAGAGAACTTTGAAGAAATCAAAAATCTTTTTGATAAAGACCAACCTAAGTTATGTGTGATTGATTCTGAAACCACTGGGTTGCATATTATTAATGACAAGCCTTTTATGTGGGTATTTGCTTATAAGTTACCAAAAGAGAAAAGGAAAGAAGGATTAGAGGGCAGAAGCTTTGCCTTTAACTCTAATAAAGAAATACTCCATCAAGTTTTACAATTGACTAAAAAATGCCTTATGACTGTTGGGCACAACGTAAAATATGACTTACATATGTTAATTAATGGAGGAGTAGAAGAAGAAGAGGTATACAATTTAACTAATATTACAGACACTATGGGATTATGCAGACTTACATTTGATGCAGTATCTGCGAGAGACGGAGGCGATATGTTAGGGCTGAAAAAAGTTACTGAAAAATATATTGATCCTAGAGCAGCGGAATTTGAAAAGGAGGTAAAAAAAGAACTTAGAAGAATAAACGATCAAAAAAGAAACCTTTTAAAAGAATTACTAAAGCCATATAAAGATATCGGTTGGGGTATCGGAAAAATTAAAGATGCTTATAAAGTAAAAAAGAGAAATGATATGGATCAGTTTACAACCGAAAGAAAGCAGCGCTGGATTCCCATTCCTGCCGAAATAAAAAAGCTTTACCGTAATTGGTTAAAAGAAAACCCTTTTGCGAATTATTCAGAAGTTGACAGGGATATCATGATGGAGTATGTCCATAGTGATGGAATCTACACTCTTGAAATAGTTGAGATGACTTATCCTACAGTTTTAAAACGAAAACAGAAAGCGATACTTGAGCACGAAAATAAGTTGATTTTGGAATTATTAAGAATGGAACGAGTAGGGATGAAAGTTGATATGCCTTACTTAAACGAATGCTTCAAAAAATGTGAAGATGAAATCCAGAGTCATTACGAAGAACTGTGGAGCATCGTCGGAGAAAATTTTACAGCCTCACAGGCATCTGTAATACAGGATTATTTTGAAAAAAAGTTAGGAGAAAGGCCTCCTACTACAGATAAAGCGTTTTTAAAAAAGCATAAAGACGATAGGCTATCTCAACTAATTACTCGGCTAAGAAGATTAGAAAAATGGCAGTCTACGTATATTTCTAGAATTATCGAAGTAGCTCAATATGATGAGCATTTTTATACTCAATACGGTCAATTCAATACAGTATCTGGACGCTTAGGTTCTGATGCACAGCAGTTTCCTAAAGAGAGAATTCTAACAGAAGAAGGTGAAAAATACGAAAAGGAACACGGTGAAGGAAAAGCCCCAGCAAGCTTTGAAATTTTCTCACCAAGAAAAGCTTTTATTGTAGAGGGAGGAGATTACGATCAAATTGCATACTTTGACTTATCGCAAATAGAATTACGAGCCCAGGCAAACTATACAGTCTTGCTAAATAGGCCTGATTTAAACCTTTGTAGAGCTTATATGCCATTTAAATGCAAGCACTATTTAACTGGAGAAGAGTACAGTTTTGCGAAGAAAGAGGACAGGATAAGATGGTCTGAAAAGAAAAAAGATGGTAGCTCTGTGTGGCTTTTAGAGGACGGAGAAAGTTGGACTCCTACTGATGTCCATAGCGAAACATCTCATAACACACTTATCGCATTAGCGTTTGAATGTGTAGAGAAATATAAACAATACATACATAAGTCAGATTCCCCAGTCGATGAGAAATCATTTAAAAAGTTTTGGAGATACATAGGGAAAATGTTTAATTTTATGAGGAACTATGGTGGAGGAGCAGCTAAAGCCTCTGAAGCTTTGGAAGTTTCTATGGAAATTGCGAATGCGTTAGTGTCAGGGTGGTCAAACACTTTTCCTGAGGTATCTCATTACCAAAAACAAGTTGCTAAAAAGGTACAGAAGGATAAGCACGCAACCAACATGTATGGACGTGTTTACTATCTAAGCAATACAGAAAAGGCATATAAGGTTGGAAACTATCTTGTGCAAGGTTCTTGTGCGGACATGTTAAAAGCATATGTAATAAAGATAGGTGAATTTTTAAGGAAAAATAATTGCAAATCATTGCCACTAGCTAATATTCATGACGAATTACAATTCCTAATTTACAAAGGAGAGGAATGGATTTTCCCTCACATTAAGAGAATTATGGAAGATGTAGATTGGATGCAGGTACCTGTAGTTGTGGATCTAGAAATTACTAATACAACTTGGGCAGATAAAAAAGAAGTAGAATGTATCGCATAAGGAGTGATGAGAATTATCAAAAAATTTGTAGACAAAAATACAAATAACATATATTATAAAGTTAACCCGAAGATCTTGATAATTTTAACAGGTTGGCTGCTAACATTCTCGTTTATTAAGATGGAAACGAGTTTAGTTAAGGACAACACGAGCGAAAAGGTAAATAAGACAAAGGCAGCTGAAGATTTTCCAACGAAACATATCCAGTTACATGCACCATTACCAAAGCAAGATAGCAAAAAAGAAATAACTGAGGAATTACAAAAGAAATATCTGAAAATCAAAGTCGAACCAGTTCAAGAGAAAGCTAAAAAAGTTAAAAAGAAGAAAGGAGATAAAAATGTCAAGCAAACAAAGAAAATTGTGGAACAAAAGAGTCAAACACGCAAAATGGTTGTTACAGCTTACACAAACGGTTACGAAAGCACAGGTAAGCATCCTGGTCATTCTGAGTATGGAACAACGGCGAGTGGTGTAACTACAAAGCAAGGCATTACAATTGCTTGTCCACCATACATGAAATTTGGAACAAAATTATACATAGAAGATGTCGGACTAAGAGTGTGTCAGGATAGAGGTGGAGACATAAAAGGAAATAGATTAGATGTCTTTATTGAAAATCTTCAAAAGGCAAGAGAGTTCGGCAGGCAAACACTAACAGTCAAAGAAATTAAAAATAACACATAAAGAAGAGAGTGACTTGATTGAACAAGCTTACTTTAGGACAAAGAGTTCTTACTTTATACGGAGTAGGAACAGTAGTGGAAGTACATAAGAACGAACAATATGGAGTTGCTGATGATGAGTACAACATGATTGAACTTTATGACAGAAGTGAATTAGCTGAATTAAGGAGGTGATATCGTGTTTGAGGTAAACGACACAGTAATAGTTAACCATAATAAAGAAAGGGCAGTAGTGGCTACAGTGTCGACTCGATACTCACAACTCGAAGTGCAGTATGAGGATGGGTCACACGAGGTTATGGGATTTCACAAAGTGACAAAGGAGGATGATAAATGATCATTATTTTAGAGGGATGTGACTGTTGCTATAAATCTACAGTAGCAAAGCAACTGTCAAAAAAGCTAGATTACAAGATACTACGAGGTTCATCGTTTGAATTAGCTAAAGGAAGCCAGGAGAGCCTATATGATTATTGCTTTAGACTAACAGAACACGACAACTTGATTATAGATAGATACATATATTCCAACCTTGTTTATGCAACGATGTTTCCTGGTCATGCAAAGCTTTCAGATGAGCAAGTAAGCAATATTGAGGACAAATTATTGAGCAAGGCCAAGTTAATCTATCTGTATGCAAGACCAACTTCAATTAAAGAAAGGATTCTCAGCAGAGGAGATGATCAGGTTAACACGAAAGACATTGAACCAATTGTAAAACTCTATAACGAAGTGATACCAAAATCAAAATTACATACATACTCATTCGACACAGAGATTTATAGCAGCGATGAAATTGTTGAGGATGTTGTTTACTTGGTCAGTGAGGAAGACTCATGAAATTAAAATAAGATATATTCAAGGAGTGAAAGGATGAAACTTAATTTTTGGATTGATCAAAAGATTTCTCAGCTAAAAGAGAATTATAAAGAGGTTGAATTCCAATCAGCGAAAGACGTGGAATTGGTGTTAAATGGTGTTAGCCAAAATTTCTTAGCAAATGATACACCGATGGATTCGGAAGTTATCGAAATTGATTTACATACGATTCCTAAAAATGAGAAATATCAGGGTTCTGAAATTCTATTTAACGTAAAAAGACCAAGAAAAAGAAAATTTGATAGTCATTCAGTCTACGTTAGGATTTGTGATTAAAGATTACAATAAAATATCTCATTTATTTAGAAATTAGAAAGGGGCAAACTTTGAGAAACTTCATTAGAAGATTGAGTGAGGCATGTGAGTCAACAATTCATACCTAATGATGATTGAAGCAGAAGCCGAATTTGAAAAAGTGCTAAATAATTTTAGATGAAAGATCAATTTTATTGAGAAGGAGGAGGTTAATTGGAGTTAAATAAGATTTACAATGAAAACTGCTTAAGCAAAGAAAAAAAACAGAGGAATGAATCGAATTCCTGATAAATCTGTTGATCTTATAGTATGCGATCTTCCATATGGAGTAACAAATCAGAACAAATGGGATCAAATACTCCCCTTAAATGAATTGTGGGAACAATATAACAGAGTAATAAAAGACAACGGAGCAATTGTTTTAACAGCAGTTAAGCCATTTTCATCAATGTTGATTACGAGTAACCCTAAAATGTACAGATACGATATTATTTGGGAGAAAAATAAGAGCACTGGTTTTCTCAATGCTAAAAAGATGCCATTGAGATCCCATGAGGAAATTCTAGTATTCTATAAAAAATTGCCTACATATAATCCCCAGAAAACAACTGGGCATAAACCAGCTAATACATATACAAAACATACAAGTGATGGCACAAATTACGGTAAAACTAAGCAAGGCGTTGCAGGTGGTGGACAAACTGACAGATACCCGACCAGTGTTTGGAAGATTCCTGTAATGAATAACGATGACCCTAGAAAATTTCACCCAACGCAAAAACCGATTGAGCTGTATGAAAGAATTATCAATACATATTCAAACCAAAATCAAGTAGTATTAGACAATTGCAGTGGAGCGGGTACTATTGCTATTGCTTGTATTAATACAGGTAGAAATTACATAGGTTTTGAGTGGAATGAAGAATGTCCAGAGCAATATTACAACCCCTCAGTACAGTGGATTAAGAAACACAGTGAACTGAATCGCAACACAATAACATAAATTACATACATAGAAAGGGGAAGTGAAATATGACGGAAAGTGAAATGATTATCTCAAAATTTAAAGAGAAAATTGAAAGATACCGGAAAGAAATGCATGAAGGGAAAGAAATGCATCCAGAAGAAACAGTTCGATCTCTATTAACAGAAGTTGAAGCTATGGATAGTGTGAAAAATGCGATTAAAGAGGGGGCTGAATTAATAATTGCAGACATGAAAAAGCTTGGTAAGGGAAAATGAGAAGTATCCTAGAGCAAATCAACTCATTGAAAGTCATACATATTGATTTAGACAACTATGCCATTTACGTTGAACAAAATGAACAAGTGATTCAAATATTACATACATTGATTAAGGATATGACAGTAGAGGAATACATACATAGCTTCAGTAAAGATGATTTAATCGATTTAATTCCAGCAGTAATCGGAACAGGGGTTGCTGATGGATATAAACAAGGCAAGGGATTTGTATCAGAACCTAAGCAGTTTTACATGCAGCAGTGCTTAGAGTTGAACAGCAAAATTGAACACCTTGAGAATATGATTGTGTCACTTGGTGGCCATCCTAAAATGCAAATTGTTGATAAGAATAATCTAATCCACTAGAGAGGAAGAAAGGAATGAAATTTAAAATTGGGCAGACCGTTCTAATTTCATCTAGGGGTGTTGTTGGTAAAGTTGTTAAAGCAACACACCATGTATCAATTGAAAAAGGAAATGAATTGAGTGTTATTAAGTATAAGGTTGAAGTGGATGGGCTTTTGTACGCCCAGGAATTTGATGAATCATTACTTACATATGAAGATAAAGAATTTAGGAAGATTAAAATAGCTGAGATAAATTCACTAATTGACCAAGCATTAGATACAAAAGATAAGGATTGGTTTGTTGAATTAAATCATCAAAGAAAAACTTTAGAAGAAGGGTTAGTGGAGTAGATAGAGAATTATTTTAGAGTATTATGGAACGGGACAAGAGTTCCAAAAAAGTTTATCAGCAAAGCAAAAGCAGAAGTGTTTGTTAGTCGTAGAAAAGGATTCACTTGTGAAATACAAGAACGTACATACGATAACAAATTTATAGATAGCTGGACGTACCACATTCCATTGCATTAAGGAGGAGAGGATAGCCTGAGAGAACGGGATAAAGCTATGATGGAAGATGAGTTGGAAGCGGTACATAGTAACCTAGATTATATACATACGACTCTGGAAGAAGCTGCTTCAATTGACGATGAAACGTGGAAATTAATTGAGCCTAAGATTTTAAAGTCATGGGTCTTGCTAGAGAGATTAAAGAAGAACATATGGTCACAATAAAAATACAAATAACATATAAAAAGTGTTGATTAAAATACAAATAACATATATAATCGATATAACAGCTAAGGAGATTCAATGGACTACATATGCGAGATTTGTAACGAAGGGGTTGAGAAATACCCCTTATGCTTAAGATTAACAGAAGAAAATGCAAAAAGCATGGAAGACAGAATTGAGTTCAATTGCTGCAGTAAATGTGCAGATGAATTGAGCAAGAAAATTCGTGAGAAATGTGAGGGGATGAATGTAAAGAAAACTTTGAAAGTGCTTGGGATCGATAATATTAAGCCTTATAAAACTAAGAATGAAAAGGGAGAGATTTGAAAATGGAAAAAGAGCAATATGTTGTGGTTGTTAGACAAGATGGAGACAGAAACAATGGGTATGTTTATAACAACTTTGTTACAGGTGAGGACTTAATTTTTAATGATTTGGAAGCTGCTGAAAAATTCGCATTAAAAATTGAAAAAGAAGGAAGAGGCTTATGGACGTTGGTTGAGCCTTATAAAAATCATGTTCTTTCTAAGAAAGCATTTGATGATAATTTTGTCGAAACGATGAAGGCGAACAGAGAATCAGCATAGGATTCTTATTAAATAAAATATGAAAAGGGGGAGATGTTAATGTCAAAAGTTAAATTTACAGGAAAAGTGGGAACTAAGAGAATGAATTTTATGAAAGAAGGTTGTAAGGATCTACACTCTGCATACTACACGACTGTTGAAACCACCTGTGGACAAAAACTCACTGTAAAGGATGCGGATGCTCCTTTTGGATTAATGGAGGCTTCTACTCGTTCTGAAGCAATTAAAAAGGGAAAGCAGTTTTTAGATCGTGTGGGCTTGTCTTGAATTTTCAAAGGTAGCAATAACATATTTCAAAAAATAGATGGAAAAAGGAGAATTTTTAATGAACAAAAAATTTTCAATCGAAGTATATGCTTCAAAAGATTACTGTGGGAAACTAACTAATCTAGATGGAACAGTTATGGAATTTAATACTGCTGAAACAGCTGCAAATTATGTCTATAAACTTAAAGGGGATCCCACTAAAACTAGTTTAGGAATGTGGTATAAGGTTGTTTAATTAAGAATGGAGGCAAAGCGAACATGAAAAACTCATATGCTTCAAAATGGATTGGGGTAATTGGCACTGTCGGAATGTTCGCACTTGCAATCATGGGTGAAGTATTTAAATAAGGAGGAGTTAAATGGAGACGTTGAATTCCCCAGTTTACGAAGTTAAACGGGAGAGCGATTGGTATAAAGAAGGATTTATCGATAGAGAAGATCACGATAAATTCTTTAATCAATTAGAAAATTTATATGGAGTAAAAAAAGGGTTTGTATATCTTGATTCTGAAAATTTCGGAGTAATTCCAGACACAGAGTCTTATCATTATTTTAAGAAAGAAATAGTTAAAAACAAAATTCAAGGATTCTATCCGATTAGAAAAAAATCTGAGTATTATCTAAAGTTGAAAACACTCATTGAACAAATTAGAGAAAGAGATCCTTCCAGACCACATAGTGAATTTGGAGAGAATAATGCTCGATATTCTCAATGGCTAGGAGACAGATGGTTTTATGAAGTAAAAGATGAAAGTTTAGTTGAGGGCAATGATGTTGAGCCGATAGAGTACACTGAGTATTTAAAAGTGGCGGTTGATAACTTTAGTTAAAATTCAAGTTTTATAGAGAATGGAGGATGAATGAATTAATGAAGTATGATGTTCTAGAGGATTTTACAGCTGTGTTTAGAGGAAAAGACGGTAAAGTTTACGAAGAGTTCGAAGGTTCTTGTGCCCCCATCAAAGTTGGTGCAGGGGAAGATTATCGAGTACCCCTCAAATTGAAGATTGATGATGTGAAGACAAAACAAGAGTTACGCACATTCATGGAAGCACAACCAAAAGGTGAAGATTATGTTTTTAAAGTTGAAGGAAGTGTTCGTCCAGTTCCAGTAATGGTTGTAGAAGAAGAAGAAGGAGATGTGTATATAATTGAAAAAGAATAAGCAGTTTGATAAGAAATTCTGGTTAACATTAATTAAATGGTCATTAGCTGTATTCTTAGCAGGATACCTGGTTGGTTTTCTGCTACCTACTACAGTTTTATCAAAATAAATTACAAATTACATATATAATAAAGGGGTGATCAAGTGGCAATTTTAATTAAAGACAGAAACAGCGAATTCAGAGTCTATTGCAAAGAGGTAAGCATTGTAAATGGAAACATTTCAATAACTGATTATATCAGTTACGATTTATTGTCTTTTGGTAGCGGAATGACAATTCCCTTAAAAGAGATAATGAATTACAGTTTTGTGCAATCTAGCTTCTCTTATGGAGAGTTAAGAAAAATTGTTTCCAAACGGATTAAAGGAGAAGGGATCATTCCTTTTATTCCAATTGAAAATTAAATAAAAGTTTTATTTTAAATTAATAAATAAGAGGTGGACTATGGAGTTAGTTTGGTTATGGGAAGGTGTCAAAGTACTTGTTGGAGTGGGAACATTTGCAGGAGCAATAACTTCAGCATACATTAATAAATCAACACAGAAACATATTCAAAAGCAACATGCGATGATAAGCGATAAGCTTGAAAAAATCAAGATTTATGAAAATCAGTCTGCTTCTAAAAAAGCAGATCAAGCTGAAAAAATATGTAAGAACTATGTAGATGCTTTAGTAGATAATAAACACTCAAAAAAAGAAAAAGAGAAAAAATTCAAAGAAATGAGAAAAGAACTTACTGAAATACTTGGACAAATATTCTTTTATGCATCTGATTCAACTGTAAGGAGATTTGTGGAGTGGAAGAATATAGATAATTCTAGATTCCCGGAAGATGATATTGGATTAGTTCATTCGGTTTTTCTTGCAAAATTAATAATAGAGTATCGTAAAGACCTTGGTAATACTGATACTACAATTACTCATGAAGATTTACTATCTTCTCAATTGAATGATTGGAACAATGTTAAAGAAAGATTTAAGAATTACATATAAAAGGATGATTTCAAAGAGAAAAGGAGGAAATTCTAAATGGCATATAACGAATATAAAGGAAAGCTAAGTAAACCCAAAGTAAGTGATGTAATTAAAGCATTGCAAGATCAACTTGATTTTAACGGTGATACACGAGTTGAATTTTGGTTTGATGGTGAAGAAACGAGTAATGAGATTCAACTAGATCCATATAAAAATGTTCTTGTATTGAATTTAGAGGAAGTTTAAGGAGGAGAATTCAATAGAAATATTTGATCATATCATGTGTGACTTCAAACACTATAAGGGTGGAACCTATAAACTCGTTGGAGAAGCCATTCATACAGAAACGGAAGAGGAACTTGCTGTTTACTATGATATGGATGGTGTTGTGTGGGCAAGACCTAAAGAAATGTTTTTCGGAAAAGTAGTTGTTGATGGAAAAGAGATAGACAGGTTCACAAAAATCAATAAGAAGATATAAAGGTATGAAGATGACTTAAGCCATCTCCCAACCCAAATATCTCAAAACAGCTTTACTTTCTTTTAGCCTTAGCTTGAGAGAGAACTGATCCAGCTAAACTCTTTGCTGTCTTACTTGAAGATTTAGAATTAAGTACTTTAGAAGCTTTAGTTGCAAGTTTTGAAGATGAAACTCTTCTGCTACTAGACTTTGCCAAGGAAATCACCGCCTGTCGTGGGAAAATGTGTTCTGTATAACTAAATATAGTATATAGATTTATTGGAAGAATACAAGATATTGATTTGATTTTAAATATAATTATTAAAATGGAGGAATACTGATGAAATTTTTTGAAGTGAGCAACCCTTATTATTCATTAATCAAAGCAAATACAAAAGAAAAGGCAATGGAACTATATAAAAAGGATTCTGCCGATGATGAAGGAGATTTATCTAAAGAACTGATTGAAGTTGGAGAGATTTACGCTGCAATGAGATATGGAAGAGCACCTGGAGAAGACAAAAATTTAGTTCCACTTAAAGAGGTATTAAAAGATATCACAAGCGATGAAGAAATGGTATTGCTTACTGATGGAGATTTACTATAAAATCACAGTTTCATATAAATAAAATTGGGGGGAAATACAATGGGAGCTGTAAAAAAATTAAAAAAGCCGTATGTACATAGTAGACATTTGGTAGATCTTGAAGTAGTTGAAACAGCGTCAACTATTCATAATCCAGACGGTACATCGTACACCGTAGAACCTGGAGATGTACTATCAGTAAATGAACTTGGGGAAAAGAATCTCGTTCCAGAAAATCATTTACCTTATTATTTTGAGGTAGAGAAGCTTGAGGAAACCAGTTTCTATGATCGAATGGCCAGAGGCTATGTGGAAATGGGACAAATTAATTCGGGGATTTCTAATGAAAGTGAATATGTAGAATCAGAAGCTGATTTTAGTACAGCAAAGTTTGTTACAGGTAAAAACCATTTGTAATGCTAATCACTTATGACAGTTTGACTGGAAACGTTCAACGATTCGTTGATAAAATTATAAATAACAAATATTACAACGTTAGGAAAATAACTGAGCACATGTTGATTACTGAACCATTCATACATATTACATACACAATCGGATTTGGTGAGGTGCCAAAGTTAACTCAGATATTCATACATAACAACAAAGATATGCTAAGAGGAATTTGTTCAAGTGGTAATAGGAATTGGGGTAATAATTTTGGACTAGCTGCTGATAAGATAGCAAACCAATACAATGTTCCAATCTTGCTCAAATTCGAATTAGCTGGTACAGATTCTGATGTAGCTAATTTTTTACAGGAGGTTAAATTTATTGACAATCAGCACAAACAATATTCCTAAGTGGATTCAATTGAACAACGAGATCATGATTCAGAAGGATGGAAAGTTCCAATTTGAGAAGGACAAGGAAGCTGTAAAGAGTTACTTTATTGATTATGTTAATCAAAATATGGTTTTCTTTCATGACCTTGAGGAGAAATTAGATTATTTAAAGGAACATGATTATTACGAAGAAGAATTTTTAAGTCTTTATAGCAAAGAAGATATCAAAAAGGTATTCAAGTTTGCTTATAGTTTTAAATTTAGATTTCCATCATTTATGAGTGCGTTTAAGTTCTACAATGACTATGCATTAAAGACCAATGATAAAATGAAAATCCTTGAGCGTTACGAAGATCGTATTTCAATTGTTGCCCTATTTTTGGCAAAGGGAAATGCTGATAAAGCAATGGGATATGTTGAATCCATGATTAAGCAAGAGTATCAGCCAGCCACTCCAACATTCTTAAATGCTGGGCGTAAGAGAAGAGGGGAAATGGTTAGCTGCTTTTTAATTGAAATTGGAGATAGCTTAAATGATATTTCTAAAGCGATCGATACTTCTATGCAACTGTCTAAATTAGGTGGTGGTGTAGCACTTAATTTAAGTAAGATTAGAGCTAAAGGTGAAGCGATTAAAGACATTGATAACTCTACTAAAGGTGTAGTAGGTGTTATGAAGCTTTTAGATAATGCATTCAGATATGCAGATCAGATGGGTTAAATTGGCCCCTTTCGTCAGTAATGGCGTTTGAAAAACCTCTTTAATTCATGGGAACTCCTTCTTGACGATCGGGGTACAAAAGTCAAAGGAGGACAATCATGAGCGAAGCAAGACAACCGCATAACAAATTAGAAGTTGATGAAGATTTTATTCGTAAGCATTACCACTCTATGACTGCAAAAGAAATCGGCAATAGTTTGGGTGTATCTAGAGAGACAATTAACCATAGAGTAATAGCTATGGGCTTAAGGAAAACTCAGTTGCCGTATATTCCTGAGGAAGGAGAGATTTGCAAACCCCTTAAAGAATATGCAGGGTATGGAATTACTAATAAAAGTCGAGTGGTTAAACTAAAAAATAATACAGTTCTTAAGACAAAAATAGATGCAAAAGGTTACGTCAAAGCTACGATGTTTGTAGACGGTGTTCGCAAAGAAAAAAGAGTGCATAGGCTAGTGGCAGAATACTTCATTGATAACCCTGGTAATTTGCCCGTTGTAAACCATTTAGATGGTAATAAAGCTAATCCAGATATATCTAACTTGGAATGGGTAACTGTAAAGGGAAATGCTGAACATGCATCTAAGCACGGTTTGCTTAGAAAAGGAGAAGACAGTCCTAATGCAAAAATAACAAATGCACAAGCAAAAGAGATACTGCACCAATATAAACAGGGTGTTCCTATTAAAGAACTGAAAAAATTACATACATATGCTAGCGAATCAATCATCACAAAAATTTGTTATAGACACAGGTGGAAACACTTGGATCAAACGTCTTGAACGTGCAACGACTAGCCGAAAGGCGTAGGCTGCAAGCGATTGGCAGTCGAAACAGGAGGCATCCTTAATAGGATGAAGATATAGTCTAATCTTCGTGGTAACACGGAGCAGTCAATTGACGGGGTATGAATAGCGAACATACCTGAATAGTCTGCAAAGACAAGGGAGCGGAGCTGCTTATCTGACGGTATTTCATCCAGATATCAACGAGTTTTTAGATGTAAAAAAAATATCAGCAGATGAAGATGTAAGAGCTAAAACGTTATCCATTGGAGTAGTTGTTCCTGACAAATTTATCGAGCTTGCTAGAGAAGATAAAGATTACTATATGTTCTATCCTCATTCAGTCTATAAAGAATATGGACAACACTTAGACGAGATGAACATCAATGAAATGTACGATGAATTAGTTAATAATCCAAATGTAAGAAAAGCTAAAGGAAGTGCTCGTAAACTTCTTGAGAAGCTGGCCATTCTTAGATATGAATCAGGCTATCCATATATCATGTTCCAGGATAATGTGAATGCCGATCATGCTAATAATCATATATCAAACGTCAAGTTCTCGAATTTATGTGTGACTGGTGACACTTTGTTACTCACTGATAACGGTTATGAAACGGCTGAAGAGTTGTTCAAGTCTCAGAAAGAATTGAAGGTCGTAATCGATAACAGAACAAAGGATTTTAGCCTCGCAGAAAAAGGCACTTCTTTAGTAACAGCAATTCCAATGCAATTAACGAAAAAGGACGCCGAAGTTTATAAATTACAAACAAAGCAAGGATATGAAATTAAAGCAACAGAATGGCACAAATTTTATGTTAAAAGGGATGGAGAGGTTAAGAAGGTTCAATTAAACGAAATCAACATCGGTGATAAAGTGCTTGTTCAATCAGGAGAAGGAAGATACGGCTCAATCAATGATCCAGACCTAGCGTATGTGATGGGGCTTATTGCAGGAGATGGAACAATTACAGATAAAACAGCTAAGATTTATCTGTATGATAATAAAAAAGTATTGGAAAAATCAGTTGAAGAAGCTGTGCATCGTGTGATCAAAAAACATAGAATCAACAGGGCTTATCAACATAATACTTCATTTACTCCTAGTTTCAATGCTGCTAATCCCGAAAAACAAGATTTGCTTTATATGAGCAGTACTGTACTGTTTGATATTTTAAACAAATTCGGTATGACGAAAGAAACTAAAACAAGAGTTCCTCAAATGATTTTTAATGCTGACAGAGATACTCAAGCTTCTTATTTGTCAGGAGTTTATCAAACGGATGGAACAGTCAATGCTAATCATAAGGCAAAGGCCTTAACTGTCGAATTAACTTCCATTGAAGAGGAATTTTTAAAGGATATTCAAAAATTGTTGCTTAATATGGGCGTCTACACAACCATTTACTCTAATTTAAAGCGAGGCCAGGAGCTTCTACCTGACGGGAATGGAGGGCATAAGCTTTACAATGTAAAACCTACATATAAATTAAGTATCCAAGATAGAGTTTCTAGAGAAAAATTCATGAGTATTGTCCAAATGAAAGAGTATGACATTTATAAGTTTAATTTATTGACAGAGACTCTTTCGGATAAGTCAAGAAAACCTAAGCATGATTTTACAGCAGAAGTAATCTCTATTGACTTTTTCGGGATTGAAGATGTTTATGATACTACTCAAAAAGACTATAGTTCATTAATCTTCAATGGAATTGTAACGGGAAATTGTTCTGAAGTATTACAGGCATCTGAAGTTTCGACTTATACAGACTACGATCAAGAAGATGAAATCGGCCTCGATATTTCATGTAACTTAGGCTCAATGAACATCTTAAATGTTATGAATAACCAATCAATCGAGAAGACAGTTAGAACAGCAGTAGACGCTCTTACAAGGATTTCTGATGCTACTAACATTGTTAATGCTCCAGCAGTTAATAAAGCAAATAAAACAATGAAATCAATTGGTTTAGGTCAGATGAATTTACATGGGTATCTAGCTCAAAACGGTATTCCTTATGAATCAGAAGCAGCAATTGATTTTGCTAATACATATTTTATGTTGGTCAATTTTTACTCTCTGAAGCGTTCAATGGAAATTGCAATAGAAACAGGTGAAACGTATTACATGTTTGAAGGATCTACATACAAATCAGGAAGCTTTTTTGATAAGTATTTAAGCATTGATTATTCACCGAAGCTTGAGAAGGTAGCCAAACTGTTTAAGGAGCAGCATATCCCATCAATTGAAGATTGGAAACAATTAAAGAGTGATGTACAGAAATATGGGCTTTATCACAGTTACAGACAAGCTGTAGCACCTACTGGAAGCATTTCATATGTACAGTCATCTACCGCAGGCGTAATGCCTATCATGGAAAGAATTGAGGAAAGAACCTATGGAAACAGTAAGACTTATTATCCTATGCCAGGACTGTCTCCGAACAATTGGTTCTTATATAAAGAAGCATATGACATGGATATGTTCAAAGTTATTGATTTAATTTCAACCATTCAAACTCATGTTGACCAAGGCATCTCGTTTACTTTGTTCCTCAAAGACACTATGACAACACGAGATTTGAATAGAATTGATCTATATGCACATCACAAAGGAATCAAGACACTTTACTATGCACGGACTAAGGATACAACACAAGAGGGTTGCCTTAGTTGCGTAGTGTAGGAGGTCAAATTCTATAAAAAACAAATATGAAATCAGAGGCGACACTACATCCATATTTATTGAAAGTGAAAAGTATGGATTGATAGAAACAATAATAGCTACAGAAGATTTGCCAAAAGCCCAAGAAATTGAAGGTTGGTGGTGTGTTAGTTGGGATTCTTGCATTAAAAACTTCTATGTGAGAGGAAACAAAAAAGTGAAAGATGGAGTTTGGAAAAAGGTTAGGCTTCACAGATGGTTGCTGGGAGTGACTGATCCAAAAACGCAAGTTGACCATATGTTAAGAGATACTTTAGATAATTGTCGATGGGCTTTACGCATTGTATCCGCATCTGAAAACAGTCAAAACAGAAGAGTTCCTTCAAACAACACTAGCGGCCATAGGGGTGTCTATTGGAATAGCAATAGGCAAATGTGGGAAGCGAGGATAGACGCAAATCGAAAAACGATATACTTAGGTTATTTCAGCAACAAATCCGATGCTGCTAGAGTAAGAAAAGAAGCAGAGGAAAAGTATTGGATTATTTAGGAGGAACAAAATTGGCAAATTACACTGCTGCAGATTGGTCAAAGCACGAGGATGAATTCACACAAATGTTTTACAACCAGAACACTAAACAATTCTGGCTACCTGAGGAGATCTCATTACAAGGAGATTTGTTAGCTTGGAGAATGCTTACTAGCAATGAACAAGATACATACATGAAAGTACTTGCAGGTTTGGACTTATTAGATACGGAACAAGGTAACACTGGTATGCCTTCTATTTCAGAACATGTAGAAGGTCATCAAAGAAAAGCAGTTTTAAGTTTTATGGGCATGATGGAGAACGCAGTACATGCAAAGTCATATTCTAATATTTTCTTAACTTTGGCACCGACAGAAAAAATTAGAGAAGTGTTCGAGTGGGTTAAGAATAACAAATATCTACAGAAGAAAGCCCGCATCATTGTCGATATCTACAGCAACATTAAAAAGAACGATGACATATCCCTTTTCAAAGCGATGGTGGCTTCTGTATACCTGGAGAGCTTCTTGTTCTATAGTGGATTCTATTACCCTCTCTATTTTTATGGACAAGGTAAACTTATGAATTCAGGGGAAATCATTAACCTCATTATCAGAGATGAAGCAATTCATGGAGCATACATCGGTATGCTTGCACAAGAAATTTACAACAAACAAGATGAGGCAGCTCAGAAAGAACTGTATAATTTTGCCGAAGATTTATTACAAGAGTTATATACCAACGAAGTTGAGTACACTTCTGATGTTTATGATTCAGTAGGGTTATCTGGAGATGTGAAAAAATTTATAAGTTATAACGCAAATAAAGCCTTAAACACTCTTGGATTTGATGGAATGTTTGAAGAGGAAGATATTAACCCGATTGTATTGAATGGGTTGAATACTAAGACTAAATCGTTCGACTTCTTCAGTCAAAAAGGGAATGGATATAAGAAAGCAACTGTTGAAGCACTTAAAGATGAGGACTTTTATTTTCTTGGCAGTCAGTAAGGTGGGGAAGAATGAAGTTTAAAAGGGATCAAGTGATAAAGTGTGCTAACGAAGCTAATAAACTATATACGGTAATAGGATACAATGCTGGAGGCAATATCATTTTAATTCCTCATGGTTCCGAAAAAAGCGAGAAGAACGAGTGGTTAAACATTCGGACATTTGGCTATATGTCCAAAATAACAATTAGCATATTGTATATGAAATGGTAATTTTATCGCAATAGCAAAGGAGAGAAAAATGAATATGTATAATATGAGAGTAAGGGATCTTCTAAATAATGTTACAACAGGCACTAAAGTCAAAATTGAAAATGGTGTATTCGATAACCAGTATTTTGAAGGTACAGTTAAAGATTATCTTTCAAGTGACATAGCCCAAAGCGAAAGAGATTTAAAAGTATTCTGTGTAAGAGTTTTTAATGACACATTGATAATTCAAGCAGTTAATTATAGCTAATGAGCAAATGGCGAATCGATTATTTAATTAATGAGAATATCGATTACTTAGCAAAAAATTTGTTTGGTGCTGATGCGATAATGAGTATCTTAAAGATAGACGCAAGGACAGCGTTTGATAGGCTTTTTTATTTAGTTTCTCAGAATATGCTTAATGCATACTTAGTGTGGATGAAAGATGGGGCTCAAATTAATTCAATTACGTTTAAAGAAGGTAAATTTGATTTAAATGATTTTGGAGGGGAAGAACATCCGCCCTTGGATGAACTCTATGTAAAGTTTAAAATCAGTAAAGAATATAAGGAATTCAGAGATGAGTGGGAAAACGCAAAAAGATTCAAAATAAGAAAAGAAAAATAACAAATAGTGCAAAGGAGAAATGCTACATAATGAAAATTAAAATCAAATATCTAGACGAGACACAAACAAGAATCAGTAAAATTGAGAAAGGAGATTGGATTGATCTTCGTGCAGCAGAAGATGTCGTAATGAGCAAAGACGAGTTCAAACTTATTCCTTTAGGAGTAGCGATGGAGCTACCAGAAGGATATGAAGCACACGTTGTCCCAAGGGGAAGCACTTTTAAACACTTTGGGATCATTCAAACAAACTCTAAAGGAGTCATTGATGAATCATTCAAAGGAGACAATGATTTCTGGTTCTTCCCAGCTTACGCTCTGCGACACGCAGAAATTAAGAAAGGTGAGCGTATCTGTCAATTTAGAATCATTGAGAAAATGCCAGAGGTTGAATTAATTGAAGTAGATCATCTAGGTAACGCTGATCGTGGAGGACATGGATCAACGGGTACTAAGTAAGAATGACACTTGGCTGTTTGCATGGTGTGATTTCTAACGATTTTATACTATGGAGTATCACAGCCAAGTGATTTAATTAGTTTGGCACTACAACGGAATTAATATCCACAAAGTTAGGATGAAGTTCGTCCTTTGTGTATCCTGAGAACTCTCTATTTCGGATGTCGTATCCTTGAATGTCTAGAGGCTCCCCGAAATTATTCAAACCAGAAAGGCCAATTGTTCCTGCTTCTGTGTAAAAAATAACTTTGACAGGATCGCTCTCAGAGAAAAGAGAGACAAATTTTTGAGTGAGTCCTTTTAAGCCTTTAGCATCGCCTTTTGTTATTTTATCTATTTCAGTAACAATTTCACTGAATGAGTTTAAAGCGCCAGTGCTTTTTGACGAAAGGTCATCATAAACATGAAGAATTTTCTTTTCAGTTTCATAAAGGTAATTAAAACGACTTTTTTCATGGAAGCCTGCTTCGTAGATATAGCCTTCAATAGCATTTTCAGTATGAGTTCTAGTAACTTTCAATTCTGCTGCCACCTTTTCTATGAATTTTAACAATAATTAGATTATACCAAATGAACTGAATTAAAGGTAATGATATCCATCGGCACAGCAGGATTTCCAATAAAAGAAGACTTTTAATGTAAATAAGAAAGGAGTGAAGGAGTTTGACTGAAAGTTTAACTAAAGAGGAATATCAATCTTTGCTGGAATATGAGCGGTATTGTTATGACACTATGAACCATCCTATAGTTTCACCTAGAATTTTTTCAATTTTACTTAGAGCGTATCCGAAGGAGTTCATAAATGATAAACAGAATCTCAAAAATTGAATCAATGGAAGCTGCAGGAACATCGACACTGGTCACACGTGAAGAAAAACAAAGCAAGAAAAACTTTAAAAGAGATATAAAAAAGCGAAGACGTACCATCGAAAAACGAATGGCAGAGTCGGTGGTAAATGAATATAAAAAGGAAGAGTTTTAATGACAAATAAATTAGAGGAGCTTGTGAAATTAGAGAATAGATTTATCTGTATCTTCATATCTATAGCAGCATTGTTTGTACTACTGCCTTGTTTTGGGGTTGTTCATTACGCTCTAACAATACCTTCGGCGGTTATCCTACTAAGTCTTGCAGTAGATTTCGCTCTAAAGCAATATATAAGGAAAAGAGTGAAAAACTTTGATAAAAGTTGATGCGATATATAATTCATTAGCGAAAATTGAAAAACAGATGAAAGTATATGAACTTATGGATGATTCTGAGATGAAAATGAAAACATTGGATAACATGATTAAAGAGTTTGATTTGATTGGAGATGCAGCGTTAGAGGGAATTAAAGGTGCTACCACTTTACTGAAGAAAATAGGTAGTGCAGATATTGAAAATAGGATAGGAGAATTAATAGAAAATAAAAGCCAAGAAAATATTATTTCTTAGCTTGATCTTTCTTACACTTAATTATAAATTTTTTAATTGGTTTATCAGGATCAATTGGTAAGCGTTGAGGGTGTAGAGGGACACTTTTATCAGTATTGAAACTTTTTAATTTATCAGAAGGATACGCTTGAAGTAAAATCTCAATTTTTTTGAGATTATCTTTATTGCCAATACCCTTTCCGTATGCACAAATTATTTTTGGTTTTACATCTGTGTTGCTAATAATATTTTCTATTTTATTTAAATTTTTATCTAAAATATCTTTGTATTCCTTCTTTTCATCCAGTTCTTTGTTTTTCATTTCATTATCGAAAATTGAAAGTTTTCTAGAATCTGTTACATAAAAAGGAAAAACATTTATGAAAGTTATTTTTGAAACGTTAATGTATTTCGTGTTGTACAAGTCATTGATAACTTTATTTATTGTTCTGTCCGAGTTCTTTTCGGTGGCTCGACTAGGGTTTTTTAGTAGGACAATTATTTCTTCTGGGGCTCTTTGTTTGTGTGATTGATAATCTAATTGATTGAACTCAACTACAAGACTAAATCTTGCTTTTACAGGTTCATTGTTAAAATTTAAATCTGTGTATATGCAATCGCAATCTATTTTGCTTACACAACTAGGATAATTAATTTGCTTTACATTTTTGTCCTGCACTATATCTTCATCCCTTCAAGTTTCATAAACATTATTATATCCTAAGGAGTGATACATTGGAAAAGAATTACTTAAATTTATTACAAAAAATTTATACATACGGTCATGATACAGTAGACAGAACGGAAACGGGCATGAGAAGCCTTTTCGGAGAGTCAATGGAGTTTAACTTGTCTGAAGGATTTCCATTGGTCACAACTAAGAAAATGTTTACTAGAGGCGTCTTTGGAGAGCTGTTATGGTTTTTAAGCGGCTCAACATCCAATACAGAATTAGAAGAAAAGTACAACATTAAGTTTTGGAAAGAATGGGCGAATGAAGCTGGACAGCTGCCAAACATTTACGGCAAACAATGGACTAGATGGGAAGACGGCAGAGGGAACATTTTTAATCAGATTAAGTATGTGATTGACCAAATTAAAAACAATCCCACAAGCAGACGTATTTTATTTACAGGATGGAACGCACCAGAGATGCAATGGAAAGATACTGCATTACCATGTTGTCACAGTACTGTTGTTCAGTTTTACGTGGAAGGTGATTATCTTCACATGTATCATTATCAACGTTCAGGAGATATGTTTCTAGGTGTTCCAGTCAACATCGCCTCATATGCAACTCTATTGACAATGATTGCTCACCAATGTGATTTAAAGCCAGGCATCATGAAACATACAATTGGAGTTGCTCATATTTATCACAATCACTTGGATCAAGTTAAAGAACAACTAACCAGATCTCCGTATCAGGCACCAAAACTAAGTGTTAAACATAAGCCTGAATCGATCTTTGATTATAGCCTAGAAGACTTTGAAGTCATTGATTATGTTCATCACCCTTTAATCAAAGGGGATGTAGCTATTTAGCTTTTTGAGAAGATATGAAAAATAAACATTGAGAACTATAGTAATAAAGTCTATAATGCTCTTGGTAACATTTCACTTTAGAGGGTTAAATTATATGGAGGGTAGAAATGAATATTAAGAGTAAAAAGGCTATTATGTCAATCATCATTTTGATAGTTATTGTTTTAACTGGATGTGGTTCTGTAAGCAGCACAGATGAGAAGTCTGAAGAAAGTAAGTCTAAACCAAGAGAAGTAAAAGTTAAGACTGTGTTAATGAGTGATATGCTGACCAAACATAAAGTATGGCTAAGAACTAGTTCGAACCCTGGAAGATCGAGTATCGTGCAAACCATCATTGTGATCAAGGGGGATAAATTAATACGATACTTTCCAGACCAGCGACAGAATAATATTACAATAGAGCATTTAATAAATCTCACTGATGAAGAAATCATTAATTTATTTGAAAAAGCTGAAGGATTTAAATATGTTGGTAAATACAAATTAGGAATTATACTAGATCAATTGGGTGAAACAACTGAACGTTTGAAATTAACAGTTAATCAAAAAACAATAACTAGAACTGAGCATTTAAGTGCATTTGGTTATGGTGAGATGAATAAAGAAAAGTACATTAATGATGTTAAGTCGGGTAAGAAAAAGATATACACTGATTCACAATTAGCTAATTCCGATATAATTAAACACGAAATCAAAGGTGATTACAGTGTAACAACCAACCCAGCAAATGATGAATATTCAATAAATATATTTGATTCTTTTATCAAACGAACAATCTTCGATACAACATTTATAGGAGTGGCTGTAGGGACGAAAACAGTTTTAATTACACGTACAGATGAACCTGAACTTAACATCAACTTAGATACACCAGATAAAAAAGGGAAAAAGGTTATAATTGGAGGTATCACGAAGTAGGGGAACGCTAAGATGCGTTCTTTTTCTTATTTTAAAAATACAAATAACATATAATTTATATTGACTAAAGTATAAATAACATATATTATAAAGATAAGCCAAAACGGTTTATCTTTTTTTATTTAAAAAGGGGGATGATTAAATGTGCAAGGCAACCAATTACATAAGAGAAATTGAAGCGAAAGCGATTGAACTAAATGAAATCAAGGAAAAAATCGATAAGGACATTGAATTCTATAGAAAAGAAGTTAGTAGAATGGATAAAGAACTTAGTAAGTTTTATCATGACTTAGAAGTAGCAGTTTTCAATGCATGTGAAGGATGGAGTCTTTCTAAAAGAGGACAAGCAATTCTTATTGAAAGAAGAAAGGTAAAATCCGAATATGAGAAGCTTTGTATGATCAGAGATATGCTTGGAAAGTCTTTATTGAGTATTGATAATGAAGCAATTAAAACAATTGAAAATGCCAAACGACGTATTAATAAAACAAATAACAAACTGATCCAGTGGAAATCGGAATCTAAGAAGAACCATTTAAAAGCAATTTAAACTACATAAAATCTGAATTTTACTGAGAATAATAAGGAGGAAGAAAATGAAAAAAAACGATTTAATTATTGATAGAGCAAAGCTTCTTTCATTGTTAGATAAGTTCATTGATCGTGAAGAAAGATATTTGCAAGATGCTGTGAAAAGACAAGACAGCGAAGATAGAAATCTTTTTAAACATGGAAAAAACGTAGTTGAAGAATTAAAAAATATGGTTGAAAACTTTAAGTAAAAGGAGAGATGCATAATGACTTTTAAAAGAACATGGGTTGTAGAAAGACATGATCAATACACTATTGAACTTGACGAAAATGTTTTAAATGAAGAATGGATGCAGAATTTCAGAGAAACATTCTATGACTTCACTACATTAACAGAACATGCTGAACATATTGCGAGGACTAGATCAATATTAGGCTCTGCTTTTATTGATGGATACGGAGTACCATTGGAAAATGGCCAAGCTCCAAGCTGGGCGAACAAAGAAGATATTAATGAGGCAATTAATATTATCGATGGGAATGCGAGTCTAACTGTAAATTCTTATTAAAATAACGAAAAGGAGATTGGATTAAATGAACAAGAGATTTTGGCTTAAAAAAGCAATTCAAGCGACCTTATCCCAAAATAAAAGCGACGTAGAGAAAGCAGAAGAGATCGTAGATCTGTTTGGTGAATCTAATGTATCAACGACTAAATGATTTAGAGAAAAGCAAATACAAACTTAAATCGAACATCCTAGAGAAAAAAAGAGACCTGCTCCATATTAAAACTAATCAAAACCCATTAGCATTGGAGCGTCTCTTTGAATTAAGTGAAGCATTGCAGTTGACAGAGGACGCTGAGTGGATAAGCTCAGCTATGGCCATGAAAGCTGTAAGGATCAATAAAGAGTTCCTGAAGCTATTTGATTTCAAAGGTGATACAAGAGCGTACATAAACAAAGAAGAGTTTAATAGACTTCATGAAGAGTTTATCAAAATAAAATTTGAGCAGAACAACATTTAGCTGTTAATTTATTGCCAATCAACTCTATACTAGTTATGTAGGAAACTATGGAGGTTGATACTGTGAATGGAAGAGAGCAGGCAGAAAAGAAAATTATTGAGTTCTTAAATTCTGATGAAAGGGTTGCGATTGTTACAGGTACTCATATGCATCAAAAGTTAGACTTGGTTATAAATGTGCTTTGTGATCACTTATTTAGAGAGAATATTCTTTTTAGAACCTATACATTAGAAAACGCATCAAGATTTTTGAAAGCATCAGCAAAACTTAAAACAGGTGTAGCTTATCGTGGTGGCGCTAATAACATTTATATAGACACCTTAAAAGAAAGAACATGGGGTAAGCATGGTGAGCCAATTCATACTGCGGTTGTATATCCACTTAAACCTATGAGTTCTGAAAAACTAAGAACAGAAGCTATATCTAACTTACTCGATCGTGTGAAAGTTAAAAAACTAATTTTGGTAAGTAATCAAGATACACTTGATCTCACTTGGGCTACATCAATTAACACTAAGATCGTTTATGACTCTCTAGAAGATGATCCAGAATATCATCAAAGGGTAATAGATGATATTGCTAGTAAAGGGTTTAAACGACTATAGGGGCTTATGCCCCTTAGTAAAAATGCAAAGGAGATGAAATATGAGCTACATCAGGTATGAAGAATTCTTAAAAAATGTGGTTATGGAGTTAGTAAACAGCAGTCAAATTATTTTTAACGAGATTGATACAGAAGATGCATTAAGAGTTGATGGGCAATTTAAAAATGAATTAAAACGTTGATTTTATTGAAAGGAGATGTGGCTTGTGTACACAGAAGTTAGAGGTTTTAATCAAGTGATTACATTTACAAAGCGAAGTTTAGACAAGGGGCAGACTGTTAAGGTTACACCGTTGGGTAATGACTGTTATCGAATTGAAATGACTCCATAAGGAAGATGTTAATAAAATATAAATTACATATATTTAAGAGGTGCTTAATGATTAAAACATTAAAGTCAAAAATTAAAAGAGAAGAGGAACTCCCAAAAGAGTATGTTAAAGGATTCTATTCAGGAGCATTCTACTCAAATTTAATATTGTTGCCGGCGTTTCTTATTATAGTCACGATGTTGCTTATTAAATAATGAATAACAAATATACAAAGGGTGAAATATTTGAAGAATATTTATTCATGGTATGAGGTGGACTTCAATAGAAGCGCCTCAAAAAACATTCAGAATGCGTTTGAAGAATGGCTTAATTTAATTAAAGATGAACTCCATAAATATTTTCAGGTCAGTCACTCTGAAACATTACAAGAAATGTTAGATAAAAGTAGCAACGACAGTTATTTTGTTGAATGGTTTAATGAAATCGGTTTGCCAACTCTCCAACAACTAAATATTGAAAGAGTTTCAGAAGAAGATAGATTTGTTAGCTTGATTGAATTTGATAAATTTCTAATCGAAAATGAACATGAATGGGAAGAAGAACATAAGGAAATGAGAGGAACTTTGATTTCAGCAATTAAGGACATGCCAGAAACAATGAGGATGCTATATTAATGGACAGAAAAATTTTAGAGGCATTAATTCAAATCTATCAAAATGACTTTATGTGTGGCTATCAAGGAGATAACAAAGATAAACTAAGAGTTGTTTTCCTTGAGTTAATCGTACATACAACAAGATATGTTAATGATTTTCGTTATTGCTACAAAGAGGGTTGTCCTTGTAGCCCTGAGCATGATCTTACAAAAATGATTGATACCCATCATGAGGATATTTTCACGAAACTAATCGGCGATTATGCTCTGTGTGACTATCCATCTAAGAAACTCAAAAAGTTTCTGTGCCAATTTAAAACAAAGGAGTCACATGATGAAAAAGAGACTGAGGAAGAAGCTTAGGAAAATTGAGCAATTAAGACGGGCTGAAGAATGGATAAATGATTTGAGAACTAGGAGTCAAAATAAGATCAACTTTCTGTTAAAGCAAGGGGAATCATTTGCAAATGACATTTTAAAAATTGTGCTTGATGAGGGAGCATGCTCAGAAAGTGACGTAGACTTTGAAAGCTTTCATTCCTTACATGGAGCTATGCATAACTATGCTTCAGAATCAAACAGACTAATTGAACATTTTAGCAATGACGAATTTCTTGGAACAGTGGCTTATTATTTAATCGATGATAAGACTCTTAAAGTGAGAGAGTTGCAGGACATGGGTACAATATCTTATTTTGAAAAAGCCTCTGCAGATGAGGTGAAAGAGGATATGCTTATACCATTTCACGAGTTAATTGAATATTTGAACTGTATTAAAAATGACAATAGAATCTATTTGTTTTGAGGTGATTTAATGAAAGGATTACATGTTGAAGGAACATTCTTTAAAGAAGATGGATCGCAGTTTACATATGATGAGTTTATAAAATTAATTGAATCAAAAGGAATTGAGTTTTATGGGAGTACATGTATTCAGGATGATGAAGGCAACTATTTAAGTGATTCTGGTGTTGTCATTACAGACCAAGTGAATAAACAGAAAATGAGGGAAATCGAGAAAGATATGGGATGGTCATAGCAAATTTATAGAATTAATATTTAAAACAATACGGTAAAGGGGAGTTTGAATTGAAAAACTTGAAATTAGCAATATCACAATTAACAGATAATGTTTACATCATTGGCAGTAATCCAGAAAACAAAGCTGACGTCACTAATGATTTTCTACATACAGTTATACAAAGATGGAACGGATACGAAGAAACAATTACAGTGTCAAATGGTAAAAAATATAAAGTTAGTGTCAATGAGATTAAATAATATGACTGTTATTTGCACAGATGGGACAAAATTCGTTGGCAGATTCAAACCAGGTCAAACATGGATCAAGGGGCGATTTAAAAGAACGCTTGTAGATGTTTCTAATGACAGAGTTAGATATAGCTTAGTTAATAAAAAAGAACGTGAAACTTCTTTAGATTGCTTTGTTGAGTGGGTTTTCAGTGGAGCTAAACTAGATGTAGGCAAAAGGACTATTCCTTGCTCTAATTGTGAAAGAGATTTAGAAATCAAGCAGCATATTAACAAATGTGAGTGTGGACTGAGAGTAAAAGTTCTTCATTAAAATACAAATAAGATGAATTAAGGAGATTAATTAATGACTGACCAAGAAAGAGTTATCAATGATGTACTTGCTTTCACAGAAAGAAATGAAGAAGAACAAATGTTTAATAACGTTAAATCTTACATCAATAAAATCAAGCGACAGCGTGACGCATTAAAAGCTGAATTAAAAAAGTATGAGTCCGATGAGAAGATCACAGAACTTAAAAATGAAATTGATGATTTAAAAGCTAATAGCCTATTTATTTTTAGTGAAAATGAGAAGAAAGAGGAAATCCAATTTAAGAAAGAGCATCGTAAATGTGATGCAAACATTTACTACTATTTTGAAGGAACTGAGTTCGGGGTAGCTGTTGGATTAAAATGCAGCGAATGTGGTTTTATTAAAGACATTACAGATTATTCTAGGTGGTGATTTAATGATTGTAACAGCTTGGGTTTTGTTAATTGCATTTGGTCTAGTTGTGCTAGGTGATTGGGATTCAGAAGGCACTATGAAGTTTATGGTATGGATTGGAATAGCTAAGTTTATTTCGATGATTATTGTAGCAGCCGCTGCTGGAGTAATTTGGGGAGGATTGTTTCAATGAAACAAAGCACAATGATTTTTTCAGATACACAAGAAAAGGCAAATAGAAAATTAAAGGAACTTACACAGAATATCCATGAAGAAATTCTTATTCAAAGAGACGATTACGTAGAAACGACCAAACAATCAATTCGTGCAAAGTGGTTTGGGCAGTATGCTAGAGGATTCAGATACAACGAAGTATTTGTTGAAAGCTCTTTATACAGTAACAAAGAAGATATGGAACAAATTATTATGAATCTGGTTCCGCCATATGATCAGAGATGGGACAAAAGCTATAATCGCTCTAATCACATTAGTTATTTCTAAATAAAATCGGTCTTTTAACCAGAAAATATAGCATGAAAAAGGGGAGAATTAATGACTAAAATTATCGATCAAAAAAGAAAAACAGGAGATTGCGGAGAGTTCTTGGTTTTGTATGATTTGACGAAGAAAGGGTTCGAATTGTTTTCACCAATGAACAATGGAAGCCTAATTGATATTGTAGCAATTAAAGATGGTCAATCTTTCAAAATCCAAGTAAAAGCGTCCTGTAAGATTAACAACGAAAAATTAGAGTTTGATATTAGAAGGTCAAACAGCGTTTATTCTGAGAATAGTTTCGATGTGTTAGCTTTGGTGGACGTAGTGAATAATAAAGTTGCGTATATGAAATGGTCTGATATGTTTGATCGCAGCACTATAAAAATGAGAACGAATGGTTACGATAAGGTTGGAGAAGCACCAGGCAACTATTTTGATGATTATCTTAGTTTTCCATATGAAATACATAATGAGTTAGCCGTATTAAATTAATACATATACATAAGAAATATTTGAATATTAAACAATGAAAGGAGAAATTACATATGACTATTAGAATTCCGTTTGAACAGGATGCATTAAAACAAGCGTACCTATCTCAAGTTGGCGGTAGAATTTCTTTTGAAAAGGGCAAAACTCCAGTGTTTTCATTTAATAGTGAAGAAGATTATAAGAGATATACGCAACTTATTCTTGGAGGAGGTGATGAATCATAACAGTTGGATCATTGACAATTGATGTAGGAGGTATGTTTGCCGAGAAATCAACAGCGCTCCAACGTCATGGAAAACGATATATGTTAGCTGGAAAGAAAGTGGTGTTTCTGAAACCGTCAATAGATAACAGATACTCAGAAGACTTTATTGTGACACACGATGGCAAGAAAGTTGAGGCAATAAACATACAAATAACAAATGAAAACAAGGTTGGTATACCCCTAGATTTGTTTGAAGCTGATGTTGTATGTATTGATGAAGTTCAATTTTTCCCAAATCAAATGATCACTCACATTGAGAAACTAATTGAACAAGGGAAGAAAGTGTTTGTTGCAGGATTAGACATGGACAGGTATGGTAAGCCATTTGGAATTGTACCGTACTTAATGGCCAAAGCAGATCATGTGACTAAACATCATGCAGTCTGCGTGTTCTGTGGCGAGAATGCATGGGTATCACTTGAAGTTTCTAATGACTCAGATACACAAGTTAAAGTTGGTAACGATTATAAGCCAGCATGTAGACAATGCGCTTATGAAAGGGGAGTTAAATAATAGAAGAAAATAGTTTGGTTGAGCTGCACAACAAAATGAAAAAACAAATGAAATCAATTGAAGAAGCGATACATAACAATGACTTTTCAAAGGTAAATCGATTAGGTATCAGTCTTAGCAATAATAATGAAGAATTAATGCAAGAAGCAAGAGACTTGTCTAACAATGAAAAAGGGAGATACGTAAATACATATGCTTAACTTACATAATTTAAAAGGCGCTTATCAATTAAAAAATCAAGGAGGTGATTTTGCTTATTTTTATAATGAGAAATCAAATAACTTGATTGTAATCAATAACATTGATGATGAAGAAATTAGAGATGTTACAGACGGGACATCACAGGATGCTTATATGTACTTAACAAATAAGCTTAACATTGAAACGAATTTAACTGTCATTTGGTATAAAACTGAATTTGATTCAAGTGACTATATTCTAATTGAAGGAGTCAATGGTAAAGACTTGTACCACTTAGACTTGATTGAGTTGGAAAACACTGTTTTAGATGATTACAAGTTTGATAAGAAGTATGTGAAGCTAATCAATGGAGAAGCAATCGAATTAAAATTTTAAACCCCTGTCTAATGACAAGGGTAATCATCAAGAAGCTTTGAAGTTTTTTATTAAAGTATTCACTTCTTCAACTAAATCTGGGTATTGGTTGTTATCAACGAATGAGTATTCAACTTCATTAGTTTTAGCGTTTGCTTTAAAAACAAGTTCAACGTTTTTAGATTCGGTTTCATTATAAACAACATAATGCTTTTCAAATAAATGATTATTCGACATGTCTACATGAAATTTAACTGTGAATCCATTGGATTTTAGATATTCAGTTAGTTCGTTGTGTTGGTTGATGAGTTCAGTCAATTGGAACACTCTCCTAGATATTGATAATCATAGAATACCTCACTTCTACACTTAAAGAAAGGATTGGTTTATTGAGTACGAACTTAGGAAAGGTTTTTGAAGCAAATATACAACAATCAGCAAAGGATCAAGGTTTATTCTTTTACCGAATTAAAGATGTCAATCCGATGGCCATAAAGCGGAACTTTGGAGTGTCGAAAAATAAATACGACTGCATTCTATTCGCTAAGGGTGTTTTGTTTCCTTTAGAATTAAAATCAACTAAAAGCAAGTTTATTTCGTTCTCAGAAAGCATCATTAAAGCACAGCAGATAAAACATTTAGAAGCTGCTTCTAAATATGAAGGAGTCTTACCTGGTTTTCTTTTTAACTTTAGAGAACCTGAGAACAGAGTGTTCTTTGTTCATATAGAAGACTTTCTTAAATATAAAAATATCGCTGAGAATCAATTAGAACATACATACATAAGCAAGGTAAATAAGTCCAGCATACCTATTGGGATCTGTGAAGAAATCGGAATAGAGGTAAGGTGGATGAAGAAGAAAGTCAATTATACATATTACATAAATAAGATGTGCGATAGCTTGATTAGGAATAATCAGTTATTGGACAATCTTTCTCCTTCATATATTGACGACAAGTCATTTGTGGAGGTGCAGACACCATGAGCAAGAAAAGAGAATGTATTGAAAATTATAAGATTGTAACAGAAGTCTCTTCCGATGTTGAAGAGTTTGTTGAAGAAATAAAGAGATCGGAAGAATTCTTTAATTTATTCGAGAATTTTATGTACAAGTATAATCTTGTATGAATTTAGAGATCGGGTGTATTATTAATTGTGCACCCGACCTCAATCATAAAAGCAAGATATGAGGTGATTGAATGCTAATATTAAAAAAAGATGAAAGGTTGTCGTCTGAAGAAATTATGAACCTTATTGGGAAAATCAATGGTCTTATTTACGTTAGGGTATCTACTGCAGATCAAGCAGAAAAAGGCTATTCCATTGAATCCCAGATTGAAATGTGTAAAGACAGAGCAATTAAGAAATTTGGCTACAAGGAAAATGAGCTTATTGTTTTGGTTGAACCTGGCGGTATGGGAGATGACCCAAACAGACCTGCATTGAATCATGCACTGCATCTTCTTGAAAAAGGACTTGGAAAGAAAATTTTTGTTCTTCATCCAGATAGATTAACAAGGGATAACACATTGCAAGGCATTGTCTCTAGAAAGATTTGGAGTATGGGTGTTGATATTGAATTCATTGAATTCGAAGTAGACCCAACAAATCCAGAATCAATGCTTATGTATAACATCCAAGGTTCAATCGCCCAATATAACAAAGCTAAAATCTTAGCAAATTCTAAAAGAGGAAGAACGGCTAAAGCGAAAAAAGGGGAATTTCCTTCCTTTAAAAGGCTATACGGCTATACTTTCAATAAAGAAACTGACAAACCTGAAATTAATGAAGAAGAAAAAGCAGTCCTTATCCAAATGAAAGACATGCTTTTATACGAAGGAATGTCTTCAAATGAAATAGCAAAGCATCTTTCAAAAATAGGTGTTCCAGCACCTGAAGGAGAAACGTGGCATCAAGCATCTGTCAGCAGAATGTTCAACAATTTGGATTACACAGGTGACTTTTACTATGGAAAGACTAAAGTTGTTCAGGTTAATGGAGAAAAAAAACAAGTTCCAAGACCTCGTGAAGAATGGATACTTATTAAAATTCCTCAGATATGGAGCCACGAAACAAGAGATATGATCCTTGAGGCATTGAAAAAAAACACAAGGAATTCTGGCAGGAAATCAAATGATTACTTATTAAAAAACATAGTTAAATGTGGACGTTGCGGAGGCTCATGTGGCTCTGGTATCACATCTAAAACCAAAAGTGGTATATATAAATATTACTCATGCAGCAATAAAAGAAGAAAATCTTATATTAACGGATTAAAAATAATTAATTGTGAAGGAAAGAACTGGCGAGTAGATATCGTTGATGAGGTTTTATGGAAATGGGTTGTAAAGCTTTTAAGAAACCCAGAGTTCTTTGTCGAAGAGTTTACAAATAAAACTGGCACTCAACAAAAAATTGAGCAAATAACAGCTTCCATTGGTGACAACGAGAAACGTCTTTCACAAGTTGAACAAGAGATAACAAACTATGTACTTCTTTTCGGGAAAGGTAAAATTGATGAAGCAATGTTTGATAACCTGACGTCATCACTTAATGAAAGAAAAGATCAACTACGTCAAGATTTAATACTTTTATCAAACACGCTTGAATCACTAAAGGAAACCTCGGATAAAAAAGGGAAGATTATGAAGTACATTAAATCAATTAACAAATTATTAGAGAGTAAAATGGAAACACGTGATAAGCGTAAAGTGATTAGCCTGCTTATAGAAAAGGTCATCTTAAATGAGGATGATACAATGCAGATTATTCTTAAAAACGATTCCTCAAAAAAAACAAAACCTCTAAATGGACTGGAAATGACAAATAAAGAAACGACTTCTAATAATCCACATAAAAACCAAGACCTTATTCAAACATATGGAGGACAAACAGCACGAATTCATTCTCATTCTTGCTGGCTACTCCAAGGAAATGGATCATTTTCTTTCTTTAAACCCCGGCCTGCAATCAAGATTTCCAATCAACATCAGCTTTCCTGA